ATATGGGACTCATCACGCCCGAAGTGTCTGCTACCTTGAAATACTTACGCCACGATTTGGATTGATTTTCTTGCTTAGCCATTGTCCTGCTCCATCAATTTTGCTGCTTTTTTTGCGGCAAAATATTTTTTTAATGTGTCAGAAATTTTTTTGGCTCGAACTGGATCGTACGGTCTTCCAAGATTGGCTAGTCTGACTTTTTCTCTGTGCTCTGCAGTCACAGTTCCTTTATAATTCTTTAACTGCTCAGGGGTTCGTTTTTTTCCTTTATTGCCTTCGGAAATCTTTCTTTTGGTTTCTTCAGAATGCTTCCAACCAACTGCGCACGCCCATTGATTGATTTTGATATTATCTAACAGACCGCCATCAATTTTTCTTTTATACTTCGAAATTAACTCGCCCTCAAGTTTTTTTGCCTCATCGTTTGTTAATCCGTCCTGAATAATTACCCTGCGTTCAACAGGAGGTAATTGGGTTCGTGTGTGCAGTCGATGTAACCGTCTGCCAGATCCTTTTCCAATGTAGTACGGTTGACCGCCTTCATTTACATATTGATACACATAGAATATGCGAGAATCGTGTTCTGCCATGATCTGTTATTTAACCCTAGTTGGTGGCCACTGCTGCCAAACGCTGGTTGGCATCTGCGGTCCTGTTTGTACCCGACGCGATGCGGCGCAGTAGCTCTATCATTTCACCCTGCTGTTCCGGCGACGATGCCCGCACAGACTCAATGACCTTGGTCATGGAATCACGGAATTCTTGTGTGACCTGTTTGAGGGCAGAATCTACATCGGTTTTTTCCGTGACCATGACTTCTTTGATGCGTTCTCCGATTTCTATGCCAATCTCTGGGCCGCCCATCTTGCTGCCCACGGTCATGGTGCCCATGTCATAGTTCGTGAGCATGCCGCTGTTCAATATTTTCTTCCAGGTTTCAGGATTGGTGATGGTTTGAGTGGCTTGATCAAAAGCACCCAGCTGACCGGCTATGTCTTTGAGAGCTGCCAGATCAGTGGTCATGGCACCCATGTTGTAGCCCTTGTATTCGTTCATGCCTGCAAAAGTTGGTCCAGTCTGCTGAGGATCATTGAGATCGATCCGGACCGGTATGGTTTTGCCGTCAGGCAAAGGAACCACGGCTTCAGGACCCGCTTCGCCTGCGATGCTGGGACCTTGTGTGATGCCACCTTTGGCCATCATGTTGCGGGCAAGATCCTGCATGGCTTCTAGAGGTTTGATCTGAGTGGCGGCCACCACATCCACTCCTCGGCTGAGAGCTTCTTGGGTGGCCTGGGCCACGGTGTTGGCCATTCTGTCAATTTCGCGTTGCGCAGATTCGCTGGTGTTGCGCGCGATATCGATCAGTTCGTCACCTTGGATCATCTTGAGCTTGGCACTAAGGGTGGCTATGGTGCTGATCAGGCGTTCAGTATCCATGCCTTGCAGCGATACTGGTATGGTTTTGCCGTCGGGCAAGGGCACAAAAGCCTCGTTCTTGCCAGCCTCGGCCGCTGTCACAGTGACACCACCTGGAGTGGCTGGTATCACACCGCCATCTCGCATGTGTATGTGCTGCGGATCACCAAAAGACTGACCCCATTTGAATCCGTACTGAGCCAAAAGACCTGAGCGTGCCAACTGCGAGGCCTGTTCGCTCTGCGTGTCGATAGCGCGTCCTTGCTGATGCAGACTGCGCCCCGGAGCTGCTTTGGGCGCTCCACCGGTGGCTTCCACTCCGGCCTGTTCTTGCGGACTGCGATAGGCAGAATTTACCCGCAGTTTCTGTCCTGGATTCAGCGCATTGTAGTCTCTGGCCATGGCCAGGAACGCCTGCTGCACCGATGGCAACAGTTTGCCAAAGTGCTCGCGACTGCCGGTATTGGATCCAAAAATCACATAGTCATCGGCGCCGGCAGGGGCACCTGGGCCTGGACCCAATGGTGCAGCAGCAGGAGCAGCAGGAGCCTGCGATGCAGCAGGTACCGTGACCTGAGGTTGGGGTCGGCGAGCATTGCGCGATCGCACCGGAGCCTGTTCCAGCGCTTGATCTGCTGCTGCGGCCTGTCGCCGGGCTTGTTGTTCGCGTGCACCACCTCTGGATCGCACCGGTGCCTGTTCTAGGGCTGCACGTTCTTCGGCCTGTTGCCTGCGGCGTGTGCGACTGCGTTCTCCGCCCCTGGTGCCAGCCACGGCTTCTGAGGGAGGCGTGATACCAAACAGCTTGTTGAGCGCATTGGCGCCACCCAGGGTAGCTTCGGCCAGCTTGATCATGGCAGCCTGTGCCGGGCCCACGCCAGCAAACACAAAACGCTCCAGCGCTTCGTTGGCCTTGATCTGCGTGGCAATCAGGGTGCCTTGTTTGTCCAAGATCTTGTCCTGGACCTTGGCACCATCGCCGGCCTGGCGTTTGCGATCTTCTTCGATCTTGGCCAGGACCTCTGCGATGTCTTTTTCGGCCAGACCACGTAGACGAAGGTCTCCGGCCAGGTCACCAAAGGTCTCGTTGTAGGTGCCAATCTGTCCCATGGTGGTGCCGAGCCGGGTCGCAGTTTCGCCGTGCGCTCGAGCCACTCGCTGCGCACCTTCTGCTGCGGCCATCTGGCCGGCGGAGATGCGCTGTGCCACACGCATGCTCTCGCCCTGGGTGCCCATGAGCGACTTCTGCGCAGCTTCGGTCTGCACATTGTTGGTGGAGATATCAGCAAAGCCTTGTGCAGCTTCTTTGTTCTGGCTCTGCAAGATCAGGTAGGTCTTTTCCAGTTCTCGTGCTTCTTTGGTGCGTCCCTGCTGCCGAAGTTCTTCCAGCTTGGCAGCAAAACGTTCCTGGCTGCGTATGGCTTCCTGGGCTGCTTCTTGCTCTTTCACGCTCATGCCCGTGAGCTTGGTCAGCGCATCCTGTTCGATGAGATATCTACGAGCGCCATCCGCCAGCTGGCCAGCGGTCTGGGCATTGAGATTGCCAGCCACGCGCTGCTGCTTCATGTAGCCTATGGTGGCTTCCGTGACATCCTGCATGGACAGACCCATGCGGATGAACTGGTCACGATTGAACTCCAGTTCTCGTCCCACATCTGCCAGCCTGCGCCGTGCTGCGAACACACCTTGCCCAAACAGCGCCATGTCCTTGCTGTTGGCTCCAATGATGTTGACCAGATCGCCCAGCTCGCCCATGGAGAGGCCCAGTTTCTTGGCGTCTTCGAACAGGCCGGTCATGCCATCGGCGGCTGCGGCACCGGACTTGGCCAGTCCAGAATAGCCCTTGTAAAGATCGTCTGCGAGCTTGTTGGCGGCCTGGGTATACTTCAACAGGCTGCCGGTGGCTACAGTGACTGCCGCGATCAAGGCCTTGACAGCAGGGCCACCTGGTATCAGGAAGGTGAGAGCTACGCCGGCCGCGGTAGCTGCCGTGCTCAGTTCGCCCAAGGCAGAATTGAATGCCGTGGCACCTTTCTGGCCTTCCAGCATGGCTCGACCAGATGCTGTGGCTGCCCCGGCCAGACTGGTCAGGGCCTGCACCGACGACGCAGCTGCCTGTTTGAGTTCTTTGGCGCGTTTGGTGCCGCCGGCTGCGAGCTCTTCGGCGGTTTCTTCACTGATGCGGCCAAACCGGCGCATCTCATAGTTCACCCGTTCCAGCAGTTCTGCTAGTTCTTGTGCTTGATCATTTAAATCTGCCATGTAAACGCACCTATAAGTAGAATTATATTTATAGGTGCACTATGACCCAGAACATCAACCCTCTGCAGCGCTATTTCCGACAGCCTGCGATCTATCTCAGACTGCCCAGCGATGGGCGTTTCTGGAAAGATGGCGCGCTGGAAATGCCGCAAAATCGTGAACTGCCGGTGTATCCCATGACCGCAGTGGACGAAATAACCTATCGCACGCCAGATGCCTTGTTCAGTGGCCAGGCCGTGATAGATGTGATCCAGAGCTGCATTCCGGCCATCAAGAATGCCTGGTCGATACCCACAGTGGATCTTACAGCGGTTTTCGTGGCCATACGCATCGCCAGCTATGGCCACAACATCGATGTTGGTGTGACCTGTCCAGCCTGCCAGAACACCGACGACTACTCTCTGGATCTCAGGAGCGTGATTGATCAGCTAAAATGTCCAGACTACAATCAAAAAGTCAACTACGGAGATCTGGAAATCGTGTTCCGCAGCATGGACTACGAGCAACAGAATCGCATCAATGTGCAGCAGTTCGAAAACCAGCGCATGATCAATCTCATACCAGAATCAGATCTAGAGGATCAAGAAAAGCTGAATCAGATGGCCCAGGTCATGAAAAACATCACGAGGCTCACTGTGGAAGCGCTGAAATACAGCGTGGCCAGCATACGCACACCTGATGCGATAGTATCCGAACCAGAATTCATCGACGAGTTTCTCAACAACTGCGATCGCCAGGTGTTTGATCAGATCCGTGACACGGCTGTGAAGTTGAGACAGGAGACCGAAATACGGCCCTTGCAGATCACCTGCCAAGGCTGCTCACATCAGTATGAACAGCAGATCAATCTTGACACCGCAAGTTTTTTCGGACCCGCCTCCTGAGCCTGTCCGCAGAAGCCATAGAAGAATATCTCACCGGCATGGATCAGGAGGCCAACAACATACGCAGCGACAGTCTAAGATTAGCCTGGTACATGCGCGGTGGCATCACCTACGAACAGGTTATGCAACTTAGTGTCGCAGAACGCAAGATGATATCAGATCTTGCCAAAGAAAACATAGACACAACAAAGAAAACCAACTTACCTTGGTTCTAGAGTATGGACATCGAACAGGCCAGACAGGACATTATGACATGGCTGACCACGTTCGTGGAGCAGCCGCATCCTAAACTCACGGGTTGGGCACCGTGCCCTTATGCCCGTCGGGCACGCCTAGACAACAAACTAGAGATCCAGGCCGGACGACTTGGACCTTACATAGATCTCATGCACGTCGACATTGGCGATCTTGATGTGCTGGCCTTTGTGTATGATGCTGCTGATTTTGACAGTGCAGATTTCAATCACGAAGTGCGCACAGTGAACACTGGTTTTCTTAGGCCCAGGAATCTCATAGCTCTGGCCGACCACCCTGATGATCCAGAGGTGATAAACGGAGTGATCATGAACCAGGGCCGTTGGGCCATAGCGTTTGTGCAGTCCTTGAGCAAGTTGGACAGCCATGCTCGCATGCTGGCCGAAAAAGGGTACTATCAAGACTGGCCCGAAAGCTACTTGAAAATCTTGTTTGAAAATCGTACGGATCCAAGATCATGAGTTGGCAATTTGGGCGCATAGATCTCGAACGCACCCAATATCAGATTGACCTTGAATGGCAACTGTTGCAGCCGGTGCCGGTGAATGATGTGCTCCGTGTCTATCGCGACTACTGCCTGCACAAGCATTTCCAGAGCGTGATACCCATGATACCAGGTCGACTCACGGATGCTGCTACAGAAATCATAGGCTACCATGATCATGGCCGCTTGGTGGCGTGGAGCATGTACCGGATCTGGGACAAGGACAACATTCTCAGCGATCATTTTGCATGGGATTATCGAGATCCGCGCCTGCGCCTAGGCATCCGCAGCATTGAAACCGAATGTGCAATATATCGAGACCGAGGATTCCGTTGGATGTATTTTGAGTCAGTAGAACCTTACATGTTGGATCTCGAAGGTTTTGAACTTTTAGGAAGGATGAAATAGATGGATCTTTACACTATATGGGCTGACAAACAAGGCGACATTTCTGACATTGACTGGGTCAATGGAATGAAACAATTCTTTGATCACTTGATCTCAGAAGGCAAGATGCAAAGCTACAGGATCACGCGTTGCAAGATGGGATTCCGCAGCATCGCGGACATGCCAGAATGGCTTATTATTATGGAGTTCCGTGACATGGCACAGATGGACGAGGCATTCCGTCGTGTCGCTCCATTAGAAGGCGAACTTGAAGAAAAACACAAAAGTTTCAATCAGTTCGTTGCAGGAAACATTCAACACGCACTTTGGAGAGACTGGCCCGATCAGTTCTAGGAGACTTGCTGCGCAAGTCTATCGATGTCACTTCGTTCATCGATGATATTAATCAAACGAGCGAAGCGAGTATGCAGTATCATCCAGATCAAGTGGTCACACTTAGCCCGCGAACGGGCCAAGATATTCTGCATCATCCGAGTGGCGCAGTCACACAGCGTTAGAACTATTCACACAAAAATCTATACAAACTAGCCCAAATATTTTGGCTAGCCACACATTTTTTTTGTGCAATCGCAGGCGGTTGTCCGGTACCTGCTCGTTCCGTCTTATCACAACGGCAACACACAATCCATACGCTATCACAGATTGAGTGCCTGAGGTTTTTCTCCTCTCATTTTGCCTGTTATCCTTTTCCAACAACCAAACGTCAGGTCTTAAAGACGTCGTCATCCCGGGGGGTAGTGGTTGAGTGCTCGCTGGCGCGGCGAGGCTTCCGTCCCTGTGATCTGAGATCCAGGTCTAGGACACCCGATGTTGGCCGGTGTTAGCCGTTAGTGCCTAGTTTGCCTTTGATGTGTGAGCCATGCACTCGAACCTGTATGTGACCATTGTAGTATTCGTCTGATTCAAGTACCCTGCGGCGGAATTGTTCTCGAGCCTCTATATAACTGCATTCAGCCTTGCTTCGGCAGTAATACAATATCTCGCGTCGGAAATTTTCTGTGCCTAATGCTTGTACGTCTCTGGTGAGTTCTGGACTGGATCCATAGTAGGTCTGCCAGTCACTTTCGATCTTGCCCTTGATTTTTCTGCGTCGTTTCTTGCCGTTCTTGAGTTTCTCTGTGCGGTATGTGGTCTTGCTAAACTTTGATAATTTTTTGCCAATGTACATCCTGCCAGTCTGTGTATTGGTTATGAGATACACAAACCCGGCATATTCTTCCGGTATCGCTGTGATTTCGTTGGATTCGTACAGCCATGTCATGCTGTGTAATTACCATTCTGTTACATGCTCTCTATCTTTTAATCTGTCGGATGTGCATTTCGTTGCACACTCTTGACTGTTAAACGCCAAAAATTCTGTCCGCCAAAAATTATCTGCTATTATGTCTGAGAAATTCCTGTACCAAAGATTGAAACGTTCTTTGGCCTGTTCATGCCATCGGCTATTGTGAGGGTAGCGATTGGCTGTCCAACAACAGGGATAGAATTCGCCTTGACTGTTGAGAAATACACCTTTGTTGCCTATGAGACAGATACCTGAATACTGCTTGTGTTTATCTAGATCTTGTGCTCGGCTCCAGAAAATTTCTTTGAGCAGTTCTCCTGGGCGAGCACGATCAGTTATGGGCTCCAGTACTCTTTCAAATCTATGGGTAGAACTCACCAGATCCGCACGATCTGGGCACAAAGGATCCGATACTCCGTAGGTCTCAGGATAGTGGCTACCAAACTTGGTGCTCTTAGTGATCTGGAACAGATCCATGCCTAATGCTTGTGCCATGACCTGCATATCCCCTAATCGATCTTGATTGAAGCGGAAAGCGATAGCGGCCCATACGCGGTAGGTAGACTGATTGACTTTGCAGAATGCTTGCATGCCTGACAGGGTCGAATCCCAATTGCAGTTCGCACGATACTGTTCATTACTGGTTTGATCCCAACCGTCTATACTCCAGTTGACTTCGTCTCGATGATCCAGCACGCGACCCAACGCACGCCACCATTCGGTTGTTTTATAACTGCCATTGGTGATTATGACGAGATGGATATCGGGATTCACGGTCTTGAGCCAAACACATATTTCCAGTAATTCTTTACAGTAGATGGGATCACCATCGTTGCCACAAAACGTGATCTTGCGTATTTTACTCACGACGTCGGCTCCAATCTGATCTTGAAAAAATTTTAGAGTCAGTTGTCGATTCAGCAGGCTCTCGGGTACTTCGGCTCTAGGGCATCTAGGACATTTCAGTGTACAGATGCTTGATGGTTCGATGTGCCAATGGTCCCAGACTATCACGCGATATCGATATCCGTATTATATGAAGTGAATCCATTCTCTTTGACCACACGCAGGATGTTTTCTACACGCCCAGCCAGCTCATCTCTGTGCGAAACAAGCCAAATGCTCTTGTTGCGTTCCCTGCTCATTTTCTTCAACAAGGCTAGACTGTTTTCTACACCCTGTGTATCCATCCCAGAATCTACCAATTCGTCGATAAACAATACATTGATAGGATGATACAGGCTCTCCCATACATCGCGGAACGCCCAGCTCATTGATAGTATCAATCTATTGCGTTCACCTCTGCTAAGATTATCAAAGTCTAGATCTCTACCCAACTCGGTAATTTCCACCGTGAGATCGTTTTGGAAGATCACCTGATGTGGCAATCCGATCCTGTCTAGATAGTGTGTGAGACGCTGATTGAGATAACTCAAGTTCTGTTCGATGATCTTCTTGCGAACGAATGAATCTTTGTTGGTCAACAGTTTCAATAAGAAGTCCTGATGCTCGAACACACGGGTAAGTTCGTTGACAGTGTCGTATGTGACTTCCTGGAGGGCTTGCCCACGCATGTCATCAATCTGTTCGGTATAAGGATCTGTTTCCGCAGAACGATTAGCAAGGTCTCGGCGCAATCCATCTAGGCTGTTCTTGTGGTTGAGCGCCTGCTCGAGATCGTCATAGAACACCGTGGGTGCAGTACCCAATTCGCCAAGATCGTCGATCTCATTGAGGTGCTCATGCCGCTGTGTGTCGTTGGCCAAGAGTTGCAGGCCAATCTCTTGAAGATTCTTTTGCTTCTCTGCCAGGATCTCGTCTTGCTTTGAATCGTGCAGTTCTTGACCACAGGCATGGCATCGATGTTCTTTTAGCGCATCGATGTCGCGTTTGAGTTTGGCACTGTCTTTTTCTAATTTTGAGTTGTCTTGATCGATCTGCCGTATCCACTTGTGATGCTCGTCGATCTGCTTCTTTTGTCCGTGGTAGAGTTCGAGATCTCTGTGCGCTTGCACTTCGGCCTCGATGTCGATGTGTTCCAATGCAGAGATAGCATCTGCAAATCCTTTGACATCTTCGGCCTGCTTGTTGAGCCACAAGGTGCGACGCTTTTCGAGACTGGCGATCTGCTCTTCGATGCGTTTGTTGGCTTCCTGCACAGCACGGATGCGCATCTCTTCTTGGCTGATAGCATCTTTGGTAGCACGGTTGAGTTCTTTGATCTTCTCAGCACGTTCACTTAGTAGTGTGATGCCCAGCAGTTGCTCAATGATAGCACGTTGGTCATTGGCCTTGAGGCTCAAGAACGGTTCAGTGTAGGTGTTTAACGCCAGGATATGTCGGAACATATCGTGTGTCATGCCCAGCACAGATTCTATGGCCTCCTGTGTTTCGCGGCTGTCGCCCTGTGCATCGTCTATGGCCTGTTGTTCTTCGTTGTTGACATAGAGACGCAACACATTGGGCTTGCGACCTCGCTCTACCCGGTAATCTCGCCCATTCACGGAGAAGTCCAGACTGACCAACATGTTCTTGGCGTTGGTCTTGTTGATGAGATTGTCTCGGCGGATGTTTGTGAGTGCTTGACCATACAACGCGTAACTGAGAGCATTGATGATGGTGGTTTTGCCTGTACCGTTCCTAGATCCGTCTCCGCCGAGATCGAGATTCTCGCCCAACACCAGCGTGAGATCTCTGCGATCAAAGTTGATAGCCTGTGTAGCATTGCCCACGCTCATGAAGTTTCGGACTGTGAGATCTTGGATCTGTATCATTGATGTTGGTATAATCTTGGAAAAATATTGCGACTGTCTTTATTCTGTATCTTGTCTATGTATTTCAGATATTCAAAAGTTCCTTGTAGCCCACTGGACAGAGGTTGTTGCCCCTGGAACGAGATGTTTCTAGGTTCTTTCAAATCTCGATCTAAGAAATTATACATTGAACAAAGGCTTTTGTAAAGCCACCAATCTTGATTGCAACGATTTTGGCGATCTAGTATTTGTTGCTGTAAGTCTTTCTTTTGTGATATCGGTAAATGAAGTATGCTCAAAGGCGAAGGATCTGTTAGACATTGGACTACAAACATGTTTTCATGGTAACCTTGATCAATAAGACAATCTATTGTGTCAATGATGTCTATGTCATTGAGTATACACCAGACCATGTTAAAGTTGATTTGATCCCCCACGATGCTCTGCAGTACCTTAAGATTGTAGAGAAATGTTTTCCAGTGACCTGGCCAGCGCATGTATTCAAATAGTTCTTCTTTAGAATCTACACTTACTGTCCATTTGACATTCGCAAATTTTTTTAATAACCGGAAAATTGGATTGTCGATGCTACTAAGATTGGTATTGATGCGTATGTCTACATCTGGAACTTCTTCTAATAATTTTTCCAGTAATCGTTGATTTTCTTTGATCAACAGCGGTTCACCCCCTGCAAGATAAACATGTTTTACAGATTTTAAATTAGAAAAAATCCATTCTTTAGACTGTGTCAAAATCTGGTCGTTGATTCTAAACGGGTGATTGACCTTCTCGGCCCAAAGGCTGCTGAGATCTGGGCCGCAATACACGCATGCCTGATTGCAGGTGTTACGCCATCTCAAATCCAAGACCACAGGCACAAAATTGTCAACTCGATCAAAAAAATCGAAATCTGACTCGTGCTTTAACGTGACTTTTTTATACCAAGATCGATTACTTTCGTTTTCATTGTCACTGCCTGAATTATGTTCGACTTGATAACAGCTATCGCATCGAGCATGCTTGATCTTTGACAACATGTCTTGTCGGATCTCACGATTATGGACATTGTTCATGATATCGGGCAACTGTGAATCGTGTATATTACCAAGAGTCTGTGCGCTGATAGCGCAGTTTTTCACAGCGCCGTCGGGATTGATGTAAATGCCGTGCCAAGGTAAAGCACACAAGGCAGGATGTTTGGTAAAGTCTTCCGGTGTCATAATCCGATGCGGGTTAAATTTTCGATTACGTATTTTTGATCATCTGTATGATCGGGTTCCCAGATCAATAATTGATCTGGATATAGCTTGACTAAGACCTGATGTGCATGATAAAGAGCAGTTTTCTGTGTTAAGTACTCTAACAACGATAGATCAGTCCACAAAGGTGGATCGTGCACCGCAGGGCTTCCAATGTTCAAAATTTTTCCGCGAAATCCATTACTCATCAGCCGATAGGCTATTTGAGATTGACAATAATCTGGATGAGCACAATTGATAAACCAATCAAAGTTTTTTACGGTTTCAATCATTCTTCCAACCTGGGTGTAATCTCTGATATCGCATCCAGTAGATCTGCTAAATCCTACTATGATATGATCGCGCGACGTCAGTGCGTTGTTGATTAGAAATCCCAACCCGCGTGTGTGTCCAGTCAAGGCCACTGTGCTCATAGTGTCTGATATATTTCTAACAGCAGTTTAGGATCGTAGAATTCAGACTCAATTTTGATGATCTGATCCGTCACAATTTGGTCCACTGACTCAAATCGAACATCCCCGGGTGCCATGTCTTCTTCTAGAACCGATCGCTTGTTGGGTATCAAGGCCATTTCTCTCAGCCCGTGCTTGGCGATGTAAGTTTCTTTGATGTAGTTGGCTTCTTCGTAACTTATCTCGATATCCAGCTGCACCCTCACATGCATGTTGGGCCGCAGTATGCTTTCGGCATGATCCATCACATGGCTAAGATCCCAGACGTTATAAAGAGGTTGATCGGGCCAAGCATGGTATTCGGGCTCTGATCCCCACTTTAGTATCATGGCACCACGACGGTCGTCGCCGGCATCAGCAAAGTTGTGTGGGAACGCATTGCCAATATAGTTGATGTTGCGCTTGTTCTGCCTGAGATGGAAATGTCCCGAGAACACCCGGTCAAAGCCACCAAAATGCTCAGTCTGGATCTCACCGTGATCCGGCATCTCCACCATGGCATTCATCTTGAAGTGCGGTAATTCAAAGTGCCCGAACATGTATTTGCTGGACATTTTTGCGATGCGCTTGTGATCATCGCCTACCAGCCAAGGTGCGATGATCACATCACCTTCTTGAAACCAGTCGTTGACAATCACGATGTTTGGAATGTGTCGTGCCCACTCAGTGCTGTAGATGTCGCGCCGATCGCGATAATAGAGATCATGATTGCCGGGAATGAAATAGAATCGATCAAATGCTGCAGACAGTTTCTCTAGGGCTCTGAGACTGTACTGAAGAGTCTGCATGTTGATAGACGCTCTATGATGGCTCCAGTCTCCCAGGAACATGCCGGTCTCGCAACCTTGCTCCTTGGCAGTGGCGATGAACCAATCAATAAATCGTTCACAGTCCTGATTGTGCAAGAGGCTGTTGCTTTTCAGTCCAAAGTGGATGTCGGTGAATACTGCTGCCTTGCGGAATAAATTGGCCATCTGGGTAGTTTACTGATCTTCCGTGACGTTCACGACCGGTCCGGACATCATGACCGCGCTCTGTGAATATTGCCGTGTCCATGAAGGATTGAGACCGTTCATCTCCAGGATGTCATCTCGGATGTTTTGATTTTTCTTTTCGATGTTGAGTATACGGGTGAATGAGTTAGTGATGGCTGCTGTGTAGTAGGCAAAAGGATTCTGGCTCTTTGACTCGTCAAACTGCAGACCAATCTGGCTCAGTTGCAACAGCGCCTGCCCTCGCATTTCTTCGTTGTAGGTATAGCCGCGCCAGTTGGATCTGGTAGCATAGCGTTCGCACAGTTTCATGAACATCTGGGCCAGTCGGCGAGTCATGTTGCCATGATCACGGCTGTATGATCCCGACTCAAGATCGCCTTGCCAATGACTCTTGCCCACCACATAGGGTACCTTGTTGTCATCCAAGCGATAGTGCCAGAACGGAGGAAAGTTTACGCGCACATGCACAGGATCCAGCATGGGCTCGTCTAGGGCAGGATCAGCGATGTCATCTTCCGCATCTTCAAACTCTAGGATGACGTCCAAGGTACGTTTTTTGGCGGCCACTTTGGGCTGTTTTTTGGGCGCCTGCGGTATGTGATCCCAGCAGGTTATACGGAACACCAGATCGGTGTGTGGAATACGTTTTTCGTTAACGGCCTCGCCGGTTTCGCGAGTGAGACGCGCAGCACGGTTCCTGCGTGCTTCAGCGATGGTGCGCTGATTGATCTTTGACACTGAAGGCAAGATTATGTCGTACTGATGATCCTGCACAGGGTCCAGGAATGTGCAGTAGGTGTTTTTGCTGAGGTGTATTTCTTTGAGGATGTCGCGATTGTTTAGATAGTTGACTTTGGCAGTCGATGATGGAATGGTCAAACTTTTCTCCCAAGAAGAGTATTTATTATAACAGTCTTTGACACAGTGTCAACCTTGGCTTAAAAACAGCCGTTTATGACCGCGGTAAATACACGCATGGCCTATTCTCAAGCAACTGCCAACGCGCTCAATCAGCTCATAGCCCAAGGCCTGACCCCTGAACAGGCCTTTGATCAGCTGGGCATACCTGCTGATGATGCGGCCTTTTACACAGTGGATGAAGTTGGCACACCAGCCGACAATCCCAATTTTGGCCGCATCGAGTCGTCATCAAACTTCAGAGTAGCAGCCCCTGCACCCCAACCGGTACCCGCACCTCCTCCGCCTCCTCCTCCGCCTCCATCGGCAACCACATTCTCGGCTGAGCCGGTAGATTCTGCCACCAATCCTGGCTATGGCGAAGAAGATGACCCTTTTGAACCGGACGATCGCGTGGGCATCACTGGACCGGTTGATGGCATCAGCCCCTTTGGTGAAGAAGATGACCCCGAAGAACCCCGCAGCTTTGGGCCAGATGATGTCACTGACACCGGTGGCTATCCCACCCAGACACTGGCCGAAATCACGGCCGGAGGCGATACTGGGCTGCTGCCGGATCAGGTGGAAGCGCAGGCTGCGGCACAGGCCCAGGCCGATACCCTGGCCAAGGCCAACCAGGCTCGATCCCAGGCCACCCTACAGCAACGCTACAATCAGACCACCCAGGGCGACTGGCGTGTGCGCCTCCGCTTGGCACCCGGAGCCAACTATCTCTATGCCAGTGAAAATCCTGGCATCTTGAAACCCTTGGCCGCAGCCGGTGGAGTGATTTTCCCCTACATGCCCACCATCAACACCAGTTATTCTGCGATGTATGATCGGTACGATCTCACCCACAGCAACTATCGTGGTTATTTCTACAAGAACAGCCTGGTCAACGAAGTGGCCATCACTGGCACATTTACCGCGCAAGATACCCGTGAGGCCGAATATCTCCTGGCAGTGATACACTTCTTCCGCAGCGTGACCAAGATGTTCTACGGACAAGACCCTGAACGCGGCACGCCTCCTCCCTTGGTAGAACTCAGCGGGCTGGGACAGTATCAGTTCAACAATCATCCCTGCCTGGTCAGCCAGTTCACCTATAATCTGCCCAACAATGTGGACTATATCCGCGTGAATCCCAACAACCAAGGACTCAATCTCACTCCTCGTCAGTCACTGAGCTCGCGCAGTGCTGTGCCCACGGTCAGCAGCGTGATCAATCGCTTGGCCAATGCAGGCCTGCCGCGCGGCGCTACAGGATCTCCTGTGGACCTTGGCACTGTGGCCCAGACCGTGGACGGTACCGGACAGACCACCTATGTGCCTACCCGGATCGAACTTACCATAGTGCTGCTGCCCACCACGGCACGCGAGCAGGTCAGCCAGCTGTTCAGCCTACGAGAATTTGCCAATGGCAATCTCTTGAGAGGAGGATTCTGGTAATGGCCAACTATGATGCCACCAGCCCCTACTACACCACGCCCTACAGCCAGTTTTTCTTGGATGTCATGGTCAACCGGCCCATACCCAAAGAAAGCGATGACTTGCCATTCGTGATCAATCTCACCTATCAGTACCGGCCGGATCTCTTGGCCTTTGACCTCTATGGCACCGGTGCGCTGTGGTGGGTGTTCTATCAGCGCAATCCCAACACACTCACTGCTCCGCCCTTGGACTTCCGCACAGGCACCAGGATATATCTGCCCAAAGAGAGCACCCTAAAATCCACGCTGGGATATTGACATGGCCACAGTAGCCGAACTTGAAAATCAACTGGCCCAGCTGGCCGCGCGCAAAGATCAACTCGATGCGGAAGTAGATACCATCCGCAGCGAACTTTTTCGGCTGAATCGCCAGCGCATTCTGGCCAGCACCAGCGGGGACGCCGCCACAGCGCAGGCCCTGGCCCAGCAGCAGGAATCACTGAGAGCGCGGCGAGATGCCTTGTTTGCTGAACGCGAGCAGATTGATGCAGAACAAGCCCGCATCAATCGCGAACTGTTGCGCCTGCAATCACAGCTGACACCACAGCCTCAGCCAGCCCAGACACCTTCCCAACAGGCCATAGCCCAACAGGCCCAAGGACCTACCGCACCGCCGGTACAGACTGTGGATGCTGCAGGTACCGTGACCACGCCTACCAACACCGGACCTACCACGGCCGAGACGCCGATCACACAGGCAGATGCTGCCGCGGATGAAAACACAGACCCGCCCGTTAAACCTCTGGAACAGACACAGGCCACTGACCAATATCAGGCCCAACAGTCTGGTACACCCAAGCAGGACCCAGGTTTCGTATACGATCCTGACACCGGAGAGCTGTTGCCCGCAGACTCGGTAGCAGCGGAAGAGGTTTCGACACAGGTGGTCACCGATCCTGGTGTGGGAGCCGACGATGATGCGGGCACACCCAATGCCACACAAACACAGGCTGCCACAGATGCGCAAGGTGATGCTGCCAATACCTTGTACAGCGACGCCAAGATCGAACCACAGCCCAATGTCTTGGATCGTTTTTCATCCTATACCTGGTCGGCCGGAGTGTATCTGCTGACACCGGCGCAGTTTGAAGCGTTCCAGACCCAGCAACGCAAGAACGTCAACGGCTACAATCTCCTGTTCCAGAGCGGCGGCGCACCTATCAATCAGTTTGGTCCTCAAGGCACCGGTCAAGACATCACACCACAGGCCGGTGTGGCTGACGTGGGCGAAAGCCCGGATACCACGGTCAGTCTCAACGACTCGAATCGTTTCATACAGGATGGCCGCAATCCGTTTTTCCCCAATGACTTTTACATTGATACCATAACCTTTGAAAATCGGCTGCAAGGCAAGGCCACCATGGCTGCACACTCCGTGGCGGAACTCAAGTTTACTGTAATCGAGCCTGCCAACATCACGCTGTTGGACTGCATGTATCGTGCTGTACAGGACATGGCTCCTCGCGGCGCAGACGGTGCTGTGAACTATGCTGCTGCGGTGTATCTCATGATAATCAGGTTTTACGGCTATGATGCCAACGGTGTGATCCAAAAAGTAGGCCCTGCTGACGGAGAAACAGGACTTACCGATCCCAATGCCGTGGTAGAAAAATTCATACCATTCCGCATACGCTATATCAATTGGTCTGTGAGCAGCAAATTGGTCACCTATGAATTTGACTGTGCACCTATCGGTCAGATGATCGCTGGCGGCACACGCCGTGGATCGATTCCGGCCGATGTAGAACTGTCGGGCGCCACGGTCAAAGACATGCTGGCCGGAGACGTGATCTACAGTTCTTCTCAGCCAGCCGCAGCCACACCAGGTGCAGCCACAACAGCCTCAGCAGATCAATCCGCGGCCGAAACAGCCAGGCTCAATCGATACGCGCAACCTGGCACACAGCCTGCTCCGGCCAAGGCCACGGCAGCGCCCACCAACAAAAAAACCCTGAGACAGGGCTTGATCGCGGCCATGAACGAAGAGCAGCAGCGCCTGGTCAAAGACGGCATCTATTCTGTGGCCGATGTTTACGAGATTGAATTCGCATCGGGCGCAGAATCCATACGAGATGCTACCGTGACCAAACCTGGGCGCAAGACCAACAAATCCGCCACACCCATGGCACAGGCACCCAGCCAGAACCCATCTCTCAGCAGCCCTGACAAGAACAGCATGGATGTGACGTCACGCAATTTTGGAGTCAGCGCCGGCATGCAGATGGTGCAGGTCATAGATCTCATCATACGCAACAGCAACTACATCACTGACCAGGCCAATGTTGTGATCAACGAAACTACCGGCCAACTGGAGCCCAATCCCAAGAGCAACAGCAAGGGATTCCGCTGGTTCACCATCATGCTGCAGGCCACACAGTTGGCCTATGATCCCAAGCGTAACGATTTTGCCTACCGTGTGAAATACATCATCGCACCCTATACCACCGTTGACTTCGAAAGCCTGTATTTTGGCCCCACCCAGTTCCGTGGTGTACACAAGCGTTATCCCTGGTGGTTCACCGGAGAAAATATCGCGGTGCTGGACTACACTGCCACGTTCAACAAACTGTACAGTCTGACTGTGAGCGGCAGTTCTCTGGATGACAGTGCCTTGGCCAAGCAACGCCAGCTGCAGACCTCCAGCATGCGAGACATAGCTTATCTGCAGTACCAGACTCGCAGTACCGAGAGCAGCCAGGGTGCTGGTACCAAGGCCAACGAACTGGCAGCCAATGCCGCTGAGTATCTCTACAATCCCAGTGACAATGCCAATGCCAAGGTACGCATCATCGGTGATCCGGCCTGGATCCAACAGGGCAGTGTCACAGGTGGTGTGAATGCACGCAGCCTCAGCTATGCACCATTTGAACCTGACGGCTGCATCAACTTTGACACCAATGATGTGTTGTTTGAGATCGTGTGGCAACGGCCCGAAGACTACAATCTCGAGACCGGTGTGGCCGATCCCTACTCGCGCACCCAAAAAACCTTTGGTGAGCGTCAACCCCTGCAGAGCGTGGTATATCGGGCACGCACCATAGTGAGCGAGTTCCGCGGCGGACGATTTGAACAGGTCTTGGATGGTACCCTGTACAATTTCCCCATACCCGAAGGAACCAACACAGCGACAACAGCAGCTCCAGCCGAATCTGCAGATGCGCAGGGCCGTGAATCTGGACAAGGCCTCAGACTGGAGCGACCCTCGGGCACTGGCCTGCGCGCCGACGCACTGGGCACCACGGGAGTTGTGGCAGACGTCAACGGCAGGATCGATGCTGCCAGGATGAGCACGGCCATGACCGGTGGTGCCCGAGTAGTGCCACCAGGACCGTTGTTGAACCCAGGTGCCGCATCTGGCCAATTTGTGAGCCTGATACCCACGGCCAGCGATCAGATCTCTGCTGCTGCTCCGCCCGCTGCTCCCACCAGCGATGGCTCAGCTGTGGGTGTCACAGATCGCGACATCGCCGAAGCCCAGCGCATACAGCGAGAATCCGGTGATGAATCAGCCATCACTGCCGAACAGGTAGCCAGCAATCGCAGGCTCAACAGTGCGCTCACAGGTGTGTTTGGTGTGCCCAAGCTGCCCAACCGCGGCGTAGAGAACGAAGCCCAGCTCATGGCCAAAGATACATAACTGACATGGCAGAAGAGATACAAAGAAGCCGAGGTAGACCATCAAATTACCGCCAAGATCGCGGTGGGGTGCCTTCTGAATACGGCCCCTATTTTGGCGTGGTCATGAACAATGTTGACCCCACGCGCAGCGGTCGCCTGCAGGTCTATATCGAAGCCTTTGCTGACGGCAGCATGGATGACGACACCAAGTGGACCACTGTGAATTACCTACCTCCGTTCTATGGTGCCACCCAGATAGCCGGAGCCGCGGACACAGGACCTGGTGCTTATCCCGGCAATCAGACCAGCTACGGTATGTGGTTCACCCCGCCCGACATCGGAGTCACTGTGGTGTGCTGGTTCGTGGACGGAGACCGCAGCCAAGGCTACTACATCAGCGCTGTACCTCAGAACGGCATCACACACATGATACCGGCTGTGGGCGCTGAACCCAATTACATTCCTACCAACGCCAATCAAGAAGCCTACTTTGAAAATGCTGCCTTGATGCCGGTCACAGAGATCAATGCCAACAACGAACGCATAGACAACGCAGGCCGATTCTTTGACACTGCCAAACCCATCCAGAGCGTGGTGGCAGCTTCCTTGTTCCAACAGGGCCTGGCTAAAGATACCGAGCGTGGACCCATACGCAGTTCCAGCCAGCGAGAAAGTCCTTCTTCCTGTTTTGGCATCTTGACTCCGGGCGTACCCATCTATCAAGGCGGACTCAGCCCACGCGACACGCGCCGTAGGCTCAACAGTGGCACGGTACGACCCCAGGACGTCAAGGTTATAGGCCGCATGGGCGGCCATAGCCTGGTCATGGACGACGGCGACATTGACGGCCGCAATGCCTTGTTCCGCCTGCGCACGGCCAAAGGCCATCAGATCATGATGAACGACAGCGAAAACTTCTTCTACATGATCCATGCCAACGGCCAGGTCTGGATAGAATTTGGCGCAGAAGGCACAGTAGACATATTCAGCACCAACAGTGTGAACATCCGTACCCAGGGCGACATCAATCTGCACGCTGACCGTGACATCAACATGTTTGCTGGACGCGACATCAAGATGAAGGCCAGCAACAACATCGCCATAGAAGCTGATGTGGATTTTTCAGTCACGGCTCAACAGAATTTGGCCATCTACAGCAAAAACACCATAGGTGTCAAGGCCGATGGCAGCTTGGCCATACAGAGCTCTTCAGGTTCTTGGAACGCAGGTTCCAGTCTAGTGGCCACTGCAGGTGGCATCGATCTCAATGGTCCTGCTGCTGCCTCAGTGGCTGCTCCGCAGCCCATAGAAAAAATAGTCAGCGACGATACCACTTTCAACACCAGCACTGGTTGGCAAGTGCAAAAAGATGCGCTGACGAGCATCGTTAGTCGTGCTCCTACCCACGAACCTTATCCGTATCACAACAAGGGCGTGGATGTCAAGGTAAACTTTGAACCCGGCCCCACATCATCTCCGCCAGGCGCACCAGTGATACCGGCTGGTGTGCAGATCAGGGCCAACTGATCATGAGCAAGTTCACTTTTTCGTTGGCCAGCACTGGTTCTTTGATAGATCGGTCTGTTTACTCTAACACACCCGACGATCAACTGACCTACACCGGAGATGATTCCATCGTGTGGGACCGTGTGAACAGCGAGCGTGTGCGTCGAGGTCTGGACAGCCTTACCACGCTGGGATTTCCGAGGCCTCCAGAAGAAACTGCCGATGTGTCCACTGCTGGCAGCAGCCAAGAATTCACTGTGGAAGGACCTCCTGGCCTCACGCGCGAACAGGCCTTTGAAATTTTTCAACAACAGCAAAAGGCCGGCAGCCTGGTAGGCCTCAAGCCCGGTGCCACCATATCAAGTCTCACACAGGCTCGCGACGGAGTGCCTGGTGCTCTGGCACAGTTGGGACAAGGCTTACAATTGCCGGACATTGGTGCAGGATTTGGTACCAACATCGCCGGTATCGGAGATCAGCTGGGATCTGGACTGTCTTCTGTGGGCGCGCGACTGTCAAATCTCACACAGAATCTGCCAGTGACCGACGGTATCAACATCGCAGACTTTGCCAAGCAGATACCTGCTGTCAAAGACATCGGCAATCTGGACACCACCCAGGTCAGAGCCGCTGCCGGTCAGGCCGCCAAACTGGTCAGCCAAGGTGCTGCTGTGTTGTCAGACACCAAGGGCCTAGGCAAGTATGGCCTAGATACCACGCAACTGGAACGTGCCGGCTATGTCAAGCCCGGCACAGCAGCCGCTTATCTTGGTCAGGCCGCTAATTCTGTCACTTCTGTGCTGCAGAGTCCGGCGGTGTGGACCGGCAAAAATGGTGTGTCTGGTGTGACAGATTTGTTGGCATCGGCACCCAAGCAGGACCTAATACAGCAGGATCTCATGAGCAAGGGGCTGTCTACGCTGAAAGAGTTTGGTGTACCTGTTGATTCTCTCAGCGCCAGCAGTCTCAGCGGAGCCCTGCTGAACGCGGCCAAATCGCCAGCTGATGCGCTGTCATGGGCCCAAGGCCTGCCGCTGCCCAGCGGCGTCAAAGGAGCACTGGACGCAGTGTCTCGCGACGCAGCGTTCGCGGTGAATCTATCCGATACCAAGCTGTCCGATGCCATGACACAGACTGCTCCTGGCGAGCCGGTGCAAGACACGGTTGATCGGCAGACCGTGGATGCGGCCAGTTCGCGCGTGGTAGGCGACGAGAAGATTCCTGCAGTCAGCTATTCCAATGCTGTGCCTGCTGTTTCATCCGCAGAAATCGAAGAAGCTTTCAATCAGGCAGCCGATACTTTTGGTGCCATCGCGGACAAATTCAAGGCCTTATCTCAACCCTTGATCAATACCAAAGATCCTGATCTCATCGCTGAAGGTATCGTAGCTATATCCTATCTCATCGGCGATCTTGAAGTGCTGGACACCACCATGCAGGGTCTGATCAGACGCGCGGAAAATCTAGAGCCGCCAGACACATCGCTGGCTGCTCGTATAGAAAAAGCCAGGACTTTTGTGGCCAGATTGATCAAGGCCTATGAAGGAGCCATCGATGGCTTGAAGCGCCGCGGTGTGGAAGCAGTGAACCAATAAATACAGCATGACCACGTTCATCGGCTTCAGCACCATTGGTAGATTCAAAAAGTTCACGCTCACTGATTTTGCATTGATCCAGCGCGATCTCCTGAATGCTTTCAACATACGCCAGGGTACCTTGCCGGGTCGCCCAGGTTATGGTACCATACTGTGGGATCTACTGTTTGAAAACCAAGTGGAGCAATTGCAGACCGCCATAGAAAACGAAGTGCAACGTGTGGCCGGCGGCGATCCTCGCATCTCCATCAGCAATGTGCAGGCCTACCCGCAGGAAAATGGCATCTTGTTGCAACTGCAGATCACCGTGGTACCATCTACCAACGCTGAACGATTGGCTATCTTTTTTGACCTGCAGCAGCGACGCGCTACCTACGTATAACTGAGCCGTTTTCGCAGCAAATAAATAAAACACACAGAGGCTCAGACGCATGGCAAACACCACAAGACAGACCGCGATATTTGGCGTAGAAGACTGGAAACAGATCTACCAAACCTATCGCGAAGCGGATTTCCAAAGCTACGATTTTGAAACGCTGCGCAAGAGTTTTGTGGACTATCTCCGCCTGTACTACCCGGAAACATTCAACGACTACATAGAATCGTCAGAATTCATCGCACTCCTGGACGTGATCGCATTCATGGGCCAGAGCCTGGCGTTCCGTACCGACCTTAACACGAGAGAAAACTACATCGACACCGCCGAGCGCCGAGATTCAGTGGTGCGCTTGGCCAACTTGGTGAGCTACACTGCCAAGCGCAACACAGCAGCCCAGGGCCTGCTCAAGGTATTCAATGTGACCACCACAGAAAATGTAGTGGACTACCAAGGCGTAAATCTCTCCAATGTCACTGTGGACTGGGCAGACCCTACCAACCCTGATTGGCAAGAACAGTTCACTGCAATCTTGAATGCTGCCTTGGTAGACAGCCAAAAGATCGGACGTCCTGGCAACAGGCAGACCATCCTGGGTGTGCGCACCGACGAATACGCCATCAATCTGGTGCCAGGATTCCTGCCTGTGATCCCTTACACAGCCACAGTGGATGGCATCAACATGCCGTTTGAAGCTGTGACCAGCACCACCGTGGCTGAGGACTACATCTACGAACCGGCACCGGTGCCAAGCACCAGTTTCAATGTGCTGTTCCGCAACGATCAGCTGGGGTTCAACAGTGCCGATACAGGATATTTTTTCCTGTTCAAACAGGGTAGCCTGCAGAACCAGGACTTCAACTTGGCCGAACGCATCGCCAATCGCACAGTGAACATCAACATCGAGGGCATCAACAACGAAGATCGTTGGCTGTTTCAGCTGGACGATGTGGGCACAGTGGCTCGCGAATGGGACTATGTGGAGAATATCTATGCCGCAGCAGCCGAACAAGAACCCGGCCTGCGTGCTATCTATACCACTACCAGCCGTGCCAATGACCAGATCACCATGGTGTTTGGCGACGGGGTGTTTTCGGAGATTCCGGTGGGCACTTTTCGCGCCTATGTGCGCGCATCCAATGGCCTGCAGTACATCATCAATCCGGAAGAGATGCAGAACGTGGTGCTGCCCATCAGCTACATCAGCCGCAACGGCAATCTTGAAACTATCACGTTTACCTGCGGTATCACCCGACCTGTGAGCAACGCCCAGAGCCGTGAACCCATAGAAGCCATCAAACAGCGCGCACCTGCACGCTATTATACCCAGAACAGGATGGTCAACGGCGAGGACTACAATCTCTTTCCATTTACCACTTACAACAGCATCATCAAGAGCAAGGCACTGAACCGTGCCAGCATCGGTACCAGCCGCTATCTCGATCTCGTGGACAACACCGGCAAGTATTCCAGCACCAATACCTTTGGCAGTGATGGTGGACTCTGGCGAGAAAATGTCTTGCCCACCATACTGTTCAGCTGGACCAATCGCAACGAAATCGCGGATGTGATCACCAATCAGGTGCAACCACAGATCGCTGACGCCACGGTGCGACAGTTTTACTATGCCAACTTTCCTCGCCAGCTGGCCAACCAGCTGGAGTTCGTTTGCACAGCCACCACAGCCACTGTGAACTTGATCACCACAGCCAGCTCAGAGTTTTTTGCCACTGCGTTCCTGGGACAACAGATCGTGTTTTCGGATGTGATTGGTGGGCTGATAGCAGGTCTGCCCTATTACGTGGTCAGCCTAGATTCCGTGAACTCGCAGTTTTCTGTGAGCACTGCTCCCAACGGAGCAGCCGTGACACTGACCAGCGCATCTGGTACCATGCAGGCCACGGCCAATCTGGCCACCTACAACACCACCTGGAATCAGAGCACCACGCTGACCAACGAAACCACGGGCTATTTCCGCAACAGCCTGGGTGCTCCCATCGCTGTGGGCACATCCACCACTTCGGTATTCCAGTATGCAGTGGTCGGAGCCTTGATAAAATTTGTGGCACCAGCTGGATATTTTTTCGATGCCAACAATCGCTTGCAGCTCGGTGCTCCTACCCGAGCCGACGAAAAACTCACGATATGGGCTTCACCGCTCAGTGTCACAGGAGATGGCAGCAACGGTGGCATAGGCAATCTCAGCACTGGTGTTGGACCGGTGAGTCTCAACAACTTCGTGCCCACTGGTGCCATAGTGGACAGCATCATACCCTTGTTCATAACGGATTTGCCCTTGTCGGTGATCCAGCAGATGAGCGAGCAGATAGTGCTGTTCCGCAGTTTTGGACTGGGCTACGACAACGATGGCGCTATCACCGGTACACCCTACACCTGGTACTTGATCAACAGCAACAATCTAGATCAAGATGCGCCTTGGAGTCAGCAGTACGCCGGCAACCAATCTGGCGCTAACCTTGACGCCAGTTGGATGGTGCAGTTCACGGTGCAGAATCAAAACTACACCATCACCTTCCGTGGCCTGACCTATTATTTTGGCAGCGTGTTGCAGACACGCTTTTTCTTCTATGATGGGCAATTGATCTACGACAGTCGCACTGCCACTGTTATCAAGGATTTCATCAATGTGTTGGCCGTGAACACACAGCCCGACAGCACACAAAACTTGCCCAGCGATATCGTGATGAACATCATTGGCCAGCCAGTGGAAAGCGACGGCTATGTGGATGATTTCCAAGTCTTGGTCAGCTACAGAGATGTGGATCGTGACGGCATACCGGATGATCCCGATTTCTTTGAAGAAATCGTGGCACCGGATGTCAACCCAAATCAAAAACTGATCTTCCTGGAGCAGACAGTAGACTTTGACAATCTCCAACGCTATCTATTGGCCGAACCTGGTCGCGTGACCAGTGACTATGCTACCTTGGACGAAATTGAACTGGTAAAATCAGAATGGACTCCGGGCCAGGTATTCTATGCCTATGACGAAGCAGCATTCTATGAACTGGAATTGGCAGTCACAGGCGACCTCAACGTGATACCGGTCACAGGCTGGATCGCACGCACTGGTCGCCAGGCTCTCTACTATCAGTATCGACACAATGCTCCCTTGACCAATCGCATCGATCCAGGCACTACCAACATCATCGATATCTACGTGGTCACACAGCAATATTACACAGCGTATCAGAACTGGCTGCGAGATACCACGGGCACTGTGCCTCAGCCCCAACAACCAACCATCTCGGAACTGACCACAGCCTATCAAGGACTGCAGGACTTTAAGATGATTTCGGACAATGTGGTATTGAACTCTGTGAATTTCAAGCCCCTGTTCGGCGCCAAGGCGTCACCGGAGCTGCGGGCCACCATCAAGGTCATCCGAGCCCAGAACTCCACAGCCAGTTCTTCAGAGATCAAGAGTTCAGTGTTGGCAGAAATGAACAGTTATTTCAGCATAGACAAGTGGAACTTTGGGGATACTTTTTACTTTTCAGAGCTGGCTGGCTATCTGCATCGCGTGCTGGGCAGCATCATCTCATCGGTGGTGCTGGTGCCTCTGGATCCGCAGAAATCCTTTGGAGACCTTTACGAGATACGCAGCCAACCCAACGAGATTTTCGCCAATGGAGCTACGGTTGATAACATTGATGTGATAGAGGCCTTGACTAGCACCAATCTACGCACTGCGCCCGGCAGTGGAGTGATTTAATGGCTCGCACCCGTTCAGTAGATTTCCTGCCAGAGATTTTCCAGACACCGGCCAACAGACAGTTCCTGGCTGCCACTCTGGACACACTGATACAAGAACCCAGGTTCCGCAAAAGTGAAGGCTACATTGGACGCTCGGTGGGACCAGGCGTTGATCCAGATGATCGCTACATCGTAGAGCCTGACAAAACACGCGCCGATTATCAGCTTGAGCCGGCAGTGATCAGTCTCAAACCTGATACCGATGATGTGCAGGATCTCATCACCTATCCCGGTTTGCTGGATGCCATTGGCTATCAAGGCGGCACCCAGACAAGACCAGACCGACTGTTCACCAGTGAATATTATGCCTGGGATCCCATGGTTGATTTTGATACCTTGATCAACTACAGTCAGTATTTTTGGCTGCCAGGCGGGCCGGATGCAGTGTCTGTGCGCTCAACAGGGGTGCCCATCACTGACAACTTTACAGTGACCAGGGCCAATGGTGTGTACACCTTCAGTGGTGTTCCCGGAGAAAATCCTCAGATCGAACTGGTGCGCGGAGGAACCTACACATTTTCCGTGGCACAGAATGCCAAGGAGACTGTAAACTACCGTGTGACCAATCAACAGACCGCGGCCTATCTCATAGATGCACAGCCCAATCCTACCTTGACCTTGGCGCGCGGCAATACCTATGTGTTCAATCTCACCCTGCGCGGTGATTTCCCATTCTGGATCAAGACAGCGCCCACACTGGGCACACAGGATGCCTACTCAGTAGGAGTCACGCGCAACGGCAGCATCACAGGGCTGGTCACTTTCGTGGTACCCCAAGACGCTCCAGACACCCTGTACTATGTGAGCCAAAATCAAAGCAACATGCAAGGCATATTGAACATAGTGGACGGAGACAGCGGCACAGGGCCAGGATTCTGGATCCAGACCAATCCTGGCATCAGCGGACGCATTCCTACCACACCCAATATCAGCAGCCGAGACGTGTTTGGTGTGATCAACAACGGCACAGATCTTGGCACAGTCACCTTCGATGTACCAACCAAGACAGCGCAGCAGTTCTATTTCGATCTCGCAGAATTCGCGACTCCGGTCGATCTCATAACCAATTTAAAATTTGATCAGATCAACAATCAGCGCCTGGATACTTTTATCGCCCAGTACGGAGGCATAGATGGCATAACCTACCTGGCCAACCGAACCTTGGTGTTTGATGTGCCCGTGGATGATGCCGTGGCCGGCGGTTGGTTGAGAACCACCTTTTTTGATCCCTTGGCACAGATCACAGCCAACAATGGCCAAATCGGCAGCTATGATACCACGCTGTTTGACCAAGTCACTGAAATACCCCTGGACCAGCGCCGTCAGCTGTGGCAGATCACTCTGCCAGTGATAAATGGCATAACCTATATCAATCTTTCGTCTGTGGCCACAATCCCGGTGCTGAACAAGTTCACCATTAGATACGGCAATCAGTTCAGCAACACCGGATGGTTCAAGACCGATCAAGACCAGTTCCAACAGATTCCCTTGCTGACCGCCAATTTGGATACCTTGTATTATCAGGACGGCACAGATCCAGAAATCTTCGGCGTGTTCAAGATCATTGAGCCTTCTGACAGCGAAACGATTTTTGTTGAAGACATCCTGAACAGCACCAACTACACATCGCCCAACGGAGTGGTATTCACCAACGGCCTAAAAGTGATATTTGAAGGTGATGTGGTACCTGCCAGTTTTGGTTCTGGAAATTTTTCATTCGACTGCACCCAGACCGACAGCGAGTTCGATACTATAACGACCTTTACCACGGAAGATCTCTACGTGGGACAGCGCATCGTGTTCGCTGCTCCTACGCTGGGGGGTCTCACGGCCGGCACAGACTACTACGTTCAAACCATTGTGAATGGATTCCAGTTCACTGTGAGTCTTACACCTTCGGGCTCGGCCGTGTCGTTGCAGAATGGTCTGGGCACCATGTCGGCCACTGCCATAAACTATCGCGAATACTACGTGGCCGGAGTTGGCACAGCCATCCAGCTGTTGCCGGTCACTGATTTCATCACTCCAGAAGCCTATGTGGTTGATGAGGATGACAGCGCCGTGGCGTCTGAACCGGCTGATCCTGACTATATCACTATCGATAGAGCTGGTCAAGATCTCAATGCCTGGAGCCGCAGCAATCGATGGTTCCATATTGATGTGATCAACGCAACTGCTGACTACAACGAAACTGTACCGGTGCTGGACAATCGTTTCCGTGCCAAACGGCCCATTGTACAGTTCCGTGCCGGTCTACGACTCTATGACATGGGCACCCAGGGCAAACAGCCAGTGGATATCATTGATTTTTCGGCCACGGATGCCTTCAGTGACATCCAAGGCAGTACCAGCTATTCTGTGGATGGCTACAGTTTTGTCAACGGAACTCGAGTGATCTTTGCCGCTGATGAAGATCCAGATGTGGCCAACAAAATATGGCAGGTAGAATTTGTGATTCCGGATTCAGACCCGCCTATAGATCCGCCGTTCACTGGTCAACCCATCATCAATCTGACCTTGGCCTCCGACGGTGTGGTCTTGGCCGATCAGGCCACTGTGTGCCTGTTTGGTGACGAGAATGCTGGTAAAACTTTCTGGTTCGATGGCAGTGCATGGCTGCTGGCTCAACAAAAAACCAGTGTGCAACAGGCACCGCTGTTCAATGTGTATGACAGTGACGGAGTCAGTTTCGGCGACCCCACCAAGTACCCCAGCACAGATTTCCGGGGAAGCCGGCTGTTTGGATATGCGGTCAATGATGCCGGTGTGATCGACTCGGTGCTGCAGATTCCTCTTGAATATCTCAACATTGCCAACATCGGCGATATCGTGTTTGACAACTACCTTTACACAGATCAATTCGTGTACACGCGTGAGAATGCCAGCACCACTGAATCTATCAGCAACGGCACTCCAAGACAGTACAGATCGCGCACACAATTCAGCCGCTTACTGGGTTGGCAAACTGCTGTCACTGCGGCGCAGGTATATCAACAGTTCAAATTCCAGTACGACGGTGCTCCGCTGGTGCTGGATGTGGCAGTGTCTGGGCAGCGCACAGTGCCCAGTGTCAAGGTCTACGTGGGATCAGTGTTCCAGGATCCCGGAAGCTACACATACGAAATTGGCACAGATTCTACCACCATAACTTTGTCAACCGCCACGGCCGCAGGCCAGGTGATTGAGGTGTTAGCCCTAAGCGACCAGACCAGTCGCGTGGCTTTCTATCAGGTGCCAATCAATCTTGAAAACAACCCATTCAATGTGAACAGCAGCGAATTCACGCTGGGCACCATGCGCCAACACTATCAGAGTATCTGTGAAAATCTGCCCGCACTTCAGGGCACGATCAACGGTGCCAATAACACCCGAGATCTTGGCAACATCGTGCCCTATGGATTGACCATCCTACAACAGAGCGCTCCCCTGACCCTGGCCGGCTATTTCATGCGCAGCGAGCAGTACAATGTGTTCAACAGCCTGACATTCAATAGCAGAGAATACACCAAGATCAAGAATCTCATCCTGGATGATGTCACCAAGCAGACCATAAATTTCCAGACCGCTGCTGCCATACTGGACACTGCTATAGACACTCTCACGCAGGGTCGCGGAGAAACACAGCCGTTTTACTGGAGCGACATGCTGCCTTCGGGCGCAGTCTACATAGAGAACACCTACACAGTTAGCGTGACCACAGGCCAGACCTTTGACACTGTGCAGGTCTATGATTACGAATCCGCAAACTATCTGGGCATGAACGTTTATGTCAATGGCTCTATACTCACACGAGGCAGAGATTATGTGGTAGCCACTGATGGACCCAGGATCACTGTGCTGGTGTCGCTGGTTCCAGGCAACACAGTGACCATACGAGAATACACCACCACGGTAGGCAGTTTCATTCCAAACACACCTACCAAACTGGGTCTCTATCCGGCCTGGAGGCCTGGTTTGATCACTGAAGCCACTACCACTGGCACGCAGCAGTTTGTGCAAGGGCACGATGGCAGCCTTACGCCGGTGTTTGGAGACATCCGAGACGAAGTGTTGTTGGAATTTGAAACACGCATATACAACAATCTCAAACTGGACGGCAATCCTGTGCCATTGACTGTGTATGATGTGCTGCCCGGCCAGTTCAGATCCACTGGATACAGTTTCCAGGAAATCACTTCCATCCTGGCGCAGGATTTCTTGGCCTATGTGGCCTGGAACAAATTGGACTATCGCACCCAGGATTTCAGTGCGGCCAACGAGTTCACCTACAACTACAGCCGATCCACTAATCGACTGGACAACCAAAATCTACTGGGTGCTTGGCGCGGTATCAATCGCTACTTTTTTGATACCCAACAACCTCAACTGACACCCTGGGAGATGCTGGGCTTCACTGAACCGCCACTGTGGTGGGAAGACACCTATGGTACCGCACCATACACTGACGGCAACCTGGTGCTGTGGGATGATCTAGAAGCCGGCATCGTGAGAGATCCTCTGGGCGCATACGTGCTACCCGAATTTGCACGTCCGGGCCTGACTCGGGTACTGCCAGTAGGGCCTCAAGGAGATCTGTTGAGTCCGCTGAACTCTGTGGTAGGTACCTTCGCCAACAATTCGTTCCGTCGGTCATGGAGCATCGGTGATGGTGGCCCAGTGGAAGCGTCCTGGTGGAATTCCAGTTCTTATCCTTTTGCCGTGATGAGGCTGCTGGCCGTGACCAGACCAGCGCAGTTCTTTTCCTTGTTTGCCGACCGAGATCGATATCGTTTCAACACCGAGTTCCAACAGTATCTGCTGGACGACAGGTATCGTCTAGACGCAGATGGTGTGGTGGTCTATGGCAATGGTGTGAGCAAGGCCAGCTTTATTAACTGGATTGTGGACTACAACCGCGAAAGTGGACAAGACAGCACCCAGGATCTGCAGGACAATCTGGGAAGCCTGGATGTGAGATTGGCCTATCGCATGGCTTCGTACAGCGACAAACAGTACATCAAGATTTTCACAGACAAGACCAGCCCACGCAGCACCAACACTTCGTTCTTGATCCCCGACGAGAGCTACGATCTCTTGCTGTACAAAAACCAACCTTTTGCCAGAGCTAGTTATAGCGCTGTGTTGGTACAAAAAACCGCCGGCGGGTATGCAGTGTTTGGCTACAGCACATACCAGCCCTATTTTAACACGCTGCAGAGCCAGGCAGGCGGCCGGCTGCAGACCATTTCAGTGCCCGGTATCACGGTGCAGGTGCCCACAGCCTACACTGACAGGGTGCTGCAGATACCCTATGGCACTGTGTTGTCCAACGAAACTGCTGTGGCTGACTTCCTGCTGAGCTATGGCCAATTCCTTGACACCCAAGGTTTGATCTTTACCAATACCGACAACGGAATTGTGTTGGACTGGACACAGATGGCCAATGAGTTCCTGTACTGGAGCCAACAGGGATGGGACGAACAGGCCATCATAGCACTGAATCCTTTGGCGTTCCGTCTGTCTGTGACTAGACCGCAGGCCGTGGTGGACAGCATCGACGTGCAGACCAGCGAAAATGTGTTGCTGGATCAAAATCGCAGAGAGTTGCCGGCGCGCAATCTCAACATCACGCGCCTAGACAACACATTCACAGTAGAACCGGCCACTGATCAGACCCTCAGTTTCATAGATCTCAAGTACACTGCGTTTGAACACATCATCGTGTTGGATAACAGCAGTGTGTTTGGCGATCTTATCTACGATCCTGTGACCGGTGCGCGGCAGAGCCGATTGGATCTAGTGGCCTTTACCACCACGGAATGGAATGGCAGCATTGATGCCCAAGGATTCATCCTCAATCAAGACAACATCCAGGAATGGGATGGCAATCGCAGCTATGCCAAGGGCGAGATTGTGCTCTACAAAGGCAACTACTGGAGCGCTGCTACCATCGTGCAGCCGTCGGTGGAATTCAACTACAACGCCTGGATACAGAGCGACTACACCAAGATACAGCTGGGTCTGTTGCCCAATCTGGCCACCAAGGCCAACCAGCTGACCAATAGCTATGACATCAATTCTTTGAATCTGGAAACAGACAACGATCTCTTGAGCTATGGTCTCATTGGTTTCCGGCCTCGCCAGTACATGACATCGCTCAATCTCGACGATGTGAGCCAGGTCAATGTGTACCGACAGTTCCTGGGCGACAAAGGCACCATCCAGAGTGCGCGTGTGTTTAGCCAGGCCGATCTTGGCAAGGAGGCCGCAGAATACGACATCTACGAAAACTGGGCGGTACAACGCGCAGTTTACGGTGCCAATGCCAACCGCAGCTTTTTTGAACTGCGTCTCAATCGTGCGCTGCTGGATGCCAATCCCAGCACCGTACAGGTCGTGGTTCCGCAGCAGACCAGCCAGGCAGATCAGACAGTGTTGGTCAGTGATATCTGGCGCGAAAGTTTCCGCATCAATTCGCCAGACATACTGCCTGTGACCAATGAACTGCCCACAGACATTTCTTTGCCTACCGCGGGTTATGTGAACATAGAAGACGCTGACGTCACGGTGTTTGACATCAACGAACCCGGCGTTCTCAACGATGTCATAGACGACATTGAAGTGGACACCACTATTTGGGCTGCCAGAGTCAATGAATATGACTGGAACATATACCGTGCAGATGCTGTGCCAGGATTCATCAATCATGTTTGCGACAACCTCAACGGCACCAGCCTGGTGATTTTCACCCAACAGCATGGATTGTCTGCAGGCGACAAGTTGATCATCAAGGGTTTTGATTCGGAAGTGAACGGAGTGTATGAAGTGCTTACTGTTCCTTCTCTGACCAAGGTCACCATCGCATTCAGTTTTAGCGGTGATCGAACCGTGGCCAATGGTGTGGGCATTGGTCTTACGCTGGAAACCATGCGTGTGGCCCAGTTCAGCGACATCGTTGATCTGCCTTATGCCAATCAGCTGGGCCCCGGTGCCAGAGTCTGGATCGACGATCGCGGTGATGGCAGATGGACGGTGCTGGAAAAACAGGCCGTGTACGATGCGCTGCTGACCTTAGAACCCAGAGATCCTGATGCTACCCAGACCTTTGGTAGCAGCGTAGCACAAGCTGCCAATAGATTTGCAGCCTTGGTAGGCAGTCCCAGCTATTTCCGTGACACTGAGCCTGTGAGACAGGGAGCGGTGTACACCTATGTTCGATCAGACACACAGCAATATGATCCTGTGAGCCCTGTAAATCAAGCAGATGCCATCCTGAAACTGGCAAATCTGGGCACCAGGAACTTTGGTAATGCCGTGACCTTTGGTTATCAAGACTGGGCTGCGGCAGGTGCGGATTTCAGTCTGGGTGTCACTTTCGCCGGCAATTTTGTGCCCGGTGCCGATTACATCGTACAGTCAGTGGGCACCACTGACTTTGCAGCCATAGGAGCTGCACCCACAGCAGAAGTTACTGGTTCCATCGCGAGCTCCACGCTCACAGTCACTGGTATCACATCAGGATCGTTGTCGCTGGGCACAGTGCTGTCGGGGTCAGGAGTCACAGCAGGAACCTATATTACCAAATTTGTGTCAGGCACAGGTCTCACCGGAACATATCATGTCTATCCCAGCCAGACTGTAGGAAGCACGACCATATTTGGCATGGAGGTGGGTGTGCAATTCACAGCGTCGGGCCCAGGCACTGGGTCGGGCACTGCACTGGGCATAGACACCAACAGCAGCACAGGTTATGTGTCAGTGATTTACCGAGACACTGCCAGCTACCTACCCAACACCAATCCTTACAGCAACTGGCAGCTGCTGACCAATCCTGGAGGAGTCACAGCAGGTGCTGCTGAATTTGGTCGCAGTGTAGCCATGAGCGAAGACGAAAGATGGTTGTACGTGGGTGCACCAGGAGCCAACCGGGTCTACGCCTATGGTCGGGTGAATTATGAAGATCAAGTGGTCCAAGCCACCGGAGACGGTATTACTACCCAGTTCGTGATCAACAACAGCATACAGATTGACGAAGCCACGCAGATATCGGTGACTGTGGATGGACAACTGCAGACATTGGGCACGGATTACACTGTGGACAGCAGTTTTGGAACCGTGACTTTTGTGTCGGCACCTGCAGCAGCATCGGCTGTGATCATTCAGCGCATCAAGCAGGTCAATCTAGACAGTGAAATCTATTTGGACGTCACGGCCACAGGAGGATCTGGAACAGGTGCACTGTTTACTGTGACACGCCGGCGCGGCACAGTGTCTGTGGAAGTGCAGGCCGGCGGTACTGGTTATGTCAACGGCGAAACGCTGACCATAGCAGGTGATGACATATGGCCCAATGGCACCACTCCTGCCAATGATTTGGTATTTGACGTCACGGCCACGACCGGCGTGATATCAGGAATATTAGGCGCTTCTGTGCTGTACGATCCACCGCCCTTGATCAACACTTGGTCTCTCAATGAATATTTCTTTACCTTGGGATCCATTGACAGTTTTTCTGTAGTGGTCGACGGCGAACTCTACAGGCCCAATATCGATTACGATTTCAATGCGGACGATTCTTCGGTGGGACAAGATCTCACTTTTATCACGGTTCCGCCCATCGGTTCTGAGATCTTGGTGCGCGCCCAGGCATATTGGCAGCAGGTCACCGACATAACAGTGGCAGGTCTGGCCAGTGATGCTGCCTTTGGTACCATGGTGAGCTGCACTACTGATGGTCGCCAGGTCATGATTGGCACACCGAATCGCATAGTCAACGGTGAGACAGAAGCCGGTACAGTGTATGTGTTTGACAGGAATGTGCAGAAATTCGTGTATGGTCAGCATCCCAATTCCGACAGCTCAGTGCAGTTCACTGTGCTAGGTTCCGTGACTGAGCCGGTGTCTGTGTCCGTGAACAGCAGATTCCTGGTGAACGAACAGGACAGTTTGATTAATGCTCCGGAAACATTCAGTGTAAATGGCAACATCGTGACCTTGAACACCGATCTCTCGATCGGTGACGTGATCGAGATCGAAACCAATCAGTTCAGACCGATCCAGACCATAGAGCAGGACGTGCCAGCTGAATTTAGCAACTTTGGACAGGCCTTGGAGATCTGCCCCAATAACTGCAGCCTCTACATCGCAGCGCCGCAGAGCAGTCTCCAGATCTACAAAGGTGGTGTGATCGAAAGGCATGTCAATCAAGCCAGGCTGTACGGTGTGATCCGTTCCACTGTGTCGGTGTCCAGTCTTGGCGCAGGCGATACCATACGCATCAATGATATTGATGTAGCAGTGCCCGCTGCGCCATCGAATACTGTGGCTGGCCTGGCCGCCGTGATCAACGAAGATGTGCCCAATGTGACTGCCAGCGTGATCGACGGTCTCCTGCAGCTCAGCGTGACCAATGTGTCAGCCGCTGAGCCTTTCAACAAACTGCAGGTACTGCCCGGCAGCCAAGGCACCGCATTCTACGATCTCGGCTTTGAAGTTTACTATTTCACACAGACTGTGCAGAGTCCCTATGCCAGAGAATATGCGGCTTTTGGTTCAAGCCTTTCGGTGTCCTCGGATGCCAGCGAACTGGCAGTGGGAACGCCCGCCGGCACCATGTACATCATCCAGATCTTCGACGACGGCACCACTGTTTTCGATCTGGGCGCCACAGAATTCTTTACTGACATAGATCAGAGCGGCGTGGTCTATGTGTTCAATCTCGCCGGCAGTGTGGCACCAGGTATTACCAATCCAGCACAGCTGGTTTTCGCGCAGCAGATCTTCGTGAACAGCGTGGATTATCTCGCAGAATTTGGCACCGCGCTAGACTACCGAGATGGTCTGCTGTGGGTGGGTGCGCCGGGCAGCGACATCGGTGATTCGCAACAGGCAGATTTTGGCCAGGTATACATTTTCGAGAATGCGTCTAGGTCAGCGGCCTGGGTGCCTATCTATGTACAGCAGGACACAGTGGACATACGGCTGCTGAATTCTGTTTTCTTGTACGATCGTGTGACCTCGGCCACGACAGAATTCCTGGACTTTTTCAATCCGCTGCAGGGCAAGATCCTGGGCGCTGCGCGCCAGAACATTGACTACATCGGCAGCGTAGATCCTGCTTCATACAACGCAGGACCCGCCAGGTTGTTGGGCACTACCTGGTCCGAAACAAATGTTGGACAAGTCTGGTGGGATACTTCCAGTGTGCGGTTCATTGATCCCAATCAAGACAACATCACCTATACAGCGCGACGCTGGGGCCAGGTGTTCCCCGGCAGCAGCATAGATGTGTACCAGTGGATCGAAAGCGATCAATCTCCGGCAGAATACACCGGTCCCGGAACGCCTTTCAGCACCGTAAGTTTCAGTGTCAAAACCCTGCTGAGCCAAGAGGGCACGTTCCTGACCAGATATTTCTTCTGGGTGCGAGGTCTCACCACCGTGGCAACCCGGCAAGGAAAAACCCTCAGCGTGGACACTGTGGCTCGCTACATCCAAGATCCAAGATCCACCGGTATCGCTTACCTGGCTCCATTGAACGCCAGCACTGTGGCCATCTACAACTGCGAGACCTTGATCGAAGCACAGGACACTGTGCTGCACATAGAATTTGATCGCGAACTCAACAGCGACAATGTGCATGTGGAATACGAACTGATACCGCAGGATCGCGCCGACGGATTCCTCAGTGACAATCTCTATCGCAAGCTGCTGGACAGTTTCACTGGATTCGACACCGCGGGCAACCGAGTGCCTGATCTTGGTCTGAGTCCGGCTGAAAGATATGGGGTGCAGTTCCGGCCTCGCCAGAGCATGTTCACTGATCGATTTGCTGCCTTGCGCAACTATATCACCAGGGCCAACGAAGTGATGCGACGCTATCCCATCACTGAGACGCGTTCTCTGGCCTTGTTGAACAGCACCGATCCTGAACCCACTGCCAGCTCGGGCGAATGGAACCAAAGGGTGGCCAATCTCGAGATCCTGGGTTTCCAGGACATCTATGCCGTGCCGCTGGGCTATCGTTATCTGGTAGAGTCGGACAGCAGCCAGCGTGGACTGTGGACCATCTACACTGTGGATTCCGGCTCTGTGCCCGGCAATCGTGTGCTCACGCTGACCAAGGTGCAGAACTACTATACACCGTTTTATTGGGACTTCATTGACTGGTATCAACCCGGCTACAACTCATCGATCAAACCTGTGCTGGAAGTGCCCAATGTTGCCAGCCTGGAAACCATCACTGTGCCCACCGGCAGCAGCGTCAAGGTCACGGCCAACGCGCAGGGCCGGTTTGAAATCTATCTGCGCACCGACACTGGTTGGCAAAGGGTAGGATTGGAACAAGGTACCATCGAGATATCGCCCGTGATCTACGACTACAGTTTTGGCGGCAACGGTACCAACGTGTTTGGTTTTGACACCGAAGTGTTTGATCTGCAGTATTTTGATGCAGAACCCACCACAGAAACGCGTCGCATACTGCAGGCTCTCAATCAGGAGATCTTTATCGATGACCTGTTGATAGAACGCAATCGCCTGCTGACCCTGACTTTCAATTATGTGCTCACAGAATTTGCTGCGCCAGAATGGTTGGTAAAAACCAGCTTGATAGACGTTGACCATCGCATACGTGAACTGTTTCCGTTCCAGAATTTCGTGAGAGACAACCAAGAATTCGTGCTGGACTACATCCAGGAAGTCAAGCCCTATCATGTACAGATTCGTGAATTCAATCTCAAATATTTTGGATTTGACCAGTATCAAGGCGATGTCACTGACTTTGATGTGCCGGCCTATTTCAATACCAGTCTCACGGTACCGCAGTTTACCAGCCCTATCTTGCTGCCCTATGAGGCCGGCACTGCACAGGTCAGCAACAACCTCAGCGACACACCTGCCACATCCTCAGTATGGCAGACCTGGCCCTATACCCAGTGGTTCAACAACTATCTGCTGGATCTAGATACCATAGCCGTGACCAGCGGTGGATCGGGCTATACCGAAGCGCCGGTGGTTTCGATCACCGGCGACGCCACGGTACCGGCCACGGCAGTGGCCGTGATCAACAGCAGTGGTCAAGTGATAGCGGTCAACGTGACATCCACAGGATCTGGCTATCGTGACAGCCCTGTGATAACGTTCACGGGCGGCAACGGCTCGGGTGCAGCCGCCTATGCGCGTCTCAGCAATGCAGTGATCCGACAATTCCGCACCACTATGCGCTACGATCGCATACAGTATCTGTCCTTGATACAGGAATGGAGTCCAGATCAGCTCTATATCAATGGCACCTTGGCCCGTTATCTAGATCAGATCTGGCGCGCCGACAGTGCGGACGGCAGCAGCGCTGTGATCGGTCCGGAATTCAGCCTAGAGGATTGGACCTTGGTAGACCCGGCTCAGCTGGTATTGGCTTTCAATGCACAGGAAAACTACTATGAATTGGCCATCAATCCTGACACAGGCCTGCCCATAACTCCTTATATCACAGGCCCAGATCGCACCATGGGACTGTATCAGCCAGGTGTGAATTCACCAGGCCTGGAGCTGGCACAACTGATCACCGGCGTGGATTATCCTGGAGTACAGGTCTTTGGCCGTCATTTCGCTCCCATTAATGCACCCGCTTACGATCCGGCCAACAGCTATCCTGCGCGTGCCATAGTGCTGTATCTGGGTTCGTACTATCTCAGTCTGCGCGAAGTACCACCGGCACGCCTGCCCACCGATCAGGAATACTGGCAGATCTACTACTATGATCTGTTGTTGGATGCAGACTATCGCAGCAGCTTCACTGATCAACTGTTGGGCACCAGGGTGTCTGACATCAACGTGAACGGAGGCGAATTCATCGGACCCTATGAAGGGCATGCACCCGAAGAACTGGTCAACGGCAGCGAATACGACACTGTAGACATACGCGTGTTTACCAGACCAGGTTCAGACTGGCAGTTGGATGGTCACGGATTCCAGCTGTCAGCGGTGAACGCAGTGTATGATGCTATCTTGGCGTCATCCATCAGTTTTGCCAATCTGGTGGAATTTCCAGCACAGGTCTTGGTCAGCAATCAGACCACTGGCCTGGCCTTGGCCTTGGATGTAGACTATACCATAGACTGGACAGCGCAGACCGTGGACATCATCGCTGGAGCCGGTGTTCTGGATGGCGATCTGGTGAATGTGATAGCGTTCGAGTTAGGCGGTGGAAGCCAGCTGTACCGTGCCAACTACGTGGGCAGCCAAATACCCACAGGTAGGTTCCTGGTACCCGTGGATGCCGAACAGATACAGTCAGTGGCCATACTGCAGAACGGTGAAGAAGTGATCACCCCGGCTACCTGGCAGCCTTACATCGATTCTGTGGCCTGGAATATCTTGGTGGCCTATCCACGCAACACCGTGGTCAACAACGCAGGTCAGTATTACAGATCCGTCCAGGCCGTGCCCGCCGGAGAAGTCATCACAGACACGGCCTATTGGCTGAACTTTGTGCCCACCTTACAGAGCGAAGTGATCATGGCGCTGCCGCCTGCAGCCACAGATGGCATCGCTGTGGTAGTGTTGGGTGCCCAGACCACTACCGCGGGAGATTTCGTCACCGGACGCAGTTACACCATAGAGAGCTTGGGCAACACAGATTTTACTGCTGTAGGCGCTGCTACCAACACAGTGGGCGAATCATTTGTGGCCACTGGACCCGGTTCGGGATCTGGCACAGCCACCAGTGTCTACTCTTGGAGCACACCGCAGCGCCAGTATCATGTGGCCACTGCTGCCACTGTGACCAACTTTGGTTTTGAACTGTCAAACTACATCGGCGGCACCAATCCTGCCAACATGATCGTCACACGCAATGGCGAGAGACTGACACCTCCGGCAGGCATACAGTGGCGGGCAGACGATGAACCTCAGGACGACAGCACCCTCAATGTTTCATATGGATTACCCCAGCGTCTTGGTGAATCCTTCTTGCAGAGCTCGATCAATGCCATAACCGACATCCAGGTCTGGGTGGATGATGTGCTGCAGACCCAGAGCATTGGAGCATTTATCGGCGATTACAGCGTGACACCTTGGACGGGCAGCAATACACCTGGACGCCAGGTTGTGTTCACCGAACCTCCCACGCCGGGTGCCCGTATCTTGATCACAGTGTCTACCGAAGCCGACTACAACATCGTGGGCAATGATTTGGTATTGGTGACTCGACCCAATCTGGGTGATCTTTACGCAGTGACCACTTGGAACGACACCGCAGAGCAAGACATCGTGACCTTGGTGTTCTACGGGCCGGTGCAGACTTCTTTCCCCATCGTGGAACCCTACGACAGCCAGCCTTTTGATGCGGCCAACACCAACAACACGCCGGGCTCTTTTGACTTCAGTACCGCAACTGTCACCACACAAAATCGATTCGATCTAGGCAGATCTGACATCACGGCCAACCGCTTGTTGGTCACGTTGGATGGTTTGCGAAAGTATGAAGGCCAGGATTTCACCGTGGTAGGCACAGAGCTGGTGTTGGCCTCTGGTGCCATCGCCAGCGATCAGATCTTGGTGGTGACAGAATTTACCCCTTCCATAGTGCCCGAGGCAGCTGCTTTCCGTATATTCCAGGACATGCGAGGCCTACAGGCCACTTATCGTATGACAGCGGCCACCACTACCCAGCTCACACAACCTTTGAGCATCTCAGATGATGTGATCCATGTTGTGTCCGTGTTAGGCATGACCGAACCACAGCTGAGTGTGGGCGTGTTCGGTCAGATCACCATTGGTGCAGAACGCATAACCTATCGTGTGCGAGACCAGGCAACCAACACGCTGTCTGGCCTGCGCAGGGGAGCATCTGGAACTGCCATCGCGGACCATGCCACAGGCTCCACGGTGTACAACATCGGCAACGGCAATCTCTTGAATGGTGCATATCAAGATCAGGTCGTTAGCGACGCATCTGTGGGCGATGGCAGCACCACCATATTCTATGCGCCCAGCATTGATATCACTGACTACGGAGACAGCAGCACTACCTATGTAGACAGCATCGAGGTATTTGTGGGTGGTGTGAGACAGTACAGATTCGGTTCCGGCACTGTGAGCGAATACCCCTGGATCGTGACAGATTTTGGGCCGCTGGCTGTGGAATTCATCACAGATGACAGCCCAGTGGATCCAGATTTGGCTCCACCATCGGGAGTGGAAGTCACCATATTGCAGCGCCGCGGCCTTTGGTGGTATGATATCAGGACCCAGGCTGAACGAGAGCAGGCCTTGCAAGAAAATCCAAGCGCAGCAGCCAGGTTCTTGACCGACAGATAACGCAGGATAAATAAACGATCATGGCACATCAACAACCTAGTCAACACCCTAACAGCCCGGCCGGGTCACCACAGGCACGCCCCAACGACGCGGGTGTGATCGCTGTGCAAGCGCATTTCCGCATTTTTGACCCCAAGACCCAGCGCACCATCGTGGAGGGTCGGGCATGATCCTGCCAGGACTGTGCAAGATAGAGGGTTTCGTGCGCATCCACGACCCAAACACCGGTGAAGTGCTGGTAGACAAAAAAAATGCCATACACTACGAAAACATGAGCATCGCGCTGGCACAGACTCTCGGCGATCGCAATGTGGGCTACATCTACGAAATGGCGTTCGGCAACGGCGGAAGTTCGGTTGATCCCACTGGTGTGATCACGTATCTGCCACCCAATACCACTGGTCAGAACGCGGATCTCTACAACGAAACCTATGCCAAAGTGGTCAACGATAATTCGGCCGCAGACACAGATCCGCTCAACAATAAAATGACTGTGCTGCACACATCGGGCACAGTCTACACTGACATCCTGGTGCAGTGCCTGTTGGACTACGGAGAACCTCCGCAGCAGCAGGCCTTTGACAATTCAACCAATTTCAACGGTGAATTTGTGTTTGACGAGCTGGGCCTAAAGGCCTGGAACGGCAGCGTCACAGATCTGCGCCTGATCACACATGTGATCTTCCACCCGGTACAAAAGAGCCTCAACAGGCAGATACAGATTGACTACACTCTGCGCATCCAAACGCTGAGCAACATCAATGCTGTATAAATACGCAACACAGGAATAGGTAAACCGATATGGCATATACGATCACACTGACCGACGGCACAGTTTTTGCTACTGTGGCAGATGGCACTGTCAACACCAGCAGTTCCATGACCTTGATAGGTAAAAACTACGCAGGTTATGGTGACTTCCTTGATACCAACTTCATACATCTGCTGGAAAACAGCTCCAACAACACAGCACCGCCCGCACCCTTGACCGGCCAGCTCTGGTGGGACAAGGCCAATGGTCTGCTCAAAGTCTACAACGGTTCCACATTCAAGACAATTTCAGCTGCTACAGCGTCAGCATCAGCGCCCACATCCAACGTCACAGGTGATCTTTGGTATGACACCACCAATCAACAGCTCAAGGCCTGGACCGGAGCCGCATTCATAGTGATTGGCCCTGCCTACAGTGCCAGCCAAGGCGTCAGCGGTGCTATACCCGAGACCATACAAGACTCAGTTGGAGCCGACAAGGAAGTGACCAGCCTCTATGTGGACAACATCAGAGTGGGCATGGTTTCCAAAGAAGCGCAATTCGTACCACAGGTCAGCCTGCTGGCCGCATTCCCAACCATTTATCCCGGCATCACGTTGAGTTCTTCGGTGTCTGGTGCACGCTACGAAGGCACTGCCAACAACGCTTCGTTCTTGAACAGCCTGGCCAGCAGCCAATTCATGCGCAGCGATACTACCACCAGCACCACGGGCGTGTTGAGTGTGTTGAACAATTCCGGCCTGTTTGTGGGTGCAACCAATGCAGTCAGCGTATCTCAGAGCAGCAATGATGCCTTGGTTGGGGCCAACATATCCGGCGGCAATCTTGTATTCCGAGCCAATGTAGGCGGAACCGTACACAATGTGGCCCAAGCCCTGGGCAGCAACGGCACCTTTGCTGTAGGCAATGCTGCCACAGTGGGTACCACACTGGGAGTCACAGGCAACATCACCGGCGGCAACATCATCACGGCCGGTCAGGTCACTGCCACAGGCGCTATTACCTCAGCGGCTAATGTGACCGGTGCCACTGTTAACGGCACCGTGATCAGTGCCACTGGCAATGTGCAGGGCGGAAACATACGCACAGCTGGACTCGTATCTGCCGCTGGTAGTATAACAGCCAGTGCAGGCAACATCACCGCAGGGTCAGGGTTTTTCTTCATTGGCAACGGCAGCCAGCTCACCGGACTCAGTGCTGCTGTATCAGTGACCAAATTCTCCAATGGTACATCAGAAGGCAACATTGGTGCACCCGGTGGCAACGCCAATATCACCATCGGTGGCGTATCAAACGTGGCTGTGTTCACTCAAACAGGACCAGTGTTCAGTGTGGGCAATGTCACCGTGGCCGGCATCGACAAGACCGGCGCCAATGCAGTGGGCAACATTGGATCGGCCTCTAACTATTTCAACAGGGTATTCGCCACTTCTACATCTGCCTTGTACGCTGACGTGGCTGAACGCTTCGCTGCGGACGAGTATCTGGAGCCAGGCACAGTGGTAGAACTGGGCGGCACACAAGAAATCACACGTGCCCGCCGAGAACTCAGCGATGAAGTGTTTGGTGTGATCAGCACCCGGGCTGCCTATCTCATGAATGGTGGTGCCGGTGCGGATGATACGCATCCTCCAGTGGCCATGACAGGCCGGGTTCCGGTCAAGGTCATTGGTACAGTTGCCAAAGGTGATAGATTGGTCTCCGCCGGAGATGGTATAGCACGTGCTGCACGACCAGGCGAAGCCACTCCTTTCAACGTGATCGGTCGAGCACTGGAATCCAAGCACGCAGAAGATGTGGGTCCGGTAGAAGCCGTGGTAACTATCAAGTAAGAGCGACTCATGACATACACTTCAGGCAGCCTAATCGAAGCCACCGACTACAACGGCTTTGTGAGTACCACGGTAGGGGCAAATATCAATGCTACCTGGAGCACCGGCACCACCAGCGCAGGCTATGGCCAGACTGCTCTTGCCACTGTGTCTGCCGGAGGCACAGTCACTGCCACACAGTGGGCCAGCTTGGTCAACACCGTGGCTGCCATGGCTAATCATCAGGGAACCACCATCACCAGTCGTTCTGCCCCGATCACAGGTGATACAATAACCATACTGGCTGCTGTGAACACAGACATCACCAACTGCTACAACAATCGTGGAAATGCTGCTGCTCAGGGCAGCCAATTCACTGGTTATACCGGTACCAACTCCAAGACCACTGCCACTTCAGGCGCCACTTGGACCATCACTTTTACCAACACCGTGACTTTTGCTTCAGCCGATGCCGCCCGTTATTTCTTCAACGCCGGCGGCACCATCAAGATCGACGTGAGCAAAACAGCCACTGGTGACGTCGGAGATCCTGAATGGAACGATCTGGCCAACACTCTCTGTGGTGACATCTACATCACCGGTGGCGACTACAGCCAGACCATCGCAGGTACAACTTACACCGGAACCACCAAGATCGGCGGTACTGGCACACCTGATATCCTGCTGACTACCACTGGCTGGTTTGATCTTACCGCGGGTGCTGCGGCCACCATAGTGTATAAGCAGTTTGCGGACACAGCACCTTATACCGCAAACTTCATCCAGCATAGCCTGGCCAAAAACGCAGCATCCACTGAGCTGGTGATAACCACGCTTTGGTCTGCATCAGACGGAGATGCTATCTCGGGTGGAACAGCCGCATCTGGTGCCACTCCGGGCACAGCGCCCTGTACCATCGTTACCTATTTCCCACCCAGTACCACCTATCTCAGCAATACCTGGGGCACGCCCACTGTGGCAGCCACCACAGTCTAGTTGACCTAGCCAAAAAAACCATATATAATAAGGCATGGATACTGATGCCTTGACCCAACACATCCGCAGCCGATTCGATCATGAAAGCCAGAAACGCATCCTGCGAGAAAAATACGAAGCCAAGATGCTGTTCGCCCATGCCGGAGGTATGTGGCGAGCTGGACCCGAACTGCAGACCACGCTGCTGACCTGTCCTGATACAGAGGCAGTGCTGCTGGATCTATACCAAAATCCTGTGCGTGTGACAGTGACAGAACTTATGCAGCTGAGCCAACAGCGCTGGCAAGAACAACTGGCAGCCTGGTTGACTGAATCAGAAGGCCTGCGTAGTCAACGATGACACAGGGCGCAGTGATTTTCGCTGTAGGAGCCGGCGCCTTGGACTATGTGGCCATGGCGGCCTGGAGCGCACAGCGCATCCTCAGGCACTTGGATCTGCCTACCACGCTGATTACCGATCAAGATGTCAATGACGCAGTATTTGATCGGGTAATCAAGATAGCAGCGCCGTCGGGCCATCGTGACAGATGGTTCGAAGATCTAGGTCATACAGTGCCCTGGCACAATCGTGATCGCTGTGATGCGTTTGATCTTTCTCCTTATGATCGTACACTGTTGTTGGATGCTGACTATGTTATCGCCAGCGATGCACTGAGAGTCATCATGGATCATGACAGATTGTGGTGTTTCCGACATGCCATCGCTGCAGGTGGTTCTCACAGTTGGAACACATTTGGCCGGCATCACCACCCCCAATACTGGGCCACGGTGGTAGCGTTCAATCGTGACAATCAAGCTCGATTCATATTTGACAGCATGCGCATGATACGCGATAACTGGCAGCACTATCGAGATCTTTTCCACGTAGACTCGCCCCTGTATCGAAATGATTATGCACTCAGCATGGCACTGCCTTTGGTCAACGGGCATGTAGATCCTGTGATGCCTCGAGTGTGTGCCATGATAAATGTGTTGCCTGAACACAAACTCGTGCAACAAGATCAGGACCAATTTATTGTGCAATATGGTCCAGCGGACCGTCCGCGCCGATGCTCGCTGCAGGATCAAGATTTCCATGCCATGTGCAAGCGCCAGCTGGGAGACATCGTTGCGGCCCATTGAAGAGCAGGGATATGTGTGTGTGGCAGTGAACACCGACACCGCGGACTATGTGTCCATGGCACAGCGCCTGTTTGCCAGTTTGAAATCGTGGCACCCAGCAGCCCGGACCTGTCTGATCACAGACCAGATAGTGTCGGCGCCTGAATTTGATCATGTGCGCCTGATAGATCCAGCCGCCACGGCCTATGCCAATGATGCTGCTGTATTCCGACACACACCTTTCCGCGAGACCATCAAGCTGGAAGCTGACATGCTGATTGTCAGCGCCATAGATCATTGGTGGAACATGCTCCGGCATCGTGATCTAGTGATCAGCACAGGATGCCGAGATTGGCACGATCAGCTAGTAACGAATTCTCCGTATCGTAGATGTTTCCGTGAAAACCACTTGCCAGATGTGTACAATGCTGTGACCTATTGGCGCCTGTCTGCCACAGCCAAAGAATTTTTTGATCTGGTACGGCAGATATTCCAGACTTGGCCACAGGTAAAACAACTCCTGCGATTCGCGGAAGATCAGGCCAGCACCGACCTGGTCTACGCCATAGCTGCAGCTGTCATGGGTCCGGAACGTGTGACCATGCCTTTTGCTTCGTATCCGCAGATAGTGCATATGAAACCTCGCACTGCTGGTACCGTGGGACCTTGGTCAAAAAATCTGGTATGGGAACATGATAACGGACGACTGCGCATTGATACCGTGGTGCAATGGGGCGCTTTTCACTACCACGAAAAGAACTGGCTACCATGACCCCCGAAGAATTTTGGCAGATCCTGCATGCAGCACCCACGGCTCAGCCTGTGTTTTATCGATTGTATCACGATGACCGTGGTCGACTCATATGCTACAGCATGGAGGATCTGCCTGGTACATACATAGACATCGATCAAGCCACCTATGCACGTGGCAGCAAATGGATTCGAGTAAGAGACGGACGGCTGCACCAGTATCATCCTTGGCTACAACCCGCCAAACTGGTGCCAAGCGAACAGGGCACAAGTTGTGATGTTTACGATGTCATGATCGTGAGATCGCATGGCGACGTACAAAAGTGGAGCATGAAAACCTATGACCAAGATTGACGTGGCAGATTTAGACTGTATCTATCTGACCTATGATGAGCCTCAGTGTGAAGAGTTCTGGATCACCATCCGGAACATGGTACCTTGGGCTCAGAGAGTGCATGGCATCAAAGGATCAGATGCAGCACACAAGGCAGCCGGCGAGGCCAGTGCCACAGAGCGTTTTATCTTGATTGATGGGGACAACCTGCCAGATCCGGTGTTTTTCAATCAGGTGCTAGAGTTTCCAGATGTGACCTGGGAATCTGCTGTGCTGCGTTGGAGAGCTTACAACACCATCAATGGCCTCATGTATGGCAATGGCGGCCTCAGCTCATGGACTCGTACCTTTGTTGCCAACATGACCACCCACGAAAACACGGACGGATCGGATGCCACACAGGTAGAATTCTGTTTCGATCCGCTTTATTGGGCCATGCACGACTGTTGGTCAGTGACTTATCCCAATGGATCCGCCTTCCAGGCCTGGCGTGCCGGATTCCGAGAGGGTGTCAAGATGTGCCTAGACCAAGGTCGACGACCTTCTGCAGCAGAATTCCGAGACCGCGTGCACCAACGCAATCTTGATCATCTCACCATATGGCATAACGTAGGTACTGACGTGGAGCATGGCATCTGGGCCATAGCCGGAGCTCGTCAAGGTACCTACATGACCATGTTGACCAATTGGGATCATCGTGAAGTGCAGGATTTTGATTCTTTGCAGGCTCTATGGACCACGGTGGAAACGTCGGACCCCAGAGTCATGGCCGGCAAGATCGGCGTCGAATTGCATGATCAGCTGGACCTTCCAGTAGCCATGTTGGAGGCCGAACAGAGTGCTTTTTTCAAGCGCCACTATCGCTCAAACTGGCAAAATCAAGGTATCATGGTAAGAGAGATTGATGTGATACGGAGACAAGAGGGGTGGTAGATCACAAAGAATTCACTGTCACAGTAACCAATGATATGCTGTGGAACATCCCAGATCTGATTGCGTTCTTGAATGACAATCAAGGCAGTGATATCTGTATCATAGTCAACCCAGAAGCACACTGTCTTAGAGCGTCAGGATTCTATGACATACTTGATAAATTCAACTTCACCTCAGTGCAAATCATGACACATAATCAATTGGAAGCGCATGATCGATATGGTATATCAAAAGTCAATGTAGGTAGATTTTTTCTGGACATTGAAAAATACGATCTCAACACGTCGGGTGTATGGAATCAAACCAAGATATTTGGAGCTTTTTTTGGCCGCCCAACGGCCAACAGATTAGGCATTGCAGCCTATCTGTGCAATCAATATAGAGCCGATTCTGAAATAATATTTCCTGTAGATTTCCGCGATCCAGATCAGCGTGCGCTATGCGAAGTCAATAAATTGTTTGTATATGACCCCGACAGCTTGACCTATCTAGCTAACTGGATCGACATGCACGAACCAAAAAATCTAGGTTATCAACCTCACGGACATCTCTTTACCTACGATAAAGGTCTTTTACAATTGTATGCCAACATTTTTGTTGACATCATTAGCGAACCCAATATCAAGGGGCGAACGTTTTTTCCTACCGAAAAATTGGTGCGACCTATTCTGATGAAAAAACCGTTTATAGCGATGGCTTCGGAAAATTATCTAGAATATGTAAGACAGTTGGGATTTTATACATTCAATGAATTTTGGAACGAAGACTATGATGGATTTGCAGAAGGCGACAGATATATCAAAATCCTAAATTTGATAGATTGGTTGGCCTCGAAATCTCGTGAAGAACTGGAAGAATTGTATATGTGCATGCGATTCCAGTTGGAACATAACTACATGGTAGCCAAGAACTTTGACTACAACTTACAGATCTTAGAAATAGGTACATGACCAAGAAAATTTTTATTACGGGTGTAGCCGGATTTGTAGGCAGTCATCTTGCGGATCACTTTTTGCAACAAGGACATCAGGTAACCGGTTGTGATAACCTGCTGGGCGGATATAGATCTAATGTAAGCGATGACGTGGAATTTTATGACCACGATCTCAGATCTCTGTCAGGTCTCGATAAGTTGATGCATGACTGTGACATTGTCTATCATACTGCGTGTACAGCGTACGAAGGATTGTCTGTGTTTTCACCTAGTTTGATCGTGGAAAATACAGTGCAAATTTCGGTGAATGCTTTTACTGCTGCGATCATGGCCGGAGTGACAAGGTTCGTGCATTGTTCCAGCATGGCTAGATATGGCAACTTTGATGGCCAGCCTTTTCAAGAACACATGATGTGTCGTCCGCAAGATCCATATGGTATAGCCAAATACAGCTCTGAACTTTTGTTACAAAATCTATCAACCATACACGGTCTTGATCTGGTGATCGCAGTACCGCACAACATCATTGGTCCCAGGCAAAAATATGATGATCCTTTCCGCAATGTGGCCAGCATAATGACCAATCTCATGTTGCAAGGTCGCCAACCCATAATCTATGGCGATGGATCGCAAACCAGATGTTTTACTGACATAGCAGACGCCGTAGATTGTCTGGGGCGATTGGCGACTGATGAAATGTCTATCAACCAGACTTTTAACATTGGTCCAGACAGAGATCCTATCACCATAATGGACTTGGCAACCCTGTTGGCGGAAATTATCGGAATCGACCTGGATCCCATTTTTGTAGCACCACGCCCCCAGGAAGTAAAACATGCGGTATGTTCTTCCGACAAAATTAGACAGTATTTTGGCTATAAGGAAACTGTGCCGATTCGTAATTCATTAATAAAGTTGGTAGATTATATCAAGAAAAAAGGGAGCAAACCTTTTGTGTATCATTTGCCGATAGAAATCAGATCAAATAAAACTCCGGCGGCATGGACCCAACAATTGTTTTGAGCTCGAGATGAATCTACCCTTGCTGCCATTTGTAGAAATGATGGCTACCCAGTCTTGTAATCTTGCATGCTCAGGTTGTACCAACTACAGCGATGTGGCGCACAAAGGATGGATTCCATGGTCACAAGCCCAGAAAGAGATACAGGCCTGGTTGGTCAGAGTAGACATACCAGATTTTGGTATCTTGGGTGGCGAACCCTTGCTCAATCCCGAAATCCGACAGTGGATACAGGGAATCCGGTCTTTGATGCCAACAGCTCAGATACGTTTCACAACCAATGGATTGCTTTTAGAACGCAATCTCGACATTGTGGATTTGGCAGCAGATGTGGGCAACATAGTGTTCAAGATCGGTGTTCATGTCAATGACCAGGCCTTAGAAAACACCATCCAGTACATCATGAACAGGTTCAACTGGCGGCCTGTCAAAGAATACGGTATCGATAGGTTCGAAACTGGCAATAGATTCAGATTCCAGGTCAGCAGGCCTGATGTATTTTGGAAGACTTTCCAAGGTTCTTATATCAACATGCGACCACATGACAACGAGCCCAAAGCCGCGTTTGAGGTATGTTGCCAGCAAACTTGTCCTTTGCTCTATCAAGGTCGTGTGTACAAATGTAGCACCGTGGGACTATTGAAAGACATATTGATCAAATTTGGCATGCCCAATGCGGAACTGTGGCAGCCTTTTCTCAGAGATGGCATCGCTCCGGATTGCAGTGATCAAGATCTAGATCAATTCCTGAGCAATTTCGGTCGCCCTGATGCTGTATGCAGACAGTGTCCCAGTAGTCGAGACCTCGCGTCGCGAATTCAACATCTGGCCAATGTCAAACGACAAAAGACCAAAATATGAATAAGCCATTGACGATATCTGTTCAAACACAAGACCGCAAAATTTATCGCAAAGATAGATTGACTGCTACATTGTGTCAAGCTGCCCAAGAGGATCGTGACGTTGTGATAGATTTTTATCCCGAAGGCAGCTGTGCAGAACAACTTGGCCTTTACAGGATGTTGGACGAATTTTGTGACCGACTGGCTTTTGACCGGACTCGCGTGACGATACAAACCGCCAACATGCTAGAAGCTCATTCCGATTATCGTGTAGTGCGATGTCCAGACTACTGGTATGAAGTCCAACAAGTGCAGGATTGGCATCGCTCCAACAGTGTAGACACAGGCGACAATCCTACACGACATTTTGGTTGTTTCGTGAGTCGCACCACCTGGGCTCGATTATGGATTGCTACCTATCTCGATCTGCGACATCGAGATCGCACCTTGCAGACATATCATTACGATAGGCAAAGAGAAAACTACAACCGCAACGGATATGTGGGGTTAGATGATCTTTTTCAACGTGATTGTGATATAATACCAGAATGCGCTGCGTTTTTGACAAACTGTCCTCGCACCATCGATCTAGATTTTCTCAAGCATGCAGACACCAGCCAATCTATTTTCCAACATCCCGGTAGTTATTATCCAATACAGGTACCGGCCAATCTAAATCTGATCAATTTCTATTACGATATTTTTGTGGATATAGTGACTGAACCCAATGTTTCTGGCAATAATTTTTTAGTCACAGAAAAACTCTGGCGCTGCATCATTGCGCGTCGTCCTTTCATAGTGCTAGGTACAGGTAGTTATTTGTATCATTTACGAAAATTGGGATTCCAGACTTTTGGTCGGTGGTGGTCTGAAGATTATGATGGACAGACGGATCAAACCAGGATCAAGATGATAGTTGAGCTCTTGGATGAAATTGCAGATTGGAATCATGAAAAATGTCGTGTCATTTTAAATGATATGCAATCTGTGCTGGAGCATAATTATGAGATTTTTATGCAATTGAGGTATGAAAAACTAAGAGAGATTTTTTGTTGATATGAAAATAGATTGCACTTATATTGATAGTGCGGTGATGTCCACGATCGAGGACTCATTGGACATTGACTTATTGCTGGCAGGGGTAGACTGGACAAAAGCTGAGTGTTATGCTGTGCATCACGGTCCAGGCACAGATGTCTGGCCGAATTTGTGCAGACAGGCTTTCTGCAAACCAATCGTGATCCTTATCACCAGTGATGCATTGTGTATCGATCGTGAATATAATTGGTATCAGGATTCAAAACCTCTCGGTCTTTTGGAACTTGAAAAGATCTGTAGCGCGAATCCGGATAAAACTTTTTTGCTGCTTACGGAACATCTCATCACGCAGGCCATGGTTGATGTCAATAATCTCAAGGTAGTAGCAGGCCCTTATTGGTGGAATGGCCTTGCAAGAAAGTCCGTACCTATGTACGCCTGCGACAAAATGCCAAATCAATATTCCTATGTGATGTGCAACAACGACATCTGGTGGCATCGTGTAGGAGTTTTATCATATTTGTTAGCCAGACAACTGGACCGTATGGCTTTTATTACCGCCAGCGATGTCTTCGTAAAAAGATGCCAACAATTCGAACACATATATAATTTTCTCACATACACATGGGACCGAGATGTCTATGAATATCTAGATCAAGGGTATCAGCGTTTGATTCAAAATTCGTTCAACAGGTCACGACTTCCACCGTTTGGGGATTCTGCAATCTTCGACAACATTCGATTGACCGATGCCGTTAGAATCAACGGAGAAAAACATTTAGCGCCGATCCGACAGCAAACCAGATTAGAAATAGTGACAGGCACGCTGTTTGGTGAACCGGGGTTGTTTGTCACGGAAAAAGAATTGCAGGCCGTTTATGGATGTAATTTTTTAATCCATATTAACTGCACAGGGACGGTGCAATATTTGCGGGATCTCGGAATAGATACGTTTGATGATGTGATCAATCATGAGTACGATCGAATCAAGGATCCGGGCGTTAGGTTATTGAAGGCGTTGGATGATAACTTGCACTTGCTGGATGGTTCCACAGATCTTGACAAATTGTGGCAAGCAAAAAAAGACAGATTTGCAAACAATTGTCTGAAAATGGATGAAATATGCAAACAAATACCTAACCAAATCTACCGAACATGGAATGCTTTAATAAATCAAGAGATGGGTAAAGCCTATGTCTGATCTTGCTTCGCCAACAAAATCCAGTGATTTTCTATCTGCTGCACATGTAATGAAAGAGAAACTAGGATCTGCGTTATGTTTAGCCAAATGGAAGCAGGTCAGTCTCCATCTCCCAACCGGTCTTAACAATTCCTGCTATCATCCGCCTCTGCACCGTATACCCGTGACCGAAATCGGGCGTCGTCCCAGCGCTTTGCACAATACCACACACAAGAAACTACAGCGAAAGATGATGCTAGAGGGCCAGCGTCCTGCTGAATGCCAATACTGTTGGAACATGGAAGATCTTGGACAGATGAGTGATCGTCATTACAGATCAGGAGAACCCTGGGCGAGTCGAGATTTTGATCGGATCATTGCTTTCACCGGAGATGAGAATGATGTGACACCCAGCTATGTAGAAGTCAACTTCAATCATGTTTGCAATCTCCGGTGCAGCTATTGTAGTCCACAATTTTCATCCACCTGGCAAGACGAAATTCAACGCCTAGGTGCTTATCCTACCAGCACCCCGCACAATCATCCAGATCATTTTCTAGGCGACCGCCGTCCTATTCCTGCTCGTGAACATAATCCCTGGGTCGAAGCTTTCTGGGATTGGTGGCCCGACCTGTATCCTGAACTAACACACTTTCGCATGACAGGCGGAGAACCACTCATGGATCGCAATACCTACCGTGTGTTTGATTATGTGCTGGCCAATCCTAAACTTGATCTGCATCTCTGTGTGACCAGCAATTTCTCTGTGGAAGAGAAATTGTGGCAACGCTACAAAGACTACGTGAAGCGATTGTGTGACCAACCGATTCTTGAACATTTTATGCAGTATGTCAGCATCGACGGATGGGCCCTGCAAGCCGAGTATATGCGGCACGGTTTGGATTTTGAACTTTTATGGGATCGAGTGAATCAGTTTCTCAATGAGATACCATACAGAAATAGCCTGACCTTTATCGTGACCATGAACAATCTATCTGTGACCAGCCTAGACAAACTGTTTGCCGGTATACTAGGACTCCGCCGCACCTATAATCAAACATATCAACGTGTGTGGTTTGATACTCCGGTACTGAGGAAGCCCGAATGGCAGAGCCTACAGATCTTGCCAGAAAGTTATGCAGATCGGCTGGACCACCTTTGGGCTTGGATGATACGTCAACATGAACGGCCTGACGCCCCGTTTCAAGGATTCAAAGATTTCGAGATACAAAGATTAGAACGAGACATTGCCTGGATGAGAGATGGAGCAAAACTAGACGCACAATATCTCAAACGGTGCCGAGCCGATTTCTACAGATTTTTCTCTGAGCACGATAGGCGTCGTAATACAGATTTTCTTGCCACGTTTCCAGAAATGCGCGACTGGTGGCAACAATGTGAGTATCATGCTAGGTAATCATCGCATTGTGTTAGATCAATGGAGTGAAGTCTACGATTTACTCAAACACTACGCCGATGTTGAATTTTGGCGGTTTTCTGAACTGGAATTCGATGCTGATAGCGTGACCATACTAGGTCGCGTACAAATCAAAGAAAATTGGTATCGAGTGTGTGAGCTCGCAGAGCGATATCCAGGACGCATCGTGTTTTGTAATCCTGCCGAAGGAAGCGAAACTGTGCTTTTGCAACTCCAGCGACTAAGGATAGAAAATCTGGTGCGTGCGGGGCAGATCTTGCTGTTAACATCGGGAGACATGGCATGCGAATTTGACTACATCAAAACCGATTGTTATTTCAGCAATATTTGTGAGTACACAGAAAATCTCGCGGCTGCACAACAGGATGTTCGTCACGGCCATGGCCGACCTTATGATTTCCTGTTTCTTAATGGTCGTTTGCGCCCACACAGGAAATATCTCATCGATGTGCTACGAGATCAGGGACTCTTGCAGCGAGCGCTGTGGACCAATCTTGGCAGTCGTGTAGAGATGCAATTTACCAGCACATTGCAAACTACAAAACTCGAACCAATACGTTTGCTCCCGCCTGAATACGAAATAGAACGAGCTCGCCCTAATCTCACTGCAAATCTACTAGATGGTGGATTTGTCAAGCACCAACTGTTCAATAACACATGGGGTGATGCCATAATCAATCCGCAGGCTTATACCGATACCTATTTCAGTGTAGTCACGGAAACCATTTACGATTATCCTTACACATTTCGCACCGAAAAAATCTGGAAACCCATGATTATGGCGCATCCCTTTGTGGTAGCGGCCAATGCCGGATATTATCGCGATCTGCACCGTGCAGGATTTCGCACATTTGGACATCTGATTGACGAAAGTTTCGATTCTGTCACAGATCCAGAGCAGCGTATGCAAGACATTGTGAAAGTGATCAAAGACATCGTGTCCAATGGTGCTGCCAGTTTTTTGGACGCTACTGAGGAAACCTGTAAATATAACCAACAGCACTTGCGCTATCACAATCAAAGAGAGCGCGCAATTTTACCCCAAACAATCATTGATTTCCTAGATGCAAGACATTGAATTCCGCCAGCAGGTGCTGGATCCTATCTCCGCCAGTTTCTGCGCAGCCAAATGGTACAATGCCACTATCTGGCTGGGTTCTGGTCAGACCACCAGCTGCCATCATCCACCGGCACACCAGGTGGACCTCGAAGCAGTGAAAACCAATCCTCGACTGCTGCACAATACACCACAAAAGAAACAGGATCGAGCGGACATGCAGGCCGGGCGTAGACCTGCTGGTTGCGAATACTGCTGGAAGATCGAAGACATGGGCCGCGATGCTGTGAGCGATCGCATATATAAATCAAAGATCTATGAAATACATGACCTACGCGAGGCTGCTGGCACGCCAGCAGATCAGGATATCGATCTCAAGACCCTGGAGATCAGCTTTGATCGCACTTGCCAGCTCGCTTGCTCTTACTGTAATCCTGCTTTTTCTAGCACATGGGTTAAGGACATCAGGAACCGTGGACCCTACCAGAATCTCATTTCTGATGGCCGAAACCATTTCACTCACAGTCATGATAGTGCTCAACTTTTTCGTTTTGGAGAACCTAATCCGTACGTGGATGCTTTCTTTGCGTGGTGGGAAACCGATCTTCATCGCACGCTGGAGGAACTGCGTATCACCGGTGGGGAACCTCTCATGTCTGGCTACACCTGGCAGCTCCTGGACTGGTTCCGCGCGAATCCTGGCCGAAGCAAGACGCGTCTTGCTATCAATAGTAATCTCAGCCTGGATTGGAGCACAGTGCAGAGGCTCCTGGACAGCTGCCAGGGAATCGAACTAGATATCTACACCTCTAATGAAGCTGTAGGTGATCAGGCCGAATACATCCGAGATGGTCTGGATTGGCAGACCTGGAATCACAATGTGCAGAACATCCTCATGGCAGAGGATTCACCTGTGCGGGCAGTACACAGCATGTGTACCATCAATGCGCTGTGTTTGGAAAGCCTCCCCGAATATCTCGACCACCTGTTGCTGTTGAAAAAAATCTACGGCCGGAATCGGGTGAACTTTACCTTGAACATCCTGCGTTTTCCCAGCTTCCAGAGCCCGTTGGTGCTGCCAAGAGAGATACGAGATCGTCATCGTATCAATCTCATAACCTGGCTGGAGCTCAATCGCGATGATCCTGTATTACAGGAGCACGAGATCAATCATGTGCAACGTTTGATAGACTATCTTGACACTGTGAAAACTCCACATTCGGACGCGTTTGAAATGCCGAAACTGCATAATGATTTCAGGGAGTTCTATCAGCAGTATGACAATCGCAGAGACAAAGATTTCACGTCTACGTTTCCCCGACTGAAAGAATGGTATGATAGCTTATAATTACAACAGCAGTGATTTAGTGAAACCCATAGAACTCACCGAACGCGAAGAGTTCCTGCTAAAAAAATCCAAAACATTCTGTATCTATCCCTGGATACACCTTCATGCCTATCCCACTGGGGAAGCCTATCCTTGTTGCCACGCCGAAATGGCATACCCAGTAGGACACTGCAAAGAAAACACATTGGAGGAGATATGGCATGGCGACGCCATGAAAAAGTTGCGGCAGGACATGCTATCAGAAACGCCTAATGCTGCCTGCACCAGATGCTACGAACAAGAGCAGTCGGGTTTCTTCAGCGGACGACGCAGTGCCAACAAGCATCATGGACATCACATCAAGAAATTGTCTACCACTCCGTTCGAGATGACCTATTGGGACATACGCTTCAGTAATCTCTGCAATCTACGTTGTCGCAGTTGTGGTCATATTTTTTCCAGTTCGTGGTATCAGGATCAAGCACGATTGGCCGGACCAGAATGGCGCGGCAACAATGTTCCCTTGAACTATGCCGGACAGACAGAGACCGACATGTGGGAACAGTTGTTGCCCCACATTGACTATGTGGAACAGATCTATTTCGCTGGCGGCGAACCTCTCATGATGGACGAGCACTATCGCATCCTGGAAGAACTGGAACGCAGAGAACGATTTGATGTACGCTTGATCTACAATACCAACTTCACACAGACGAAACTCAAAGAGCGTTCGGTGTTTGATTACTGGCGGAAATTCCACAGCGTGGCAGTTGGAGCCAGTCTGGACGCCATGGGACCAAGAGCCGAATACATCCGCAAGGGTACGGACTGGGTAGTGGTAGAGGATAATCGTCGCAGGATGCTGGATATGTGCCCCAACGTAGATTTTTATATCTCTCCTACGCTGTCAATCATGAATGCTTGGCACCTGCCGGACTTTCATCGAGCTTGGACAGAACGTGGATTGATACGGGCACAAGATCTCAATGTGAATCTTTTGCAAGATCCGGTGCATTATCGCATAGATATCGCACCCATGAAATACAAACAGAGATTACGTGTCAAATTTGAAGAGCATCTGGAATGGCTGAGACCTCAGGACCGACTTACTCGTGCCACTGTGGGGTTCGAATCCTCGATCAATTTTCTCATGGCCACAGATAACACCAGGTTGCTGGAAACATTTTGGAAAAAGACCAATCAATTAGATAATCTACGCCGTGAAAACTGGCGTGATGCTGTACCGGAGCTAGAGGCCTTGTTATGAAACTGCCCAACGATAAATTCTGTGTTCTGCCCTGGGTCAGCCTAGAGGCCAGCCCCATCGGCACAGTGAGGCCTTGCTGTTTGACCGATGACGAAATCACCGACGAAGATGGCAACAAGTTCCAACTGCAGAATACTCAATTTGATCGTATCCGCAACAGTGCCTACATGCAAAATCTTAGATCGCAGTTCTTGGCCGGCCAACGCCCCCAGACCTGTCGAAAATGCTGGAACGAAGAACGCTCGGGTCGTACCAGCAAGCGCATGCACACTCTGGACAGACTCAAGCACATGATCACTGATCAAGAGTGGAGCACCGAGGCCAAGCCCTTGATGTTTCTTGATCTTAAACTGGGCAATATCTGCAATCTCAAATGCCGCATCTGTGGTTCATGGAGCAGCAGCCAGATTGCCGCAGAAGAAATCAATGATATGCCGCCAGATGCCGATAGGAAAAAATCCTTCGCTTATCAGATGCTCAGAGCCGGGGCCTGGCCGCGCGAGAATTCAGATTTTTGGCCCGAGATTGCACGAATATCCAAGGACATAAAATACATCGAATTTACCGGTGGCGAGCCTTTCATGATATCCGAACATTTCGACATGTTGAAAAGCCTGGTGGACCAAGGTGTTGCCGGCAACATCGAGATACATTACAACACCAATGGCACACATTTCCCCCAGCAAGCTCTAGAGATCTGGCCGCATTTCCGCCTGGTAGAAATAGCATTCAGCCTTGACGATCTCGGCAAGCGATTTGAATATCAACGCACCAATGCTGAGTGGTCCGTGGTGCTCGACAACATACACCGGTTTCAGGAACTCAAGGCCCGATCAAACAACATTACATTGCAGGCGTGCTGCACCATCAATGTGTTCAATGTTTTTTATTTGCCGGAGTTTGCCGAATGGGCACAGCAGCAACAGTTTGATTTCGTTCACTGGAACATGATGCATGATGCATGGTATTTCAGTATCGCTACATTACCTGATCATGCTAAAAAACTTATCGAACACAAAATTAGATCGTCTGCTGTACCGGAACAGTTCAAAGCAGAATTTGATCGTGTGATAGACTTCATGCAGGCCGGTGCCAGTACCGATGGCTTCATGCTGCGCATGAAGATACGCGATCTAGATCGCAAACGGAATCAGAACATGGCCCTAGTTGAGCCCGAGCTGGCCAAGATATACGGATACGACTTTGACAGCCAGTAGACCCGAAACTCTGTGCATGGCACCCTGGACACATACCTATCTCAGCCCCCAGACCGAGCGTAGAATGTGCTGTGCCAGTCGTGAGCCAGCGCAGAATTTCCGTCAATACATTGATACTGAATCTGGCACGGGTCGATATCACCCCATGACTCTCGTGCAACATTGGAACAGCGATCATATGCGCAGTGTGCGTCGTCGCATGATGGCAGGTGAAACATTGCCCGAATGCGATGTGTGCAACAACAAACTGCTCAATACCGATGTATATCGCACGTATTTTAATCGTCTGTTCGACCACAAATATCATGATGCCATGGCAGCTACCGAACCAGATGGTTATACAACCATGTTGCCAGTGAGTTGGGACTATCGTTTCTCAAATCTTTGTAATTTCAAATGTCGCATGTGCGGGGACATGTTGAGCAGCGCTTGGGAGAGTGAACAACGTCAGCATGACATGATCGACTGGAGCAATCCTAAGAATGCCTGGATGATGCCCGAAGTGCGAGACCAAATCAGCAAATTCCAAGACACACAGGTCGAACAAGAATTTGCTGAAGCAGTAGAACAGCATCGTGTGGAAGAAGTGTACTGGGTAGGCGGCGAACCCTTGATGTATGAACAGCACTGGCGGTACATGCGCCGCATAATAGAACTGGGGGATGGTGCCAATGTTTATGCTCGTTACAACACTAATCTTAGCCGTGTGCGCTATCGCGGCCTGGATCTTTACCAGGATATTCTCTCGCATTTACGGGACTGGCAGATCTGTGCCAGCCTCGACGGAACCGGAGCAACAGGTGAATATATACGCACAGGGCTTGATTTTGCGCACTGGTGTGAGAATTTCCAACGAGGCGTGGACCAACAAAAATCCCCCCGGCAGATGAGGATCGATTTTACCCTGACTTTGCCAGGTCTGTTCGAAGTCAGGAACGTACAGGCACTGGCTCAGCGGTTTGGTGTTGATGTGTTAAGCAAGGTCATATTCAGTTTTTCACCCGACATCATCTTGAGTCCGTTGGCCTTGCCCAGGACCGTGCTGGATCAAAAAGTAGATTCGTTGTCGGCCTATGTCACGGGTGCCCTGCGTGATACCCTACAGCAATTGAAAACACGACCTACCTTCGCAGAACAATGGCCCCATGATTATGAGCAGGCATTGCGTCGAGGCAAAGCCCGGATTTTGCGGCTAGAGTCGATCCGCGATGACCGATATACCATGCAAGATATTTTACAACAAGATCAGGACATATATGGATGGTGGCAAAACATTAGATAGAATCGAAATGGTGCTGCGTAATAGGCAGTCGGTGCCACTGTCGATTTTCATAGATGTTGCAGATAATTCTCTGGCCGGCAAATGGTTGCAGGCTTTGAATCATTTGTTGCGAGATAATTTCCATCTTGAAAAAAATTTTTGCTTCATGGGGTTCCCAGACAGTGATAGAAATGGTGCGTTCATCTGTGACCGGATCAATCAGAGCATCCAGGCCATCAACCAAGCTGACATAGGGTATCGCATTGATGATGAATTTTTACTGGCCAACACCATAAGTGATGATCCCAGGTACGGACGTGCCTGCGGTAGAAACGTCATACAAGATCGTCTTAACTGGTTGCATCGATATTTCGAAGATCTACAAGGTATCAGTGGCAATCCCAGCAAATTTTATCTACGTGCCAACGATGACACCAGATGGCATATCAGACAGTTGAATTTGTTGTGTCACGAATTTGAATCCTGGGCACTGAGCTATCGAAAACAGCGCGAAGCTCCAGATTGGTTATGCCCTAGCCAACTGATGTGTTGGCTAGAAGCACCCAGATTTGCGCTTGACTCACAGGATTTTGAACTGTTCGGTATTGGCACCCTAAATCGCGATACTGGAGCAGTATATGTTGGCGTCAACAAAGCTGTTGGAAAACACCATTGGGAAGTCTTCTGTGATGAGGGACGGAACGTTGCTGAATTGGTCAGTACCACCATGCGTGGACAGACCGAAGCCGCGGGTGACTTTGATATCGAATGGGGCCGGAATCCACAAAAATTTGAGTGGCGCCAAACCCAGCTGCAAAACTTTAGATCTTGGCTGAGTCACAATGGTTTTGATCCAGGTGATCCAGAACTCACCATTGGTCATCCCAAGATCGGCCAGGTGGATCTTGTAGCGTCATTTGGTACCCAGGATCATGCAACCATAGTGCAAATGTTGACTAACTACACAGACGTGTTGGCTATCCGTACCAATGATGCGTCAAACGAGTATCCGTATCACTGGAGTGATCGAGATTATCAGCATCGGCAAATACAGGAAATGGCCCTGAGGAGACAGAAATGAATTGGATCAAAAAAATCATAGATCGTATACGTCTTGAAATACGGTATCGCAAAAAACTGAAGGAATTGCGCAAACGAGATCCATTCATCTATAAATGATCACGTCGTGTATCAAGCTCTTTCAAATGCCAACAATCGTTGCCTCGGATGTGGAGGAAAGACCTTGCAAGAAATCGCATCGTGGACCAGTTATAGCGATCAAGAAAGACAGCATATCATGAAAAGATTGCAACATGAAAACCATACTAGGCATCAGCGCAGGATTTCATGATGCTGCCGTGACTGTGCTGAGTGATCGAGGGGATATCCTATTTGCCGGCCATTCAGAGAGATACAGCAAGATCAAGAATGATCCAAACATACATCCAGACCTTTTGCGTGAATGCTGCGATTTTGACATAAACGATGTGGCATTCTATGAACGTCCATGGTTGCACAACTGGCAACAATGGCGCAGCGGCCAGAGACAGTATGGTCCTTGGACCACCGGTCAAGCCATCAGACGGCATCTAGGTGCCTGGTATCAGCGTGCGGCCAATCGTGAACGCTCGTGGCCGCATCATCTCAGCCATGCCGCTGCAGGATTCCAAACTTCGCCGTTCCGAGATGCTGCGGTAGTGGTCATAGATGCCATCGGAGAGATGGACACCATCAGTATATTTCGAGCCTGGTATGATGAGCGTGGTCGCGCACATTATCGGCGCGTGTGGCGCCAAGGTTATCCGCACAGCATTGGATTGTTTTACAGCGCCATAACCCGGGCTGTGGGACTTAAACCCATGGAAGAAGAATACATCACCATGGGCATGGCAGCCTATGGCAATGGTCTCGGCACTGCCTGGCTGCGAGATCAATGCGTGGAAAGCATGATCGATCTGACCATGCGACGCAATCTGCACATAGGATTTGACGAGTACGAACTTGATTTCTACAAGCCCGAAGATTTGGCCGCGGCTGCACAACATCTCACGGAACAGATGATACGCAATGTCATGATACGGGCCCGCAGCCTTGTGAGCAGTGATAATCTGGTATACATGGGCGGAGTGGCCCTGAACTGTGTGGCCAACGCAAGAATAGGAGATATCTATGAAAACATCTGGATCATGCCCAACCCCGGAGACGCAGGGTCAAGCTTGGGCGCAGCGGCTCTTTCTCATGGCGGAAGACTTAGGTGGCGCCATGCTTATCTTGGCCATGATATCCCTGGGCCTTATCCTGTGCGTGCTGTTGTTGATCATCTCTGTGCCCATGCTATTGCTGGTGTGGCTAGCGGCCGTGCTGAGTTTGGTCCGCGCGCATTGGGCAATCGCAGTCTGCTCGCAGACCCCAGAGGACCGGAAATCAAAGATCGAGTGAACGAGATCAAACGCAGGCAAAAGTTCCGACCTTTCGCTCCTGCCATCCTGGAAGAGCATGTCACGGACTATTTTGACATGCCACGCGGTTTTACCACCAGCAGATACATGCAGACCGTGGCCCGGGTACGAGACGCGCGATCATTCCCAGCAATTACGCATGCGGATGGTACAGCGCGTGTGCAGACTGTGCCGCAGGATGGATCTGGCATACGAAGGCTGCTGGAAGCTTGGTATGCGCTCACTGGTTGTCCCATGCTGCTGAACACCAGCCTCAACATCCGTGGCGAACCCATGGTCAATGATCGCGAGGATGCTGACAAATTTCAACAACTTTATAACGTAAAGGTATTTTCATGACACAAAAAATACTAGTAATGGGTCTGCCAGGATCAGGTAAAACCTATTTTGCGGACCACCTCAAACAATATCTCGAGGCTCACAGTGATTTTTACCATTCCGAGTCTGAAAGTCTATTTGACAGTCGAGCAACAGTGGAACGGTTCAATGCCGACGAGGTCCGGCAAAGATTCAATGACTGGGATTTCAGCCAAGACGGTCGCATACGTCAGAGCCATCGCATGCGTGAATTGGCAGGCAAAAGTTGGGCCGATTTTGTTGTAGTGGACTTCGTGGCACCCTTGGCCGAGATGCGTCACAATTTCAAAGCCGATTGGACTATATGGATGGATACCATTGATGCTGGCAGATTTGTGGACACAAACCGAATGTTTGTGCCACCTGAAGTGTATGACTTCCGCATCACGGAACAGCGTGCCGAGAAGTGGGCAGAATTCGTGGGCGAGCATATCCTGGAACGGCGCCGCAGGCCGGTGTTTGACTGGAAGAAAGAAACTGTACAGATGTTGGGTCGCTGGCAACCTTGGCATGCCGGCCACAGGGCATTGTTTGAGCGAGCCATAGCGAAAACCGGACAAGTCTGTATCATGATCCGTGATTGCCAGGGCTGGAATCAGTCAAATCCTTTTTCGTGGTCTACAGTAAAAGACGCTATCAGGCGAGACCTGGACCCTCTCTATCAAGGACAATATGAGATCCAGGTAGTGCCCAACATCGTCAATATAACTTACGGTAGAGACGTGGGTTACCGGATAGAGCAAGAAAGATTTGACGATGCTACACACGCTATTTCCGCCACGAAGATAAGAAAAGAGATGGGACTTGAATGACACACGTGGTCGTAGCATAGCGAAGGCCTTGACCTGGCGGTTCACGGGCAGTTTTGCTACGTTCGTTATAGCGTGGATTATTGGCGGCAGCATTGGAACCGCGGGTACAATTGCTATGATCCAGTTGATAGCTAATACAATCTTGTATTATTTTCACGAGCGGATCTGGAACCTAGTTCAATGGGGTAGAAAGACCTATAGATAAGTTTCAAGACCGCCACGACGACAAAGATCCTGCGTGCAACAACTGATACCACCGTCCCAGAAATAACTGTGACGCAATTCGCAGATGATTGGTTCTATGCGATGCCGTTTGCAAAACTCAAAAACATCTCGATTATAGGCGCTGAATATCACATGGTTCTCGTCTAACACCAGGCAGTTTACATCAAACACAGTTTCTGCCACAAAGCCAGTCCACTTGGCGAGATAGGTGTCAACAAACTGGGTAAACTCTGCGGTGGGTGTCTGGCCTTGCACATACCATGCTCCGGGGTTAGATTCGTATTTGAATTTCCCTACTTCCATGGCCGCCCAGATGCTGGCATCCCAGATTTTGCACACATCCCATCCTGGGAAGTCTCTGGCAAGATCTAGATTGACATCATGTTTGCTGGAAAGTATGACTCCGGGTTTCAGTATAGCAAACACAGCATCCCCGTGACCATCTGTTACTGCTTCGTGGACTCGATAGCGAGAATCCAGCACGTTGTCCACTATCCATTGAGTTTGCTCCGGGCGTAGGAAATCAGAATTATCAAAAAATACGTCACGCCCTACTCGCACAATACAAGATGCTGATGCTCCATTCAAGATGCAATCTGCGTCCCATTGCTCACGGTGCGGATTGATTACCTGATCACCATATCTGTCGCAAATGCTGTCCAGTTCGGGCATGGCCAATACACGCAATAACCGATCACCCAAGGTAATCTGCCAGTCTCTGGGTGTCAGTGGTGGTAGCGGTGCACCTCCACCTTCGGTCTGGAACCACACGAACTGATCTTTGTCAGGGAGATCTGGCCTCAGCACTTCGGCACCAAAACTCTGGATCACACGTGCGAGATTGTCCAGATCTTCTTCGGTCTCGGTCAAGATCTGTTGCAGTTGGTTCCTGACCTGGACATCATCGATGAAGTCAAAGTAGTCGGGGCTGTATGCTCTGCCCACTATCACGGTCTCCAACGGTTGCCAGCTGGTATAGGAATTAACAGTATTGGTCATTGATCTGTTGTATCGCGGTATTTAATCTGTCTTTTTTGTGTTGCAAGAATAGCTGTTGATTGTGTTCAATGTCTGGCAGGCAGGCAGCAAAGATACGATCTAGACCAATTTTGTAGGCACGCTGGATAGCCTGTAGCAGCAGGCACCACCGCTGGGTATGATCACGCTCTTCGTCATAAGCATTGTCTAGCACGGAATCAAACGTCCTGTAGCCCAACGCACGCAGTTGTTGCAAACTGCCTACAGCACCAGCAATGAAAAAAGGTTGTCCGTGTTTGATGGGTTTGAATGTTTTTTCAGTAAGGAAAACTCCGCTGCTGTTGTCGACATCAAACTGACTCTCAATTATCACATTCATATAAGACTGGGAAAACAAAGATTCAGGAGATTGTGAATGATCGTTCCTTTGATGATCGGTCAGACTGTCGCAAAATTTGGGCAAGATCTCTAAAAATTTTGCGCGATGGTATCTCAGCTGAGATATGCGATCTATTTCGATAGGACAGTCATGATCATTATCGTCGTCTGGTGTATGGCAGTAGCTCCAGAGGCTGCGATCCAGTAGATGATGTCGCCAGAGATCCGCCATCACTGTGGCCCTCCACCATTTGTGTTCGCGACACAGTACGGTGAAATCATATGGCCTTGCCCCGCGGTGTATCTCTGTGGCCACTTGATCACGATTGCGTTGCCAATACCAGAGCTCAAAATCATCAAAATGCACAAACCCTGGTAAACGTGCCGCGGATGAATTAGAGCTCACAAACACATAACAACGATTGGGGAGGTCATGAAGTTGGCATAGAGCATCTAATCTTTGTTTGATTTGTGAAGGATTGTCCCCTTCATGATACATGAACAACAGTTTGATCCGGCTGGATCGGAGCAATGCCATTATGTTTTTTGGCAGCAGATTCACATAGTCTATGGAGAAATCAAAAAAACCCAGACATACAGCGTAAAAGGTGTTTGACGGCAATACCTGTTCGGGGTAAAAAATATTCAAAGCCACGCCGTGTTGTTCGCAATACTCCTGCATGCGCAATGGCGTGGTATAGGGCCAATGATTGCCAAACTGTCGCCAGGCTTGGGTGTAAGGTCGTGCCTGCCATTTAGCTCCTGCAGGATAGATACGACCCTTGATGATGGAATCGGTGACCAAGTTAAGCATTGAACTCGCTCAGCATGTTGGTCATTTCCTGCCAGAGCACCCGTTCGAAACCGCCATGATAAAAATGATTCCAGTTGTGCTGGGCCACGTGCATGGCATAGCGCCAGATCTGATGTTTTTCTCGGTCGCTCTGCTGTTCTATGTCACGCAAAAGATCTGTCACCATCTCGAGACGTCGTAGATCGTTGGTTTCTTGATCATAGCTTTCGTCCCAAACTGTGCCAAAACTCTGGAATCCATAGTGTTTGAGATAGTCCAGGCTGCCAGCAGCCGCTATCAGAATGAATGGCATGCCCAATGCTATGGCCTTGAAAGTTTTTTCAGTGAGATGAGTGCGATTGCCAAAATACACAGTTTCTGTAGGCACATAGATCATGCTGTCCATGGCCACATCAAAATTGTCCAACCAGCAGCTGGTCATTTCCTGTGTGACTTCGTCAGGAAATAACCAAGGTAGCTCGGCAGATTGGAGTGCTTGCACAATGTCAGGATATGTGTTAACATAACGCAGAGCCAGATCTTTGATGTGAACGTTTTCATGTGGGCAGATTTTTGGAGCAGATATATTGTTTTGCAAAAGATTTTTTTTGATACAGTGATAAATGAAAAGAACCCTATGATCTCTCTGTCCTCCGACGATGCGATTGGGACTCATGAAAGTGCGTGTGGGCCGGCGGCGACTGTCAGGCGGCGGAAAAAGGAACGTGCGGTCATATCCGCGATACCAATCAAGACAGGCCCATCCGTGGAAAAAATAATAACTGGACTTCCAACCGTAAATATCGCACAGTTCAGCAACATGATCTCCCTTTTCACTCACCACCACACGACCCTGAGGTGCGGGCTGGATGTCCATGTTCCTGCGCACCACATCATCAAACAACGCACGGTGAGCTTCTATCTGGATAGGTTCTTGATCATGGAAAAAAACATAGTCAGCTTCCTGGATGAGATCGCTGCCATGATTGAAAAGATTTTCTGGTTGGGTATAACCGAACGGGTCACAAAAAAATACTCTGGTACCAGGGCAGTTTTTTTCGATCCAAGGCCAGAAGGTGTGATTATAAAGTTCGTCTATCCTGATCATGTTTGATATTTTTTATCATGGTCGATCACCGCGGTTAGGTCTGCATGAACAGTCTGCTGAAAGTATAACGGATGCACAGTCACGGGCTCGAACTAGATTTTTTTGGTGGGTGCATTACTTAGCGGATCTCACTGACTGGGATTGGCTTTGGGAACCACCACCATGGCAGGCCACCCAACGGCATGCCTGGGCCAGCCAGCATCAAAAAGATGCCGGTATATATCTTGTTCCGGCTGCAGGCTATGTTGATACCCACTATCATGCCAACACCATCCAACGAAGGCCGGATCCTGCTGCATGGGAAGTGCCTCCGTATGTGGACCCAGAATCTGTGGATTTCTCCTGGCATCCAGATCCAGCAGACCCGCCCTATGTGTGGCATTTTGCGTCACCGTGGCATTGGGACAACATCGGTGGCGTGGTCTATCGTGTCGAGGGAGCCACACAAGTCAAACATAGCGATTTGGTCACTTACCGCACACGCAGCGATCCTGCACTGTGGCACATACCAGATTGGATCGATCCAGACAGCATCGACAGATCATGGGTTCCTAATCCTGTCGCACCACCCTATATCTATGAATTTCCGGTAGAGTGGGGATGGAACCGCACAGGTGGTGCACAGTATCATGTGCCCGGTGCTACACAAATAAAATATGCGACAGATTTTTCTGTTCGTACCCGGCCTGATCAAGGCATGCGAATCTTAGACGATCTTGCGGCCGATGATCCTGTGCGCCGTTGGCGGCCCGATCCCAGCGATCCACCCATGACCTATGTGTTTGGCAATCAGTGGTGGCCAGCTGAAAAAAGGATCAGTGCCATGTACACTGTGCCCGGAGCCACGCAAACAAAATATCTTGCCGCTCCTCGAGCACAGCGCCAATCTGATCCATCCTTGTTTCAGGTACTGATAGATTGTGAGTTTGATTTTTCTTGGGAACCAGATCCGGGAGATCCGCCTTACATCTATGTGTTCGGAAATCAGTGGTGGCCAGCAGAAAAGATGCCCACTGTAGAATTCCGGGTACCCGGAGCCACTGAGCGAAAGTTCATGCCTTCGCCACAGGCCAGGCTCACTAGGAATCCCAATGATTATTGGTACCCTATAGAATCATGCGTCTGGGATCCTTCGTGGCAACCCGATCCCGGAGATCCGCCCTATATCTATGTGTTCGGTAATCAATGGTGGCCGGCAGAAATCTGGCCCACCCTGGAATACCGGATGCCCGGAGCCACTGAACGCAAGTACGTGGCAAACGTGCGAGCAAATCTTTTACCAAATCCCGCTGCCTGGACAGTGCCCCAAGGTATTGATCCGGATTCGGTAGATACCACTTGGAGGCCTGACCCAGGTTCGCCGCCCTATATCTATCAGTTTGGTACACAGTGGCAGAAGACCGGCGGGGCAGTGTACAATATGCCAAGAGCCACAGAAGTAAAATATGCATCGGCGTTTAGATGCCGAAAAACTTCGCAGGATCCGTACTGGCAATTGCCCGGAGATCTTGCCGCGCTAATAGCGGATTTTGACTGGACCTGGCATCCAGATGCCACAGAGCAGCCTTTCATCTATGAGTTTGGTAGCCAACATCAAAAAACCGGTGGGCCCGAATATCATGTGCCAGGGGCCACTGAACGCAAGTATGTTGAGCAGGTACGAGTAGAAGTAGTTGCCAGCCGGGCACCTGTGGTAGTGTTGGATCATCTGGATGGACACGCGCCTGAACTGGCACAGGCATTGGTCAAAACAGTGCCCGTGATAAAATGTGTGAGATATGTGAACAACTATCTGGACACCCTGCGTCGCGTAGCTGCCACAGTTGATGCAGAATGGATCTGGATAGTGAGCAGTATCTGTGACTACACAAAATTTGATTGGACATGGTATCCTGAGCAATGGCAGGCTAGCATGCTGCATGTATTTGCCTCGGACGATCAAAAGTTCGGCGATACGTTTTTCATGCATGTGCCCACTTTCCGAGAACGAGCAGCCAAATGCAAACTGTTGGAATGGTACGATGTGAATTTTGTCAGTGTGTCTGTGCCGCGCAGATCCATACCAGTGATGGTACATCAAGAAGATTCACATGTAGAGCCCATCCGAACAGCTATTTTGCGTGCGCCGTTGACGCTGTTTACTACGACGCAAGATCGACCAGCTCGGATACCCGCTGTGAATCTCTGGCGTGATGATGTCAAGGCCGTGACTCCATTGGATCCAGGCAGCTGTGCTGTGATTGTGCCCAGAGAAGTCACAGGTCGCATACGACAACAGGTCTATGACTATGCTGTGATCGACAAAACACACCTTGGCGACAATGCCTGCGAGCCCTTGGACATAGTATTCATATCCAACGGGGAAGCCAATGCCGATCTGAACTGGGGCGCGCTGCTGCATCACAAGCAAGGGCAACCAAATCGGTGTGTAAGAGTAGATGGAGTCAAAGGCAGAGTGGCTGCCTATCATGCTGCCGCTGATGCCAGCCAAACGCCATGGTTCTTTGCGGTGTTTGCCAAGCTGGAGGTCATGGCCGATTTTGACTGGGCATGGCAGCCAGATCGGCTGCAGCAGGCCAAACACTACATCTTCCATGCCTACAATCCTGTGAATCAATTGGAGTACGGGCACCAGGCCATGATCGCCTACAACCGACGACTGACCTTGAGAAACCCTGGCCGCGGGCTAGACTTTACCCTAGATGATGCGCATGAAGTGGTGCCGATACTGTCAGGCGTGGCTCGCTACGATGTGGATGCCTGGACCACATGGCGCACAGCTTTCCGAGAAGTACTCAAGCTGCGTGCCAGCTTGCCAGACGTGGAAAGCGAATATCGTATCCGCCGTTGGTGTTCTGAGGGTGCAGGAAATTTCGCATCATGGAGCGCCTGTGGCGCACAAGATGCATTGGCCTACTACGATCAAGTAGACGGGGATTTCGCAGAATTAAAAAAGAGCTACGAATGGTCATGGTTGAGTGCATATGCCATGATGATTCATCCTGAACTGGTCACGCAGTCTCGTACCTGATCTGCTATGTATTCTACCTGTAGATCAGTGAGCTCAGGATAAATCGGCAGGCTTAGCACCCGGCGACACAGTGCCGAAGCAGAACTAAGGAATGAAGGCCCTGGCCACTGGCGATAGATATCTATTTCGTGCAGGGGTTGGCTGTAATGCACGCGTGTTTCTATGCCTCGTATGGCCAGATTGCGTTGAAGGATGTCGCGGGCTTCCACATCAATCACGAACTTGTGATAACAATGGTCGTGCCAGTTGTCACGATTAATAAGACAGCGTACAGTGGATGACTGCAACTTGTCTATCCAGAACTGCGCTATCTTGGCTCGACGCTGCTGCCAATCGTCGATATGGCGGGTTTTGACCAAGAGCCCGGCACAGTCTATCTCGCTCATCCTGCTGTTGGTACCAGCATGATGATGGTCGGGTTTGCCGTTGTTGCGCCAGGCCTTGGCATACCGATAAAGATCAGCATCATTGGTCACAACAGCACCGCCGTTGCCATATGCCGCGAGATTCTTCATGGGATCGAAACTGATGGCCGCGGCCTGGCCGATCCTGATGGCACCGCTGGAGAGCCAGTGCTGTGCAGCGTCCTCTATCACCAGGCCATCACGTAGCACTGTCTGTCGCCAGATCTTGGTATCGCCGATGTGCGTGATGGCAGCACCATATAGTCCTACCAAGACCATGGCCTGATAACTTATATCTGGTATCGACCGCATGTCAAAAATACCCAAAGCATCTACATCAACAAAATGTACCGACCAGCCTGCGCGCATGAACGCATTGGCGGTGGCCACATAGGTAACCGCGGGGATGAGCACTGTGGGCGGGTTAGGCATAGTGTGTTGTGTGCCGTAATAGTGAGCGATGATTTCCAAGGCCTGGGTACCGGAGTGGCAGGTCACAGCATATTTTACACTGTTGCGCCTGGCCAACCAGTTTTCAAATTCGGCCGTGAAGTTGCCGTCCATGAGAGATCCTGATCGCAAGACCTCATCGGTGACATCCAGGATCTCGGTGCGGAGATTGTTGTATTGCTTGGTCAGACCTACAAACGGTATCGTCAGTCCCGTCATGATTGTTTCAACTGCTGCTTCCAGTAAGTGGAACCTCGGAACCAGTCATGATATCTTTGGAATCCTTCTTCGATGTCTACCCGGGGATTGAACCCGAGGTCTCGTCGTGCAGCATCAATGTTGAGCGCTCCTCGACTGGGGAAATCAGCATCCTTGTCTCTTACTTCTACTGAGCCTTGACCAGCTATACTTACTGCCAGCCGGGCAGCATCTAGCAGGCTCCAGGAATGACTCTTGGTGATGTTGTAGGTCTTGTTGCGGGCTACTGGTAGCAGGGCAGCACTCACGATGCCATCAGCGGCGTCCTCTACATAGGTAAAATCCAAGGTTTCGGTGGCGCCGTTGACTTTCAATACCCCTCCACGCAGGGCCGTGAGCATAAACCGAGAAATCACGCGATCCTCCACGTCCAGTTCACCATAAACAGCACTGGGACGAATTACGACATGATCAAAACTGCCTCGCCGGGTGTAGTCACGCACCAACCACTCTCCTGCCAGTTTCATGATGCCATATTGACCTTGAGGTCTGCACACAGCATCCTCGCGCATCTGATCCGCAAAGTCGCCATACACCATGCTGGATGAGATGTACACGAATCTGTCTACCCCATGCCTTGAGCTTAGTTCTAGGAGATTCAGTAGCCCTTCGCTCATGGTGCGGCTGCCACGCATGGGATCAGCGTTCACAACTTTCTGCCGGGGAAAGCTGGCCATGTGTATCACGGTATCAAATCGATGGCTGCGCATGAGGTTGTCCATGCCTACCTGATCCGCGATGTCTATGTCATAAACTCGCGTGTTAGGATCTAATCTTTGCCTGCGTTCTCGGACAAGATAGTCGATTTCGCTCTGCGGCACGATGCCGTAGTTGGTGCAGATATCTGTCACGATGACTTCGTGACCTTGGTCGTGCAGTCGCCGGACTACATTGTGTCCAATCAGGCCAAGACCTCCTGTGACTAGGATTTTTCTTGCTTGGGCCATCTTAGGAAATACTCCGTGACTCGTCGGGGGTCATTGACAGTGCCTCTGATGCTGATCAGATATCCAAAACCGTGAGGATCGGCTCCTGTGTAATAGGTGAGATCATGCGCGTGCTCCATCGCCCATGTTCCCTGCTCAGTCTGTTGCCATCGATAGATAGGTTCGGCCGCATAGATGTCAGGATCTTCCACGTCGCCCATGGTAAAGGTATGGAAAGTGATCTTCATGCTCACAGTATAGCAGATACTGTGCTACTGGCCTACGAATTCGGCGGCCATGGGGAACACAGTAGCGATCACCTCTGCACAGGATCGCGCCACTGCCTGGTGCTCCAACTGCGTGCCGTTGGCACTCCTGAGTTCGATGAAATGCACCCATGATCGCAGGGTGCCATTCATGTACAGGCGGCTCTGGGTGTTTCCTTCGGGCAACACGGCACGAGCCTGCTCTTTGGCTATGCCATTCGTGATAGCCCAGGTATAGGCATCTCGAGCGGCTCTAATGACAGCCTGTTGTTTTTCCACCCATAGACGTGCCAATTCTCTTTGATCTGGATCTCGGAGGTCCAGTTCCACGCTGTTCTGTCTGTTTTTGGCGTCTTGCAGTCGGGCAGGCCGCAATTCAAACTCGAGGTCTTGTACCGGGTCGGCATATCGCTGTGAGAACTCTTGGAAGGAAAACGATCTGTGTCGCAGTATCTGCCGCGCGATGTCTCTGGTTGTAGTGATCTCCATGCAAGCAGACACCATCTCGAGGGGACTCCAGTGTGCGTGTTTGATAAGATATCGGATAAGCTTCTCTGATGTCTCTGTATTGAATTGGTTGGCGGGGTTGCTGACACGGGCGCAATACGCAATAAGTTCCTGCGCATCTGTGATACCGTGTTCGGCAAATTCCTCTGTGGGTCGTGAATAGGATACCAGGCGAACATGCATTACAAATTCTTAAGCAATTTATCTGTTTCTGGCTGTATAATTTCGGCCACTGCACCTACGTCCAGTATAAAGTCAATGTCCCTGAGCTCGTCATCATAGTCCATTAAATTTCGAGCCAACACCATCTCTATCTCGTCGAATGCTAGACCCTGTTTTTTTAGAGACGTTATGTTGATGGTACGTTGTCTGCGATTTGACAGTTTGATCACAACTTTTTTGATGCATTCAATGGGCACCTCAGTGGCGTCAACACCTTTGATAATGTGTTCCCATTTGGTTATGAATTCATCACTGAACTGCATCTGCAGCCACCGCTCGTTTTCGTCCACGTGCTTTGGTTTGAACTGCTGGAGCTTCTGAGATTTCAGTGACCATCACTCCAGGAAACATGCGTTCGGCTTCTTTCTTCATTCGAGCAGCTTCAGCTATCAAGCCTCGAGCCTCTACTTCCATGCGTTTTGCCTGTGATAGCATGTTTGTAGCCAGGGTTTTATCATCCAGGGTATCAGTGGGATTGGTTGCCTTTTGCTGCTGTTGTGATTTGAATTCGGCTTCTGCCCGGCGTTTGGTCTGTGGATCTACCAGACCGGCACTGGCGTCTAATTCAGCCATGCGTTTGCGGGCGCCTTCACCTTGCTCCATTTCTCGTACCAGTCGATTAAGCTCATCCAGTCTCACGGTGCTGTTGGCCGTGGGTGTCATGATGATATGCTCTGTGCTGACCTTTTTGAGCATGCCTTCCTTGTGCAGAGCCTCCAGGATGGCTCGGCCGTCCGGCAACAGGTTCCGGTGCAGAGCATCAGCTAACACACTTTCTTGTTGTCCTACCGGGCTTTCTAACACTTTCATCACAGTATCGTGGATAGGAGTTGGTAGCACATCGGGATAGATCACCAGACACATGTGATCTTCACCGGGTATTTCTCTGAATACGATAGCTACTTTGCGGTCTCCGTGTCGGCCTATGTGTTTAAGCATTTTGATCTCCTTGAGTGGCCGCTGCCGCGGCTTGGTTTAAAAAAGCATCCAGTTTGTCGTACAGAGCACCTACAGTGCTCAGCTCGGATGCTCGAAATGTGCCTCGACCACAGGCGGCCTCAATCAAGCTTTTGATAGAAGCGATATCGGCCACAGTCAATTGTTGGGGTTCCATATAGATATTTACGCCACAAAAAAACCCTGCCAACGGAAATCAGCAGGGTTTAGAGTGATTCTGGCGAAATCAGTCGGTGTCGCCGTACTTGGCCCAGACGCCAAACGGAGGATCTGGCGTGGGATTGCCATGGATGATCCATACGGTATCCGCGTAGTTCTCATCACCCCAGGATCCGAATGGATAGCCATCTGTGAACATCACCAGTTTCTTGGGCTCGATGTCATTGTCTTTGAGATAGTTGAATACACACTCGAAGTCCGTGCCACCACCGCCGGCCAATTCATAGTCCGTGATGTCTTCGAGATTGTCTGAATCATATTGCCGGGGATTGTAGATTTCAGTGTCAAAGCACACCACATGGATGCGATAACTATCAAATGCTTCCATGATGCCCTGCACTTCGGCCAGGAAGTCTCGACCCTGGGCGTCAGAGATCGAACCTGACATGTCGATGCCGATGGCTATGTCGATGGCATCGGTGGTCTTCATGCCAGGCAGGATGGCCTCATGATGCCAGCCCTTGCGGCTGAGCCGGGCAAAGGTGTAGTCTGACTTGATGGTGCTCTCCAACTGCATGCGGAGCAGTTCGCGCCAGTTCATCTTGGGCTCAGTGAGATTTTGGATCAGGCGCTTAATGCCTGCGGGCAAGTTGCCGGCATCGCAGGTCTGTGCGGCACTGAGCATGGCTTCCTTGATCTCGTCACGGATCTTGGCTTTTTCTTCTTCGCTCAGCCGCGGACGTCCTTTGCCTTCTCCCGACTTTTTGCCAGAGCCATTACTTTCGGTTTCACCATCCATGTGTTCGTCCAGCACACGATCGATGAGGTCATCGATGGAAATCTTTTCGGCATTTTCATACAGGATGTCATAGATCTCTTCCGACGATTTGCCTTCGTATTTCTGATCGTACAGACAAGGCACCGACGTGATGAATTCACCCACTCTATGTTTCTTTAGATCGCCGTTCACACAGAAATCGTTGGCCACGTTCCAGAGCTGTGGATCGCGCTCACCACGGCGACCAAAATGATCATACACACAATGCAAGACCTCATGACCGAACAAGAATTCGATCTCTTTGGGCTTCAACATCTTGATGAAGCGGCTGTTGTAGTAAAAGTTTCTGCCGTCGGTGGCAGCAGTGGCGCACCATTCGTCCGCATTCACCAGCTTGAGTCGGGTGGCCAGGTTGCCAAAGAACGAAGCCCGGAGCAACATGCCCACGCGGGCAGTGACCAGGAGTTCACGCACTTCGCGATCCACTTTGGCATCCATGGGCCCAATGAGATTGGCAAAGCGTTTGGCGTCGTCTTTGTTGGTGGTATCTGTTGCGGCAGCAGTCATTGATCTCTCCTATATTGTAATTATTATATGATATTGGGATTTTCTGGTCAAGTGCTGTATTATTACGTGGTGTGCGCCCTTGTGGTACATATTGATATGATTTCAGTTGAGAATTTCTATTGGGTGCTGTTCCAAAATCTCCTGCAGCCTGCCGGATTGGACTGTTGGTATTATTATCCCTGGGGTACACAGGATCATCTCAGTCAAAAAGAATGGTTTCCGTATCACAGCCAGGCAGATCTTAATCATGTGTTGTTCCATTTTGATCAAGAGCCGCTCTGGAACCATGATCTAGGCCATGCATATGATCTCGGTATAGCACTGCACGCATCATGGTCTGTAAAGAAATTGAAAATTTTAGCTAACAGCGAACATTCTGAGATCAAGCGCCAGATCTGTAAAGATCGATCCATGTTGGATTGGTATTTTTTCTATCATGGATTTGCCGCGCTGGATTGGTATCGTGATGCACGGCATGTTGACGTCGATCATGCCATACAAAATGCATTCTTATCGCTCAATCATCTCATATCACATCGTAGATCATATCGTATTTCATTGTTGGCAAGACTGCTGGACCGAGAAGTGGCCCACAAGGGATCGATCAGTTTTCATGCAGATTCGCGTGATGTCATGACAGAACTAGCCAGCATGTATACTCAAGTATCTGTCCAAAGCCGGAATCTAATCGAACGACACCTTGATTCCACCTTGCGTCTGCCTTGGCAGTTGGATCGCATCACGGCAAACGGGAATCTCAGTGCTAGATTTGGGGCTCGAGAATATCAACTTTGGCAGACTTCTCTGTTTCATGTGGTCAACGAAACGGTTTTTTACGAGCCAAAACAACATCTCACTGAAAAAGTTTTCAAGCCCATCGTGGCCAAACGGCCTTTCCTGTTGGTGGCCGCACCGGGCAACCTGCAGTATCTGAGACAGTACGGATTCCAGACCTTTGATAAATGGATCGACGAAAGTTATGATCGCATGTTGGATCACGATCAAAGACTGGATGCCATAGCCAACGAAATAGTCCGAATCTCCAGCATGCCCACCTGTCAACTACGTGATCTCTATCAAGACATGCTGCCGGTACTGGAACACAATCGCTGGCATTTCTATAATGTGTTTCCCAGCCTCATTGTCAGCGAGCTGGTAGACAATTTTGGTCAGTGCCTTAGAATCTGGAACAATGGTCGGATTGACGGTCGAGATCTACCCATACCGGCAGATTTTGAAAAAGCGAAACAAACATTGTTGGGCTGATCATCTCGAATATTTTAGACCAAATATCATGGCATCATGAGGATCTGGGAACAGGAAATCTATGATCCACGCATTGATTTGGGTGTCCGGAGTCTGTGCAGTTTCAAATCGCCATCGGCGACGGTCACCGGGTGGACCAAAATCCAAAGCGACCTCTCTTAGTAGATCATGGACTTCACCGTGGCTGTAGGGTCGGAATTCGATCCGGACCCTGGATGCGAGCCGCGCAGTTTGATCTAAATTAAAAAGTTTGGTATGGTTGCGCAAAGATAATCAAAAAGTTTTTTATGACCACGACGATTGGCATGTGTACTGTCTGGCCAGAACCATTGGGGATAGCGACTCCAGATATCCAGTCTGCGTCGACTTTGTTCAATTTCGTGAAGCACAAATTCTTTGTCAATAGCAGATAGATTGTCAGACTTCAGCGAACAAATGCTGTCTAACAATGGTGCGTGTACACTGATCATGATAGGATGCTCAATCCGGTGGTCATCATTGATCATAAAATTAGTCATGCTTTGGCAGGCTATCTGGAGACCTGGGTATTCATGTTCAAAATTTGACATCCAGACAGTGTCGCTTGCCCCTCCTATAAAATATATCGGCAGATCATATCTTACACTGAGCTGAGACATCTTTAAATACATCCTTGAAATCCATCGAGATTTCAACTCTTTGAGGCAAAAATCTTTAGCCTCGGCAATGTGCCAATGTTCACAGATATCTCGTTGCCATTCTGTTTGAAACACGATTATGAATCTTAAAGCATTCTGTAGATCTGGATTGTTGGTCAACGCCGCCAAGCAAGTGTGCCAACTATCGGCATTACTTCCGCCTGGCCTACAAAGATTGATCACTTTTTGGTTTTTTTCCGATAAGAAGTGTTGTAGACCGGCATGCGAGACAGGAACCTGCCAGATCCTGTCCATACCGTCTGGGCCATCCCATTCGCCGATACCCCAACTGTCACCCACAATCAGTATGGTATCTTTCATATCCTAATTCAACTGTTAGCTTGCAGGATGTATTTGCCGTACCGCTGGTGGAACTCATCAAAGTTCTTGAGCTTGGTGGGCTGGAACGGCAGATTGTAAGTGGTCAGCGCGATGCGAGCACCCATAACAACCAGTTCGGTCTCGAAGTTCTTCATCATGTAGCCGAAGAAGTTGTCTGCCATGGCATGGAACTCTTTTTGGTCCACCTTGCGAACTTCCAGAGCATCCTTGAGTTCGTAGCACAGGCTGATCACCAGGCTGTACATGGCCGACACTTCTTTGACCTGTAGTTCTTTTTCTTTGCCTGAAAGGATGTCCTCGGGCCGGGGCAATTTGCCCGAGATCCGGCGATGAGCCTGGAACTTGACAGCCAGACCTTCACCGATGGTACCAGCAATGAGATCAGTGGCTGTGACGTCGTCGAGATCTTCGTCTTCCAGGAGTTCGCTGACAAAGCACCAGGATCGTGGTGTGGCAAAGGCACGGCTGGAGGATTTGGCATCAAAGTCGTAGAGATCCTGCTTGGCGAACGAAAGGTAGCCCACTACATCCTTGTGGATCCCGTGTGTCACTGCCCAGTCCTGCCAGGTCGCGAAATCTGCTCGCATCTCCACATGCACAAAACGATTGGCCAAGGGCGTGGGCATGCGGTACGTGACGCCTTTGTCTGACTCGCGGTTGCCTGCGGCCACCATCACGACATTGTCCGGCAACACATATTTGCCGATGCGCCGATTCAGCACCAACTGATAGGCCGCTGCCTGCACCGCAGGTGCAGCCGAGTTCATCTCGTCCATGAACAACACCACGATGGGATACTGGCTGGCCAATTCCGCATCCGGCAGATCAATGGGCGGTGCCCAGTCCATCTTGTTGAGCTCGCGATTGAAAAACGGAATGCCGCGGATGTCGGTGGGATCCATCTGGCCCAGGCGCAGATCGATCATGAAGCCACCCAGTTCTTGGGTGATCTGGGCCACCACTTCCGATTTGCCAATGCCAGGAGGCCCCCACAGGAACATGGGACGTTTTTTGGCGAAGCACTTCATTACAGCACGGCGGGCACCAACCGCGGTCACGGTACGGGTTTCTACGGACATAGAATCAATCCTTTTCTAGTTGGTTGTTGTGTATAAACTATACTGAACAGCTAATTGTTGGTCAACAGTGATCCCGGATGTGCGTATTGAAAGATTTATAACCGGCACCTAAGACATAGTGTTTGAAGCATGTATATATTATAGCCGGACGGACATTTATTGGTCAACCGCTCCAATTCGATAAAGTTTGCTATAACAGCCCACCAGACCTTGCCAAACCGTTTGATCATTGAAATGCCTTTGACCGATCAATCGCTCCATTTGCAAAATTCCGTTTCGCCATTGTTTTTTACTGTGATCGGGCGCCAGGTCAAAAAACCATTGGCCAAATTCATCGGTCACTGAGTTGGTGCTTTTTTTGATTTGCCACGTGCTATTGTTCCAATCCGGATATATGATGGGGTGGATCATGTGATAGTAGTCAGCCATGTGGAATTGATTTTTGTTGTTGACATGGGTCAGTTCGTGCAATCGATTGTGTTGTTTTAGGTAGTTGTAAATCAGATGAGCCTGCTTGATGGGAATGGCTGGCAAGTTTGGTGTCCAATAAAAATACTCATCGTTTTCCCAATAACGGCCGTGGATGTCGCTGTTGTTGCCAACTGCAGTGGTCAACATGGTGTCAATGAATGCGAAATACACCGACGTATCGTCACGAAACAATCGAGGTTTATCGACCCCAAATATGAATGCTACTTTTTTGCCCTTGCCTTCAAATCTGTCATTGTGTCTAAAGGCTTCGTGCAGGTATTGACGAGGTACAGCATCGGGCGCGAATCTAGTGCCTACATCCCAAAACCAATCTGGATTGTTCAGTGCTTCTATCGTCCTGTCGGTCCAATCCCAAACTGTAATTTTGAACTTGTGAGTGTTTTGTAAGCGTTCTAACATAGGCTTAGCGATGTAAGCGACTTCGCGTGTGAAATACCCAGGATTTCGCGACCAGCCCAATTTTTGATTTATTTTTTCTTCAGCTTTGAATGCTCCATACAAGAAAATCTCATCCAGATGTATGTTATTCGTGACAAAAGTATTCAATATGGTATGGCTGTCAGCACCTCCTGAATAGAACAACACCAAATGATCATAGTTTTCTCTCAACTGCAGAGCCCGCTCTCTGTAAAGGTCCTTTATCGCCACCGGGGGTTCCTGTTGCCATTGGGCTTGATCAAATGCATGTTCATGATAATCCCAGTGCAGTTGATGCCCAGTCTTGAGATCGTGATTTATGGCATTAAGTTCCAAGCACGCTGCTAATTTGTTGGCATATGTGTGATTGCCAACTCGATAGATACCTTTGTGATTGTAATGATACATCAGTGGTGATTTAAGATTTGTCTATCTGCCTCGGCGCATGATACGCCGAATACAGAGTGATCAATCCAAGCACAATCATCAGTATACTCACTGTTGATATTCCATAGGTAGTGGCCAAAGCAGTGGCAGCGACTGGCAAGATTCCGCCACCCAAGGCTGCTGCCATCTGACATCCTATACCACTACCGGTATATCTCGTGCTGGCCGGAAATAACTCTGGAAGGTATGCAGCCAATGGTGCCATCATCAAAGCATTGCCTAGAACCAGTCCCGCTATCATTGCTTCCAACAAGTGTCCACTGGACAATGCCTGCCAGACTGGAAAGGCTATTATCACAGTGATGATCGATCCCATGATATAGATTTGTCTACGGCCTACCACGTCACTCAACCATCCAAACACCGGAATAGCAATGACATTGATAACGCTGGCTATCAATATGGCATGCATCATATCGCTGCGAGCTATTGATAAATTGTTGACAGCGTACACCACGGCGAACACTGTCAATAGATACGCCCAAGAGACTTCGGTTATTTTGAGTCCCATTGCAATCAATAGATCTTTGGGCTGTTGCAATACGTCTAACAATGGCGTTTTGGAAATGGCACCAGTAGATGACAATTCTTGGAAGGCCGGAGTTTCATCCAGTCCCCAGCGCACCCAGATTCCAATGGCCACCAATAGCATGCTCAATATAAACGGAATGCGCCAACCCCATTCTAAAAATTCTTGTTCTGGAAGCCTAGTGATCAAGGCATATATTCCAGTGGCACACAGCAACCCCAATGGATAACCCATTTGTATAAAACTGGTATAAAACCCCCGACGGCGCAGCGGAGCATGCTCGAGAATCATGACACTGGCTCCAGACCATTCGCCACCAAATGCTAGTCCTTGCAGTAATCGCAACACTACCAGCAACACCGCCGCCCATACTCCGATACTTTGATATGTGGGCAAAATCCCAATGCCAAATGTGGCCATGCCCATGATTAACATCGTTAACATCAGGGTTTTTTTCCGGCCGATGCGATCTCCCAAATGCCCAAACAAGATACCTCCTACTGGTCGAGCAATAAATCCCACTGAAAATGTCAGCAATGATGCTAACATTCCGGTGATTGGATCTACCTGTGGAAAAAACAGGGTGTTGAAAACCAGTGCAGCCGCAATACCATAGATCAAAAAATCATACCATTCAAACAGCGTTCCAAATGCGCTGGCAAAGGTGATACGATTAATTTTGCTCATGGCGATTTCTTACGTCTTTGACATACCATCACAGATCTCCGGCGCAGCTTTTCTTCAAAGTGGACATAAGCGAGGTCATGATGCTCGACCAATTGCCACCCGAACATGTCTAACATCTGTCGATACCAGCAAAGATTAGGCGTGCCTACAAAGATTTTGCCATCAGTTGTTTGCGATTTTTGGTCATGTCCGAAGAGCACATCTTCCATAGATTCAAGACGCCATGTCTGTAAAGGCGTGGCATGATGCCATGATTGATCATAATAGATAGAGTCCAAAATCATGTGATCTGGTCGATTATTACACAGATGATAAAAAAGCTGATAATGATGATTGAGATGCATGACTGTGCCAGAGAAATGTATAGTGTCGCTTTGTTCCAGCAACAGGTCCAATGTGTCTAGATCATACAGGTCGTGTTTGATCACTGTGACCAGTGTGGGTACCGGAAGTTCTTTGAGACATTGATTTACCAGATCAATCATGTCTTGTCTTACATTGGTAGCTATCACCGACCTAGCTCCCAATTGATCCATGGCTTCACTTAGAATTCCATCATGGCAACCTAAATCTAATACTCTTCGATTCTTGATGAGCTCAATATTATCTATCAGTTGCGTCTTGATACGCAACCGATCGCTGTAGGCCCATTTGCAAGCACTCTGCGCTATCTGCGCGTATTGCAAGTGTGGATTCTGCATTTTGCCGCGCACAAAATGAGCGAACCTGGAATCTAGATCGAGCATGCCGCCCTTGGCACAGTTAGATCGAACGTCATGCTCTGGCCTTGATTCAGTGCGTAATGATGTGAATTATCATTTATATCCCGCAAAGGTTGTGACTGACCGTCGATACAAACATTTAATCTGAACTCAGACCATCCTTGATAATCATTATGGCCAGAGCACATGAACATACCGTATCGTTCAACCAAGTCCAGCTCGGCTGCGGTCAATCTACTGATATCAAAATCGTTATCCAAGATCAAGTCATATAGAGACGGATGAAGTTGAGCAAACACAGTGTTCATTGTCCAACTATGATTGAACTGAACTTTACCAATCTGGCAACTCCCCTCTGAACAATTGATTTGCATGCGGCAGAAAGTTGCAGTGAGAGTGGGCAATTGGATTTGTACACTGTTCATGCCAGACGACACCACCTGATTGTGATACAGTGCATTGTCGATGATGACATCAATCACGCAGTGTTCTGTCACGACGTCGATCCTCGCCATACGCAGCATTAGATCCGACCTAGTTCAAGATACCACAAGGACGGGCTAAAAACTTCTTTGAATGCACGCGTGACAGTCAAACCATTTTTTGCCAACAGAGGTTCATACTGTTTGATTGATACTTGCTGAAAATTTTTCAGCAAGATCACACCATCAGGTGCGAGATTATGGGCTATGTTAGCCAGAAAATCATGATGGGCCCGCCATCCAGGATCTATCAAAATTCTAGCGTAATTAGGATCAAACCATGATGCGAACTCTGGCTGGTAAAAGAGGGGCGGGGGATTACCGACCACCAGATCGAATACCATGGTGTCGTCGAGATAAGATAGATCTGCGCTGCAGATTGCCTGTGTTTTTTGTTGATATTCGGCCGGCATTCTTTGCATCGTGTACTTACAGGCATCTATCGCTGGTTGATGGCAATCCTGCAGTGTAAGCCGATCGCATATGCCATCTGATAGTAAGCGAAAACCTATGAATCCTGCCCCAGAACACCAGTCTAGACAATGTTGGAATTTACGTTGTGGATAAAAGTGTCTGATCACATTGGGGAAATCTTGTCCGTTGGTGGTTCCATCGCCTTCCAAACATTGAGTATAATACACCACAAAATCGTCCGTGATACGAAATTGTTGATCTGGGTTGAATTCAATGTTGGCATAGGCATTAAAACTTTCTGACTGCAAGTTGGTGTTTATGTATTCGATGTCAGCAGCCTGCAATGATACGAATGACATTCCATTATGATCATTGATGATTTCTTGTTGTATTCGGTAGGGCAGTTGATGAAAATGATGTTCATTATAACACTCTGGCCAGCTTGGGTCGCGGATCGCTTTGTAAAATTCTTGCCATCTGTTAGTAATACTTGATAACGATGCTGTCTTGTGCATTTGATGAATTGGTGTTAAAGACTGATTGCGGATGATACAAGATAGATACGCAATGTATCATGCTTTCTTTTTTGCATCTATCAACGTCCTCGACCAGCGGCTTTTTTCTGGGGTTTGCTACCGCCCACTCGCACAGGTGCGGTAGGCGTGACTTTGGTTCCTGCACTGTCTTTCACAGTGCCGTCTGGCAGTTGCTGTGCCTGTTTCCGGGCCAGGGCTTCTTTCAATCCTTTGATGCTCATTGCTATCTCCTGAGTTGTCATGGCAGCGAGAGGCCGATGCTTCTAATGCATCGCGGGCTTTGCAGACCCTAACATCGCTGTGGATCCATGTTGATTATATATCATGGGAACAAGAGGCCCAGGCGAGATGATGCATTGTCTGCGTCCTACCTGTCTGACTACAAGCATTGCTCTTGATCCATGGTCAAGCCCACTGTGCTGTGTTTAAGATGCCAACGCTGGCTCAACCAGCCTTTGCTGAGCTACCAACTCAGCCTTGACATCCCCTGCGGCATGTTCATCTCCAGCCACGGAGCACCTCCGTATTACGGATACAGCAGAGCCCAGGGTGGTAAACATTCCCTCACAGTTGGGACGGTGGCAAGCCTGCTTTCTCTCACGGGCTTGACCATGGATCCTATTTGTTCCGATCGTGAACAGTTCGGACCATGGTGTCCTCGCTGAGATGATCGTGTTTAAATTCTCTCACAGGATGACCTAAGAGACTGGCGATAGAGTTTTTGAAACTGATGCGTTTGTTGTTGTAGTCTCGGATGCGGATGGCTCTGCGTCCGATTTCTTCCAAAGACAACTGTTGCTCCACACCAGTTTTGAGTTGCCATTCCAGTTCCCATATGGCATTGTGGATCGCAGTCATGGCATCTACATTGTAATCAAGTTCGGCACTTTGTGTTAGCTGGCGGAACTTATCCTCATACCAATCTAATTCAACTTGGTTGGCGCCATTGGTACGTTTGTGTTTGACCCTGGCAATACAAAGTCTATCGATCAGTTCTAGTACAGGTAAAAATTCCAAATTGGTTCTCCTATAGTCTACCATGATGAGCATCGGCGGGAGGTCGTTCTCGCCGATCGAGATTGAGAGGTTTCAACAGATAATCCCGGCCGATATGGCCGGCTTCGATCTCGCGCAGGGCCGTTACCACAGCACCATTGTCACAGGTCACTGTGGGTCGCCAACCACGGTTCAGTTCGCGTGCGCGTCTTGCGCCAATCAAGATAAGATCATACTTGCTGCCTACTGCTCGTGCTGCCAGTTCGCTAGAAATCCTTGCCATTAATCGCTCCTATCATGTCAGATAAACATTATGACACAGGTTGATCGTATTGTCAACTGTGTTTGGCCTGGCCAGTAATAATTCGACTCCCGATTAGAGTGGGCGGAAACCTTGCGTTCTGTGGTTTGGATCGCTGCTGTTGCACTACATCACCGGACCATTGCCGTTGCGAAATCCCACTGTGCCGCCTTCGGCCTTGATCCTCCGGATCGCATCTTCAAACAAGATCGGCGCAAAATCCGGAGTCTGTTCCACGCACACACAATGATAGCGCGTATCGATGTCATCTGAATATAAGATCTCTCCAGTCCGGGAATTGACCCCACGGGCACGCCGCACGCGCTGATAGTGCAGGTGTCCGTGGATGTTAACACCAAAGCGACCCAGGCTGGCTTCATGCACAGGAATATGGCTGAGTATCATGCCGTTCATGACATGATAAGCTCTCAGTTCACGGAAGTATTCGCGATACTCATCGTCCCGAAAGATGTCATGATTACCGCGAATCAAGACCTTGTCTCCGTTGAGCCTAGACAGAGTTCGCAGGGCTTTACGATTGATCACAACGTCTCCAAGGTGATACACTTTGTCCTGTGGCCGCACACGCTCGTTCCACACACGCACCAGATGTTCATCCATCTCGTCAGGATCGGTCCAAGGACGCAGCTTGGTACCGTCGTCGCGGGTGAATCTACAGACACCGCTGTGACCGAAATGTGTGTCTGATACTAGAAATACAGCTGGCATAGTCATATCCTTTCTTAGTAATTAACCTGAATTAAGTTCATTGTACATTATCACGGATCCATTGCCAGTATTCTTCTACAGACATGATCAATCTCCTTTGAAATAAGTGGAGCGGCGAGCGGGAATCGAACCCGCGTCATCAGCTTGGAAGGCTGTCATAATACCATTATACTACCGCCGCTGGGTGTCAGGCAAGAGGCTGGCTTACAAGGCCGGTGGGCATTGCCTGATAAGTGGACTCGGCGGCAGGAGTCTAACCTGCCTAGCGGGTTTTGCAGACCCGTGCCTGGACGATCGGCCACGCCGAGATGTTTGGTGCCGGTGGAGAGAATCGAACTCCCGATATCTCGCTTACAAGGCGAGCGCATTGCCACTGTGCTACACCGGCCAAAGATTGGATCGTTTGGCGTACCGGGAAGGATTCGAACCCTCACAAGCAGATTTGGAGGCTGCCGTGCTAACCGTTGACACTACCGATACATGGACTGGCGGTCCGTAGGAGAGTCGAACTCCTGACCCTGGCGTGACAAGCCAGAATTATAACCGTTTAACTAACGGACCAAACTCATTGTCATCAAGCGGGAGGTTGCTGGTCCCGCTTGGCCTAGCCAGATCGGTCGGCTTGCGCGCCCGTTGAGCACTGTCGCTAGGACTTGTTTTATGGCGTCCCCACCGGGTGACGATCCCGGTCCGCTTCCTTGAAAGGGAAGTGATCTAACCAGCGTAATCTATAGGGACAACTTTTTACCTCTATGACCTTTTCCTGCACATTGCCGAGAACAAAAAACTACATCGGTTTTCAATTTTTTATCTCTACTGAATTCGGTAGAGCAATGATTGCATGTGTAATGATACGACGGACTGTATTGATCATATAATGTATGATACCTTGTCGTATTGTATGCTTTTTTGACATAATCGAAAGCATATTTCAAGTCGTCTTTACGATAGACATTAACAATGTATCCAACACTTTCTGCTAGTTTTGTTTTTTTATCAACCGACTGCTTATCCTCAAACCCTTTTATCTCAACAATGGTTTTGCGATCATCGAGAATGAAATCAGGATAATACTTTAATTCGGCGTTTTCTATTACTCCTGGGAATCTTTTAAATTTAATTCCGTGATCAATGTTGTAAATCACCCAACAAAGTTCATATGAAGAACCGCAATAGATACCTTTGTAGTATCCCGATTTACTTCTTCCTGACCCTGGCCTATATCCTCCGGATTGTTGTCTCCAACAATCATTCGAACAATATTTTGTTGGTTTTGTAATCTTTGTGAAAAATTCGATTTTACATTGTAAACATTTAGTGGTGATTCTTTCTACCAGGTATAGCCCTTTGTTTACATTCGAGATACCTTTCCTGCCAAATAATTTTTTACTTACGCTCTGTTTGAATTCTTCAGTTCTGGGACCTCTGCTATTAGCACAAGAACGAGAACAAAATTTTCCAGGCTTTGTGTGGTTTACATTACATTTAGGACAAGTGTTCATAATCGTATTTATTCGAACTTGTCAAAAAATAATGATTTACATGTCCTAACCAATAGCCGAACTGTGCAAAACTTGGTGGATGACCAGGGAATCGAACCCCGTTCCCGAAGGCAGTGATTTACAGTCACCTGCGGTCGCCAATGCCGCCCGTCATCCAGAAACCATAACAAAACACACTGGACGAGGCGACCAGATCCGGATCTGTTCCTGCTTATCTCCAATGTGTTTTGATATGGTGCCGGTGTTGCCGGCTCGGGAATTCCAGCCCTCAGTGCATAAGAGAACACTTACTTGCCACCCCTCTCTTACCATATCGAAGCGCACTCATCTCTTGCCGTATCGTGGGTGATCAATTCCACGACCCTATAGGCATCAAAATGCGCTTCAATATGGTACCACAAAACACATTCTACACGAAAAGAGTTTTGTGGTCAACCATAGACAGGATCGTGTCCTGCCCAAGAGTCTTACCGGATCGGGATCGCCGATCTTTCATGGGTCTTGTCCGCCCGTTTGCCCTTTTGTACCGCGCTGGCTGGTCCTCGTTACCTGGCGCCAAAAACAAAAAACCCTGGGTGTTTATGCCAGGGTCCTTGTAGGTTCTAATCGTTTACAATTCGATCTACCTGGACCCCTCCCAATCAATCAGGTCATAGCCACACAGCCACTCTAGTGCCAGTGTGGTTGTTTGATTGCGGTGAGCGAAGTTCATCATAGTCATAATTGTACTGGTTTTATTTATACCTGTCAACCTCTGATTAGGAAGCCATTACCCGGCTCACTGCAGTCATCACAGCCGCGATCCGACCAATATCTCTCAGTTGCTCCACTGTGTAACCTTCCGTCTTCAGCGTTTCATAGTGTGCTTTCACACAGAAATGACATTTGCCTACGATACTAGCGGCCAAACTATAGGCTTCGAAACGAGCCTTGGTGGTGCCACCGTGGGTGGCTATAGCGTTCATCCTCAACTGTGCCGGTAGTCCTGTGAGATTGGCATCATCTGCCATCTCAACATAGGGATACCAAACATTGTTCATGGCCATCAACGATGCGGCAGTGATCGCAGCCTCGGCCTCCCGTTGATCGGCAATCTGGATCTGCATCCAGGTCCACAATTTTGTATTGCCTGTGGCAAACACAGCAGCCAAGGCCACGGCTTCGGCTTCTTCCGCGACCAATGTTGATCGTTTGACCACGGCATCGATGTTGAGCCGAGTGTCCTTGGCGTAGTCGGGCAGGCCTTCTTTGAGTTGATCAACCCACTGCATGATCAAGTGGCCTTCTTGAGTTTTTTACTCTCAAGTGTGTCAGCACCCACCTGACGGTTGCATTCGCACAGTTCGCCGGTCTGTAGCGCATCCAGCACACGCAGCGTTTCTTCGGCACTGCGGCCAACATTGAGATTGTTCACTGTGACATGCTGGATCACGCCCTCAGGGTCCACGATGAAAGTAGCGCGGAGTGCGGCCCCTGCGGGAGCAAAGAACACACCCAATTGATCAACCAGGCTCAGTTCGCCACGCTGTGTGTCGGCAAATTGTACATGACGGATCTTGGCAAGATCTTTGTGCGCAGCCTGCCAGCCCAGTTTGCAGAACTCGTTGTCAGTCGATCCTGTGAGCAACACAGCGTCACGCTCCTCAAAGTCCTTGAACAATCGGTCGTATGCCACGATCTCCGTGGGACACACGAATGTGAAGTCTTTGGGATAAAACACGATCACTCGCCACTTGCCTGCGAAACTGTGTTCGGTGATGTCAAAAAACTTGTCGCTGCCAGGATTTACACCTGTCACGATGAATGGTTCGATTTTGTCGCCTACGGTTTTCATATTTTTTGGGGTTCCTTTATTTCGTCGATTGAGACACCCTGTCTCAGTGTTTCTACTATACACGATTATATATCATAGAGTCAATGTTTTTTCTTGATTTTTCATTATTTTTTTCTATGGGCATCATAGACTATCGTAATGGGAAAAAAGATAGGCCCTAAGGCCTATCGCTATTTTGGGTTACAAGGTATAGCTACCCCGGCAGGGTTCAAGCGGCCCGTGCGTAGACACTGTCATTGGCGTCTATGGTTTTTCGCTGATTAGGTCAGTCGACTCTCCTGTTGCCGTCTTTGATTGCTTGCCCAATCGATTGCCGGAGCACCCCCACCCAAATACACTTTTCGATATACTTGGGTGGAGGTGGCGGGATTCGAACCCGCGTCTTGAACACATCCTCATTGAAGGAATTACAACAATTTGGTATTTACCGTTGGTAAATGGATCATAATTTAGTTAAGGCTGCGCGGCGGTTGCATACGTTCCAAAGCATCGGCAATGATGTCGCGATCTTGGTCGTCGAGGTCGTCCCAGTCTTCCAAGGCCACGGAGTTCGCTTCCAGTTCGCCGGATTCGGCCATGCGTTCAAGTTCGGCTACCAAGGCATCCAGTTCCTCTTGAGTTCCATCGAATGTGTCAAACGCACCAGGTGCGAATTCTATCCGCATTTTTTTGCCGTCACTCAAAGTGTTTCTCCAGCACAGCCAGTTTGTCTGCGGCATCGGCCATGCGTTCTAGTTCTTGCTCGATGCTTTCGGTGATGTTCATGTGATCAGGAATCACTGTAGGGTTGGCCAACAGCACTGCGATGCGGATTTCTCCATCGCGTATGCGCGCTTCAAGATTACCGCGCACTGCCTTCAAAATTTCTTTTTTCATGGTGATTCCTCTGTTCAGTGGTGCCCCGGGCAGGAATTGAACCCGCACTCTGTCGATTATGAGTCGATTGCTTTACCATTAAGCTACCGGGGCCAATGAACTATTGTAGCATATCTTTCTCTTGCGGTCAACATAAATATCTATGGGGAGTAGCCAGCCCAAGGGTGGGCTTTGCAGATCGTCAACACGGTAGAGATACCCGGTCTGCGAACGAAGAGGCAAGACCATTTTACTCAAGGAGAGAGAAATGGGTACCTTTGCCTCATTGGCATCACTGCCATTCTTAGTTGTAGCCTCACTGTACGCGATAATCAAACGACTGGATCCTACACAGCAAGACTGGATCATCGGCCACGCTCGTTTTAGGATCCGATGATGGAATTCATGACCCTGTTGCCCTGGGCTGTTTTCCTGCTCATAGTGTTTGCTCTGTTGGCCTTTGATCTTGGTGTGCTGCACAAAACTGATCACGAAATCGGTGTCAAAGAAAGTCTCTGGTTATCGGCCTTCTACATCGCCATTGCCCTGTTGTTTGGTCTGGGCGTATGGTGGTGGCGTGGCCCAGACGATGCCTTGCTGTACTATACCGGATTCCTGGTAGAAAAAAGCCTGAGCCTGGACAACGTTTTCGTGTTCGCACTGATATTCGCTTTCTTAGGAATACCAAGGATCTACGAGCATCGAGTGTTGGTATGGGGCATACTCATGGCCCTGGTGTTCCGGGCTATATTCATAGGGTTTGGTGCCGCGGCTGTGTCAGAGTGGCAGTGGATCTTGTGGTTCTTTGGCGCGTTCTTGATCTACACAGGCGTCAAGATGCTGTATGTCAAAGAGAACGATGGTCCGGACTTTGAGAACAGCGTGATCTATCGCTGGATGAAGAGCAAGATGAATCTCACCAAGGAGTATCGTGGGCACAGTTTCTGGTTCAAAGAAAACGGCGTCCGATACTTTACTCCGTTGTTGGTGGCCTTGGTCCTGGTGAACTTCGCTGACATCATATTTGCAGTGGATTCGGTACCGGCCATCCTGGCCATAACGCAGGATCCGTTCTTGGTGTATACATCAAACATCTTTGCTATCCTCGGACTCAGAGCCTTGTACTTTGCCCTGTCGGCGATGATACATCGTTTCCACTATCTCAAGTATGCCTTGGCCTTGATCCTGGTCTTGATCGGCATCAAGATCGTGCTCATGATGATCGGCATCAAGTTGCCGGCCCTGCTCACGCTGGGCCTTACATTTGGTTTGATAGCGGGCGGTATCGCGTACAGCCTTTGGAAGACCAGAGTAGTCACAATTCGGTCATAGTAGTCTTTAACAGGCAGCGGCATCACAGTAAATATTTGTGTGATGCCGCATACCTACCGAAGCATATTCATTTCCGACGTGCATCTTGGCACCCGAGATTGCCAGGCAGACCGGCTCAACAACTTCCTCAAACATCACACCTGCGACACCCTGTATCTTGTGGGCGACATCATCGACGCCTGGAAGATACAGCAGAACCGGTGGCGCTGGAAACAATCACACACCAACGTGGTTCGTCGCATACTGGGACATGCCAAACGCGGCACCCGGGTGGTGTTCATAGCAGGCAACCACGACGAGTTCTTGAGACCCATGATACCGTTTGGCATATCATTTGGCCAGATCGAGATAGCCAATCAGGCTGAACATCAGGGCGCAGATGGCCATCGCTATCTGGTGGTGCATGGAGACATGTTCGATGGCATCACACGCCTGGCTCCTTGGCTGGGTTTCCTGGGCGACAAGGCCTATGACTTCGTGCTGGATCTCAACAGCCGTTTTAACGCCATACGCCGCAGGTTAGGTCTGGGCTATTGGAGCCTGAGCCGTTATCTCAAACACAGAGTCAAAAAGGCCGTGGATTTCATATTTGAGTTTGAACGCAACCTGGCCACCTACTGCCGCAAGCGTGGATTCGACGGAGTGATCTGTGGACACATACATCACGCAGAGATCAAAGATATTGACGGCATACGCTACATGAACGACGGTGACTGGGTAGAATCCTGTACCGCTCTAGTAGAACATCATGACGGTCGCTGGGAGATAGTGACCTGGACCAAGGAGAAGGACGATGTGGATACTGATCATACTGGCGGTACACATGAACGATCCCCAAGACGTTCCAGGAAGGGTGGAGATCGAGATGCCCAGCCAGGCAGCGTGCCAGGCAGCAGCGGAATCCATTAGATGGGAACTGAAATTCCGATCGTTCCGGATAGACGCCCAATGTCAAAAACGATCCTCATCATAACAGACAACCTACCGGATCAGATCAATGGCGTGGTCACTACCTACAAAAACATTGAAGCTCATGCGGTTCTGGCGGGATATAGCATTGTTTACATTGATCCCGGGCAGTTCCGCTACTTTGATTGTCCTGGCTACAACGAACTCAAGATTGCCATTCCCCGGGAAATGGGCGAGAAGATTGAGGCGGCAGGTGCGGATCATATCCACATCGCCACAGAGGGTCCTGTGGGTCTGTGCGCTAGAAAATATCTTTCAAAACGTGGTCTTCGCTACAATACTGCTTACCACACTCGCTTTCCTGAAGCCATACATCAGTTGGTAGGTGTGCCCGAAGCCATAACCTGGAGCTATGTGCGTTGGTTCCATCGCCATGCTGGCCGTGTGCTGACCACGACGGAAACCATGGTGTCGGAACTGCAGGATCAGGGCTTCAGCGGCAATGTGATCGCATGGACCCGCGGGGTGGATCGAGACATCTTTACTCCTCGTCTGGGTGGATCAGGAACCGGTGTGTTGGTGTGTGTAAGCCGGGTGAGCGAAGAAAAGAATCTGGAAGATTTCCTGGCCATGCCCGCGGCAGGCTACAGGAAGATCATGGTAGGAGACGGTCCCATGCGAGCAGAGTATGAACGCCGTTATCCTGAAGTAGAGTTCGTAGGGTTCAAGACCGGGCGAGAACTGGCCTCGTACTATCAGATGGCAGATGCGTTCGTGTTCCCTAGCCGTTGGGAGACCTTCGGCATCGTCATGATCGAAGCCATGGCCTGTGGCACTCCAGTGGCGGCCTACCCTGCGCCCGGACCCTTGGACGTGATCGATGCCGGTGTCACAGGCGTGATGCATAGGGATCTCTGGCGAGCAACACAGCAGGCCATTGAGTTGGATCGCAGATCGGTATGGCAAGGCAGTGAACGTTGGTCATGGCAGCGGGCCTGGGAGATATTCCGGGACAACCTGGTGCCCACACAGTCATAATATTGTAATATAACGGTCACTAAGTAGGTTTAGTGCTATCGCACTATTACAAGGAGAAATCAATGAAGAAAATCATCGCTGCCCTGGCCTGCATGACCATGGGTACCGTGGCCTGGGCCACGACCATCACGGGCGCAGGCGCCACGTTCCCTTATCCCATTTACGCCAAATGGGCCGAGATGTACAAGAAAGACTCTGGCGTGTCACTGAACTATCAGAGCATCGGTTCGTCCGGCGGCATCCGCCAGATCAACGGCAAGACTGTGACCTTTGGAGCCACTGATGCTCCTGTGGCCGGTGACAAGTTGGCCGAGCGTGGTCAGGTGCAGTTTCCCGCCGTGATCGGTGGCACAGTGCCTATCTTCAATCTGGATGGCTTCGCCCAGGGCGAACTGCGCATCACAGGTGCTGTGCTGGCTGAGATGTTCATGGGCTGGATCGTGAACTGGAACGATCCCAAGATTGCTGCCTTGAATCCGGGCAAGAAACTGCCTGACCAGACCATCACCGTGGTGCATCGTGCAGACGGCTCGGGCACCACTTTCAACTTCACTGACTATCTCACTGTAAGTTCCAAACTGTGGGCTGAGAAGGTTGGCAAGGGTGCTGCCGTGAAGTGGCCTGCAGCCTCTTCCATCGGCGGCAAGGGCAACGAGGGCGTGGCCGCCAACGTAGCCCGTGTGAAGGGTGCCATCGGCTATGTGGAATATGCCTATGCCAAGAAGAACAATCTGCCCTACTTCCAGATGCAGAACCGGGACGGCAAGTTCGTGCGTCCAGATGACACCACCTTTGCTGCGGCTGCCGCTGGCGCAGATTGGTTCTCCACTCCGGGCATGGGAATCTCCATCGTGGACCAACCCGGTGCCACGGCCTGGCCTATCTCTACTGCCAGTTTCATCATCATGTACCGGGATCCAGAGAACAAGGCAGCGTCAGCAGAAGTGCTGAAATTCTTTGACTGGTCATTCCGCAACGGTAAGAAAGCCGCGCTGGAACTGGACTATGTGCCCTTGCCTGACGCTCTCACAGAGCAGATCCGGCAGCGTGTTTGGAACCAGATCCAGCGGTGAACATCGCTGACCGAGTGTTGATGCTCTGCGTGATCCCTGTGATAATACAAGCAGGGATCATGGTGAGCATAACCTTTGTCGGTTTCGGTATGGCAGCGGTACAATACCTCGCTAGCTGACGGCGTACAATAGGCCAAATGGTCAGCACCGCCCTAGAACGGTTTTTTATTCTCCGAACCGCAGCCCGATCACGGTCTCGATGTGAGGATCTTGGCACTCCACCTGGAGCCAGCGATCGCGGCTGCTCTGTCGCACCCGCCAGAGATCCCCCTCGCCCTGCCAGATCGCGATCTGTGCCGTGGCACTCACGTAGTAGGGATTGAAACGGCTCGCCGCGGTGCGCTCAGCATCGGGCATGGCATAAGGACGATTGGCGCTGACCTCCCGATCCAGCCAGAGCACCAAGTCATGGGCACGGTGCCTGGGTATCAAGACCACTTCAGTTGGAACAATATGGCTGCCTGCTCATCGCGGAAGCGATAGTAATCGACAATGGGCCAGTTCCAGAGGCCATGGGCTATGTCAGTACCGTATCTATACCAGCGATCGTCGAACTCACCAAAATGTTCTTCACACCAAGGCACCACTTCATCATGAGAATGCGATGTGCGGCATTCATAAGGGAAACGTGATTCGATGTCATCCATACAGCAATCCTACCATGATCCAGGCCAAGCCGCGTAGCGGTTGATACTACGGTGAGCACTGGTGATCTTTTTGGCCACGTCTGTGAGATTTCGATTGTGCCAGTAACGACCGGCCAGACTAGTAAGTTCTTCCAGTTCTTCGCGCTCGCCGCTCCAGCGCAGTCGGGCGATGCTGTAAGGGCGACCACGCCAGGTAGCGAAACCTAACGACCAGAACGCACGGATGATGTCTTCACGACGGGTCATGCGTTGACCCGTAGCCACATCATACACGCCTTGATGCTCTTTCAAACAGAAGCAGTGGCGCCAGGAATGCAAGGTCACCACGCTGCCCAGTCGGGTGTCTTCCACTGTGGGTGCGCTGCCGTAATGATTGGCATCCTGCCATTCTGCAAAATCCTGCTGCCATGCCCGGGGCGCTATCGCGTTAGCCACATGTTCTGTGTCATGTTCGCCCGCGACCTGTATCTTGGTGTCAGTCAGGACCACATAGCGTTGATCATGACCCCGGGCCTGTGCCATTAGGAAGTCGAGATTGTGGGCGCTGTCTGCCAAGGCCGGAGTCTCAAACGTGAACAAGGCGAGTTGATCCTGGTCGCGATTGCGTCCGTCCTGTCGCCAGGCATAAGGGTCCCTGCGATGAGCACGGTTGCCCAGGCGTCGACGAGCCCCAGACACTTCATAGATGGTCTCGTATTTCAGCATGAGCGGATCCGATCAATGATGGCATTGGCTGCGGATAAATCGTCCTCGGCCTGACGATCGATCTCGGCCGCTATGATCATCTGCATCACGATGTAGGCCTGCAAGGCCACCGATCGAGGCATCATCTGTATCCAGGCCACGATTTCATCCATGCTGTTCATGTTCCACATGCGTTCGGCCAGTTCCTGTTGCAGGGGCGAAAGTCCGGTAAGTTCGATCATGCCTGTTCCTCCTGGTTGCGATGCTTGGGTTGTCGTTGATAGTCCGTGGCCACACGATGGCGCGCAGAACGATTGCGATTGTTTTTGGCCACCCAGTTGCGCTGTCTTATCTGTTGTTTCGCTCGAGTCATGCTGTGATCCATTCTATTTCTCCGTTGACCTCTACGCTTTCGCTTCCATCGTATTCTAGCACACGGAACTGGGTGCCCACCGGCAACCACCGTACTTCAAGATCCGAGAGCCCACCTATATATGCCTCTGGATATTTTACGAGGGCGATGGCTTGGGCTTTTTCCTTCCAGTCTGCGTCACTCCGATCCCGGATATCCGCGATCTGCGGATCGAACAGCATGCTCAGCCGCATCGTCACATCCTCCTGGCACCAGGTCGACCACCCAGCACCATAGCCCGGCGAGTACAGCACCGCCACCGAACCATCGCGGATCAGTCTTTCAGTCACTCTTCAACTCCGAATTTTATGATGCAGAAACCAATCCAACTGGCTAACTGCTTCATCATGCCCATGCCATGCCAAATTATCCATGCATTCTCGCACGATCAACTCGGCGAATTTTTTCAATTCTTCTGGGCTCGTTGTAATTGCATAAACAAAATTCTTGTTGCCATCGAACCCCTCATTTAATGTAGCACCAGCCTGTTCAGCAAGTTTTCGGATTCGTTCGTTCATACTGCCTGCCTTTCTCTCACGTCGGTGTTCAGCGTGGGGCGCAGTTCGCGGATCAGGGCACGCTCCACATGATGCGCCGCGGTCTTGCCACGCACCACACTCACGATAGAGTAGGAAAAGCACTCCGGACCACGATCACGGAGAGCCTCGTACAGTGCCCAGGATTTATCTTCTGACCGGCTACGATACAGATGTTTGTTCATGCGCACCCTCACACTCTTCAACACTGTTGACTCAGTCTTGGCAGTGACTCCGATATAGAAGTCCGAGCCAGATTGGATACGGTACACGATGTGGGTACGATCTGTGCGTTTTTTGCGGGGTGCTTTTTTCATTTCCATATTGTTATTATATCAGAAAAGGCATTTCTGGTCAAGTCATAGAAAAAGTAGGTAAGTGCGCACTAACTTTAGGGGTTAGCAAGCACTTACCTACTCTGGACCAAGTGATTGGTTGGCGCGTCCAGTGGCACCACAGGAGCGGGGCGAGCAGAACAAAGCATTCACGGCACCGGCTGCTCGGGCCTCTGGGAGGCTTGACCCCCAACATCACTCACGCTGTCAAATGTCGCCGGTGCACTTTATAAACCATTATACAAGGTGATGATTTTCCGGTCAACCTATGAGCCAATAAGTATCTGCATGATTGCATCATATCAAAACATATACGACAGCGAAATCTGGCAACAGAGTCAGTGTATCTGGCACGAAAACGCGCTGATGGATTTTTTCCGCACTCAGCTGTCGGCCTTGGGCTATGAACGGTGCAGCGACAGCGGAAAGATCTGGCAGCGCCGCGGGCAACAGGTCATTGTTTGCTTGGTGGATGATTTTACCTCATGCAGCCAAGATTGGTCAACAAAAACGCCGTATCTTTTCGATCCTAATACTATAGTGATCACAGATAATTTGATCAACTGTCCTACCCAATATCGTGTGGCTCGATTACCGGATAGTTTTTTTGGTATCTATTGTCATTCTCCATCCCAGTCGATATGGAATCCGCAACGCAGGTTCAATTTTGCTGTGAATCGTATCGATAACAAACGCTTGTTACTGTTCCTAGAACTCATACAACGCGCACATCTACAGGGTTGTCATGACACCACAGACTACATGAATTTCAACTGTTGGAGCTGGCAAGGAAAAAATGACAGCGTCGAGGCATTACAGGAAAATTTTCGACGCGAATTTAACACCCTGGAAAACATAGCGCAAGGATATCACAAAACCTATGGAGAAACTTTTCGACAATGGCAGGATCGCATGCCGCTGCGCAATCACGATCTCGATCATGAAACGGTGCATGTGTCAGCGTGGTTAAACATCACACCCGAGACCTACAGTAGCGACAATGTGATTGCCCTAAGCGAAAAGACGTTTCGAGTGTTGTGCCGGCCGGCGCCCTGGATGCTGTACAGTGGGAGACATACGATAGCCAGACTGACCAGTTTGGGATTTGATGTGCTCCAGGACGTGATCGCCCATCGCTACGACAGCATGATCGAAAACCACACCGCTCGTTATGGTGACAAAATGGTCGATTTTATATTTGAAGCAGCAGATTCGGTAGAGAGCATGATGGACATGAAATTTAGTGATCTGCAGATTAGATGTGCCGAGGCAGCCAAACACAATCGAGAGGTCTTGACGGAAATGCGCTCAAAATGGTCGAGCGATTTTGCTACCTGGTGGTACAACACCATTCCACTTATTGCATGATCGATCAGGTCCAATTGCTGCTGGCTCCTGACTATCACATGTGGTATCACCCCTCAATCAGGACAGACCATCTATCGCCTGTGCTCTCCCTGACCGAAGCCATGTATCGGGCCAACCAGCTGCTGGAGATGTCACCTGATCCGCGCAATCTCACCGATCTGCAGCAGGATTGTGTGGCACGCATGGTGCGAGTGCGTTGGATCTATCATAATCTGGATCGCATGCCTATCCGCAAACCCATACTGGCACATCTCGATCGTGGGCGACTGATTGTAGACTGTGGTGATACACGCCTCATGGCCCTGAGTCTCTTGCCCTCGTTGTCAACTGTTTCGGTTTTGATCACGGCGAGATCAGACCAGCGGCATGAGTTTGCTGGATGGCAGCAGATCACTGGCCAGGTTCAGTTGTTTGACCTCTTGGATTTAGATCCGCAATCAGCTCATCTCTTTTACACCCGTACCGACGCCGGAACACCCTGGGCTGTGTCCTGGTTGGAAATAGGCGATAACAGCACCAATCATCATCTACACGATACCCGGCTCTGCATAGATATGTTATGCCAAGAGCTGACTGCAGGATTTCGTTTCAGTTCTACCTGGTTCTATGACTGACGCTGACTTCGATGATTACACCGTGATGTTTTCTCATGTGCTGTCTACCATGGGGTTCGATGTTGTGGCTCAATACAACTGTTTTGAACCACCTTACTGTGCCGACACAGGCTGGCCGCTGAAACTGCCAGATCTAGAATGGCGCGCCAACACTGTGTTGCTGCTGCATTTCCAAGATTTCGTGACGGCAACGTCGCATGGCATCCTGGAGCTGAATCGGGTGGAACAGCACTACGGAGATCGCAGTGACAGAGTGATCGTGACACATTGGCCGCATGCTCTGTCTAGATACTATGATGGCGCTATCAACCTTATCGAGTTTGCCAGCCATGAGTGGCAGGTCATTCGCAATCTGCGAGCTCAAGAATCTGTGTGGCAAGCCAAAATCACCAAACCCAAGACTCGGGCCTGGCAGTGTCTTAATGGCCGCAAATGTGATCATCGACAGCGTGTGGCGAGTATATTGCAGCACTGGCCCAACGGTGTGCTCAGTCTGGGTATGTCTGTTCCATTGCCGGATTGGGCCTATGATACCTATCCGGGAACAGAAAACGAGCAAAACTGGCTGCGCCTTTTACCAGTGTACAGCGAATGTGCCGTGAACATCGTGACCGAAACACAGTATGATACCGCTCCAGGTATCATCACCGAAAAAACCACCATGGCTTTGCTGGCTTGCCAGATTCCTATCGTTGTTGGTTATGCCGGCATAGTGCAGGACTGTGAAGAGCTGGGATTTGATATGTTCCGAGATCTTGTGGACACGTCATATGATTCTTTGGCCAACAACCGCAGGGCTGAAGCCGCACTCTGGCTCAATGAAGATCTCATCCAGGGCCGTATCGATCTTGGCCCTTATCAAGCACGCCTGCAGCAGCAACAGCAATTTGTGCTGTCAGACTACACGGCCCGCATGGAACTCACGTTTCGGCTGGCCTGCCAAGAACTCGCCCTACGCCTTCTCTAGGCTCTTTAACCACTGCTCTATATCACCGTACAGGGTGGCCATCATGGCTTCTTTGTCCCCAAACATGTGCAACCAGTGTTGCCTTCGTGCTCTTTGGAGATAATAAGGAAATCGCATCTTGCGATCCAGCAGGATCAAATTGCGCGGCTGCAAGACGTCAGTGCCAACTGCAAAGCGCCAGCTTTCGAGTTCTAGCATGGACGAAAAGATCTTGTATCCGTCGTCGGTCAATCGCATGCCACCGGTGGGTCGGAAATCAACCCACCACTGCGACAATGCTGTTCCTGCCTTGAGATCGCAACTATCTTTGATCAGGGCCAGTATCTGGTGTGTGAGATCTGTTTTATCCAGCACGGGGGAAGACCTGCTCCCCTGAACGCATTAGCACCACAGTAAAGTCTTCGGTCTTGAACTGGGTGTTCAGTTTGCGTGCTAGATTTATAGCATGACCAGGATTGGAAAAACTGACTTTTTTGTATTTGGGTCCGGGATACTGGGTCAGCATGTTGCCGGTTTTGAGATTGATGGGCTGACCTTGATAAAACACTGCCCACACACCGTCAGAGGCCAGCACCTGCTCGGACCGGTAGGTATTTCGATCTGTGTGCTCAATCAGCACAGTGGGTTTGGGTCGGCTCATTCATGTACTCCTAGTTTTATTTATGATTAAACTAGTCGTTTTTGAAGCTGCCCCCGGAGATCTGTAGTTCCACTGTGTTGGTATCCTGCACGCTGTGAGCACGCAGTTGTTCTAGTGTGGTCAGCAACTTGGTGATATCACCATGCAGGTCTTTGGCATCTCGCAATGACATGTGTAGGTCTTTCTGATTGCGTGATTCTGCTGACTTTATGAGATCGATGAAACGATGGATATGTAGGCTCATGTTTGTGGCCACCCTTTGTCATCTTGCTTGTTGTCAGGGTCATAGGGTTGAATATCGGCTTCTAGCACAGCAGAATCACCATAGCCATTGGCATCTACTAAGTCAATCTTCACAGGACCTGTGATGCACACATGCTCGTCCTCGATCTCCCAGTTGTGATCACCATCATAGATCCAGCCGGTGCCGCAGCGTCCGTCGTCGTCTTCCTTCTCCCAGCGCAGTATGGCTTCGATATCGGCTTTCTCTGCGTCGGTGAATCCATCCGAGAAGTTTACATAAACAGAACACAGGTCGTCAAGTTCGCAGCCCCAACCTATCTGGGGCCTACAGTGTACACCATTGTTGCCGACTTCCCATGCCCAGACCTCTTCGTCTTCCTCGCGAAAGCCAACTCCCCAGCGCCATATTTCAGTGACTTCAAAGCCACGGATGGTGCCATCTGGCATGCGCTCAAACACATCCACAAAGTATTCTACCGATTTCTTTTTCCAAGGGAGTGATGCGGTACAGACGTTCCATTAATGATTCCTCCTGCCTTGGAACACACAGTTGAACAGCATGTGCCCATCGCCATCGTTGATCACACGGTGGAAAGCACCGTCGGGAATGAGAACAACATCTCCCGGGCCTACAGCAACGGGCTCATCAGTTTCTTCGCCCACTATCATCTTTCCACGACCGTAAACAAAAAAGTAAACTTCTTCTTGTCCTTCATGTCGATGGCCACGAGTTTGCTGACCTCGATACAACCGTGTAAAACTCAGGATGAGATTATTTAGATCGTGGTTGTCTTTCAACAAATAAACTTCGTTGTCTTTGACTACCTCACCGCCGATGTTGTGTATGTGATACTTTTTCATTCTTCCTCGCACAGGATGGGTCCATAGAACCAGACTTCGCGATCCGACCAGTCCCAGCCCAGGGCTTCTACACCGTGTTCAAAGTCCTCCTGGAACGCGGCAATGATCTCAGACTTTTCCTCGTCGGTGATGTCACCTTCCACTGCGAACTCCACACGGTCGCCTTCTTCGGCATCAACAAACAGCATGATCTCGCCCAGATTCTCGTCATAGTTGTCCGGATCGAAATCGTCTTCTTCCTCATCCACATAGCCCACATAGGCGTCAAATCGATTGACCAGGGTGATCTTTTTGTCTCCTCGGTAGAAATCGATGCGTTCTACAGCAGACTCTGGGTTTACAGGACTATACTTGATCATATACTTCCTCCGCTAGATATCTTTTGAGTTCTTTGTCAGTGGGCTCAATTTGATAGTTCTGTTTAAAAAAGATCTCATAACTATCAGAACCATATTTGCCGATACCATACAGCATTGTAGCATCATCACCGTCCCAAGTCAAGAAGTCTTCGGTCATCCGTTTCAGCCTATTGTATCGAACATTGACCATGCCCAAAGGCCAGATCACATTTTTGACTTCATCTTCAGTAGCCAGCGAGAACCCATGAGGTGTGCGCCATTTGCTCATGAATACAGGGAACACCGATTTCACGGGCTTGCGTCCGGTCTGGTTCAACATGATAACTGCTACCATGTGCTGCCAGGCACCGTTCAAGGTAAACCCAGAAGGCAGTTGTTGCTGCACCATGAGATCATCACGTAGAGGTTGGGTCACCGGCTTGCTCTCTGGTGTGATATGGCCCCCGATAGTCATAACGCTCCAATAGGATCAATTTGGGTTGATGCACTGTTTTCCATTGTCGTCCTTGTCGGACTGCGTACCATCCTGCTGCAAACCAACTCTTGCTTTTGGCAGTTTTTGTAAACAACGGCACGTTGAGTTTGGCATTCCAGACTTCGTTGAAATGTTGCCCCTGCACTTCGTAGCCATAGATACCTTTAGGCAGTTTGGTCACAGACCGCGGTGGGGACTCAAATTCGATGTTGATGCGCCTGCGTACCATGGGTATGGTTTTGAACTTCTGTACTTGGTTATTGATTTTGACTGAATAACCATCGCCGCCGGCTTCTATGTTTCCGATTTTGCGATCATCCTGTTTCAATATCCAGTATTGATTGGGTATCACTGGTTTAGCTATGATCATCAAGCACTCCTTGGTAAGTGGTGTTAAGCCAGCTAGCGTATTGATCCGCGGTATCACTGATCTTGGTCAGTTCGTGCCGGCCGCAGAATCGCATGAATCTCACGCCGACCTGGCCAACATCTCTATGACTGATTTGATCTCGTATGGCCGCGTCTACGTAATCTTTTACCTCTGCAGGCTGGGAACGCAGATCGATCAATTGTCGATTACGCTGATAGTCATCCAACACTCTGTGTTCTGTTCCGTTGTGATCAGTCCAGCGTTGTAGCATGAGATTGTTCCAGGCATAACCTTTGTTGGTTCTATCTTGGAAGGCTTCTTCGAGACCCACCTTGTTCCGGGTGCCTTTGGTCCTCACACCTGGGTACGCTGAAAAAACATTGTCCGAGGCATCACCACGCATGCATTTTTCAAACAACAACCATTCCGGATCCGGAATTGTTTTTGCTGCCTTGGTTTTTTTGTCGATTATCTCTCGTCCCTTGGCGTCAAAAATACCGCGCACTGTGATAAGTTCGTCGGTGATACCATTGTATTGGTCAACATTTTCGTTGATCAACTGCACAAAATCAGTGTCGCTGGAAACTATGGTATGATGATCTCGAGGATGTAGCGCGATCCAGCGAGCTATGATGTCATCGGCTTCTGCGGCCGGGTGCCGTATCACAGAACAATTTGTGTGCTCGGCCAGATAAGTCGTGAAACTGTCATATGTGTCCCAGAAAAGGCGGTCTTCCTCCTGTTCGCTTTCGGTCAATGCAGCTCGGGCCGCAGCACGGTTTTTTTTGTAAGGTTCGTAGAAATCCTTGCGCCAGCTGCGTCCTTCCAGGGCAAACACTACATGATCGGGGCCGAACTTGCGGGCCATCTTGTTGATCGCGGTCAATGTGATGTGAAGTGCATAGCCTACTTTTTCCTGTGGATCGCTGGCCCTGAAGGCCACGTGTCTTGCCCGGAAAAACATATTGGCTGTGTCGATCAGGAGATATCGCATGGCTCTACCAAATGGTTGTCTATGCAGTATTGTAACAGATATCTACTCCAAAAGCAATGGGCATCGGCCCCAAAATGCCAACTCTTGGTGTTCACTGTATCGAACCCCTGTGACCTAAGCACATGATTCCAGGTTCCTTGCACGCTATAAGGATCTAGATAGCTGCTGCCCCAGGATTTTGGATAGGATATGGTACCAAAATAGTTGTTGCCATTAAAGAACACATGGCGGATACCCGAACGCTTGAGCCAGCGGTGCAGTTGCCAGATTTCTTGATGCCAAAATCTTTCACGTTCGGACCAATCTACGTTTACCACAAATTCACGATACTGATCTTGTGATTCTGGCGGCACATGGTCCAGACCAGAGGCACCGATTTGATAGTACTGATCCTCAATCAGCCACTCTTCACGTTCCCAGGTACTCCACTGTATGATCACCAAGACATCCGGCCAGGTTTCGGGATTGGATTCTAGCCAAGCGCGACAGGTACGCATGATACGATAATTGCTGCTAGCGGATTCGCTTTGATTGACCAACGCAGCACCCAGCAGCCCGCTCAGTTGGTAGCCCCAACTAACCAGTTCGTTGTCGGGATGTGGTCTACGGCCCAGTTGCCAGAGTGCGCCGTCATCGCAGGCAAATGCATGCGGATTAACTGCTTCGGCAGCAGCGGTGTGGCTACACCCATTTACATACAGGATCATCGAGTTTGAATATAAGGGTCCGTGGCATCTGCAGGAGCTGCTGAGTTCCCACTCCTAAGGTTTTTTTCGATCTCGGCCTGTACCACTCGCTTGCGCAGGCTGCTTGAACTGAAACTGTGATCTCTAGCATTGAATATGCATTCGATTCCTCGGTGCTCACATTCATCTCGACCGCTGAAATGCCTGCCTTTATACTCCACTCCCAACACGCGAACATCCAGGGGCAGGATCAGCAACAGGTCCACGAGATCCTGCTCGGTCTGGTACACTACCACTTCATCCACATAGCGACATGCAGCCAATTGGATTTGGCGTTCCACGATGCTTTGTACTGGCTTATTCTTGGTATCGGGGCGATCGATGGTGGGATCAGTTTGCAGACCAGCAATGAGATAATCACAATGATTCTTGGCTTCGGCCAACATGGCGATGTGTCCGGCATGCAACATGTCAAAGGTAGAAAACGTGATACCGATGCGCTTGCCTTGTGCTTTAAGGTCTTTAATGTGATTGAAAATCACGGATAGATCCTGCTGTATTTCCGCAATTTTCCAATCTTGGCCTGGCGTGCGATTTCTATCTTGACAGGATCCAACAACCGATTGTCTATCATGACATCAATCATGCAGAGCAGATCACCTATTTCTGTCTGTAATCGATCTCGATGTGACACACCATCCGGTGAAGCTTGGTCTATACCAAAGCGAAAAACCTTTGAGATTTCTTTGATAACTTCGGCTGCCTCCTCTTGAGTGATTACCAACACTTCTCTCTGACGCTCAGTTATCACGATACTTCACTCCTGCCATCACCAATGTCGCGACTCTGAACATAGATGCCGCTGCGCCGTATGGCTTCTTCCTGCTCCCAGGTCTCCATGACCACGTGCCGGCACACGTTCTGGAACCAGCGATCCACTATGTCAGCATCGCTGTCCTCCTTGTCTTTCATATAACCGGCCTTGACCAGACGAGCAACGAAAATTTCATTCCAATCCAGTTCAAACGATCCTTGGTGCAAGTTATTGGGATCGAGGTCCATGCTCAGGATGGCTACGTAAGGTTCTCCCCGTTCATTGGCTAGATCTTTCTCGGTTTTTTTTGTTCGTTCTGGTTTGTCTTTAGACTCTGCGAGTTTCACAGGTTTTTTGCGAAATCTATCAAACAGTCCCATTGTGACTCCTTCTCAACATCATGACTAGGCCTTCATGCCGATGCAGCCATCGGCGTTCTGTAATGGGTTCCCCAGGGCCGGTCCACATGGCCTCGGCTCTCACAGCTGGCCCCCAGATCCATCGACCTGTGCGATAACAGCGTCGGGGGCAAAAGCTCCATCGCGACTCAAAACGAGCACGCTGTTCAAAATCCAATGGATCAAAAAGAATCCTGAAAGCACGATCTGCAGTTCTCTGCCAGCCCAGTATCATCGGCCCCAACCATTGCCCCAAAGGTCAACATGCAGTCTTGGGCTGTACCAGTAACCTCGGCGCAACGCTTCGTCGGCCACGTTCAAGCGATTGTCGTCATACACACGCACCACACCGCCCACTGGCATCACAAACACCGGCCCTGCAAATCCACGCAGGCGATATTCGTCTACGGCACGATCCAGCTCGTCAAAATCTTCCCGGCGTTCTACCACGAACTTGAGATAGGTCACACCATGTGTTTCATAGTTCCAGACCACGTCGGGTCGGATAGCATCCTCCCACGCCTCACCGCTCACACTGAGCTTAGGGCTTACAGAGAATGTGATCTCGCCGAACCAAGAATCAAGATACTGTGCAAAGTCTCGATGCAGTTCTTGTGTGCCATTGGTTTCGAACGTGATGTGTCGCAGGCCACGTTGGTGCAAAGCATCAAACAGTTCCGGATAGCCACGCTGCCAACCCAACAAAGGCTCTCCACCCGTGACCACGAGGTGTACCGGGTTTCCATTTGGCTGCTGCCAGTTGCCGTGCGGCAGCGATTCCGCCATGCGGTCGCATAGTTCTGTGGCAGTGTAGTTGGGGGACAAGTGCTTGAAGGCCGGATGCCAGGATGCATAACTGTCACAGCCAGTGTCTACCAAAGGCAATTCTTCAAAGGTCTTGTACAGCTCGATGCGTTTGGCCACTTCGTCTGCTTCGACACTGCGCTCGCCCGGCCGGCAGCCAAACCCCGAACAGGTAAAGTTGCAGCCAAACATGCGTAGAAAGATGCTGGGCACACCCACGTAGCGGCCTTCGCCCTGTGCGGAATAGAATATTTCACTGACCTTGAATTTCATTTTGTTCTCACAAATTTTGAAGTTTTACTACACACGCACCGGGCATCAATGCCACCATGATTCCCAGGGAAAGTCTATCCATTCATCTACATCGGCTTTGTTGATGGTCACAGCCGAAAAGTCCGGAGTGATTCTAGAATCACTTGATTCGTTGTCGTACAGCACTGCCACTCGCACTGAGCGATTCCACGGTACCTTGGCGCCCCAGTCATCGAGGATCCAGTTCAAAGTAGCACCGCTATCATTGATGTCATCCACGATCAGGATTCGCTTGTGATTGCAGGCATCTTCCTGCATCCAAAAATTGCTTTCGCAACCTTCCACCGAATCGCGCAGGCTTACACGGAGTGTGTGCATGGGTATCTGCAGGTACTGGCTCATGAGATTTGCGGGTACCAGGCCACCTCGCGTGATGCCTACGATGTAGTCAGGTAACCAGCTCTGTTGTTGCATCTGGCGCAGGATTTCTTGAACCTGTCCTTCCACGTCTTGCCATGTCAATTTTGTGATTTTCACTGTGTGATCTTTCCACTGTGGCCTTGCCAAAATTCCTCCTGCGTGCAAAATAGAACAGTTCCAGGAATCTCGGAAAGCTCATGTCTTTGTCTTCCGGAAAGTCCATTATATAACAAGCAGGCTGCTGTGTCAAGTCTTCATCGAACGTGAGATATTCCCAGATATTGAATTGGGTATCTAACTGCATCGGATATTGTTTTTTCTGATCGTAGGCTATGAGATAGTGCCTTTGGAAACGCATAGCGTCCTCAAGCAAATCTTTTGGAAGATCATAGCGAGAGGCAAACCGTTCCAGCAGATCAAAAACATGATCGTATTTCTTTTCCACATGCATGTTCAGTATGGTTCGGTGAATGAGGTTCCAACCATGGATTTCAATACCGCCAACATTGGGGTGATGTATGCGCCCCTGGGTCATCCAGTTTGAAAAATACTGGCGTGTTTCTGTTTGTTCACTTTGCCACCATTCATCGTGCTGTAGAAATTCAAACAAATCTTCGTAGAATTCTTGATAATCTATGCCGAGATACTTGTAGACGATACGGCTTAGGATAGTGCTAACACCGTTGATGTGGAAGGTATTGATATACCACGAGAAAATTTCCGCATCCAGCATGGTCTCAAACGGAAGATCTTTGGTGCTGACAATGATGTCGATGCCTTCTTCGATGTGTTCGTTTGAGTAGCTGCCGGAAAAATAATCTGTGACTCTCTGTCCTTTGATCTGGTACAGTTTTTTCTGCAGCAGATTCATTTCAGCATTTTCCAACAGTTGTGCCTGGAACACAGTTAGCCCAGTGTGATTGCCCATGCGGAACAGGCGCCAAAAGTTTTCTTTCCAACTGGTCAAGGTTTCTCCAGGCAGACCCAGGATCAGTTCGGTATAGGTAGGAATGTTGCGCTGTTCGCATAGCTCAAACACTTCTTCCAGCTTGTTCATCTCCATGTTCTTTCTGCGGATGTTCTCAAGCACATCCACATCCAAGCTCTGCACGCTCAGGGTGAGACCCTGGTTGAACCCGGGGGCGTCTAAGAGTTTTTTGACGATGTCCACCACTTCGCGTTTTTGATTCTTGGCCCAGGCCACGCTAAAGGTCTTGGGATAACCATAGCGTTCCTGTATCTCGATGATCTTGTCCGCGATCATGTTGTCACGCTCGGGAAACATGCCGAAGTTGGCATCGGTAATGCTTATGAAACCGCAACGATGCTGCGCCATCCATTCCAGTTCATCAAACACTCGCTCCAGCCCAAAGTGCTTAACCTTGTTGTAGGTGAGGCTGCCCCAGTCGCAGAAGGTACAGGCGAAAGGACAACCACGATTGGTTTCCAGGGTGCCGTTCCATTCTACGTCGGGATTGGCGGCTATGATCTCGTCGAATACTCCGGTGAGATAGGGACTGGGGATTTCGGCCAGGCTTTCGATGCGTTTGGCATCTTCGGTTTTTACAGCCTCGCCATCGCGATTGATCAGGAGCCCAGGCAGGCTCTCCCAATCGCGTGTTTCATATCGTAGCAACACATTACGATATGTGATCTCACCTTCGAAGCAGATGATGAGATCCATGTAGGGTTCCTTGCGGAATATGTCAGGATCCGTGATGGCGGGCTCAGGCCCACCAAATATGATCATGCACTCTGGATTGAGCTCCTTGATGCGGCGTGCCAGGTTGTAGTTGTATTGATGGTTCCACACATAGGTACTGAACGTGCAGATATCATTCTGAGCCAGGCGTTGGGCCAAAGGTTCTATGGCTTCTCGGCGCCAGATCATGTCTGTGCAACGGAAGTTGTCGCGTATCCAAGGATCAGATACGGCATAGCTCCAGATCACACCAGCCGAATAAGGCAGATAGTGTGCGTTGAATTCCTTGGGGCCCTGCTGGAAATTTGGTTGCACCCAGGCTACATTGTAGGTCATGCAGTATTTACACTGCTGGCTGCACCAGTGGATTGGCCAAAATGGCGATGTGGATTTTCAAACTGCACCATCTGATTGTTCACATCATTTTCTTTGAGCTTCTGCCAGGGATCCTGCTTGCCTTCAAAGATGCGTTGGAAAAAAGTGACATCGCCACCCAGCACGTTGCGGATATAGGTAGCCAGTTTGGCACAGTCTCTGTGCCGGAGGTCCATCATGGCTCGGCTGTGGAAATCGTTGGGATCGGCTGGCCTGCCCTCCAGCATGGCGCGATCCAAGAATGTGCGATCTTTGTTGTTGCCGGTGAGATCGAATCGATCGTGCAGCACATTGACCGGTATGCGCTGCCAGATGTCCAGCATGTAGGCCTGTTGGCTCAACCATGCATCCTGTGCCTGATGAGGCGAAATATACCCCAAAAGGTCGTACCATTTGCGAGGTAGGATCGGAAATATTGAATAGGGGTGATCTCTATGTGTATGGAACGCCAAAAGCCGGAATTCGCCATCGTACCGCATGATCTCCGTGTCCCAGCCCTGGGTCTCCATGATGGCGTCGTCGTTCCAGATCACGAACCAACGGGCATCGGAACGTGCAGCCATTTTATTATTGTAGACATTTAACCTTATATAACCCATGGGATCAAACAGCATGGCAGTGTAGTTTACCTTGTGATCTGCCATCCATGGCTGCAAGTGATGCCGGAAATGATGCTGACCCACGTCGTCATCACGATCCAGGGCAAACATGATCTGCACTCTGCTGATATCATCTGCTAGATCTACTATGCTGTGGATGCTGCGATCCAGGGCCACTGTACGACCTCGTGTGGCCAACAAAATGGCTATGTCATATTTGTGAGTTGAGTCAGCCTTCATAGATAGCAGAATTTCCTTCATGTTCAAAAACTTCCGCGGAACGCAGGCGCACACCTTGACCTACTGGATATCGAGCATCATAACTCTTCCTATCGAGTCCGATGTGATGCCATTCTTCGCCGCGCTGATACGTTTCTAATATGTCGTTCATGACATTGTATGCCAGTTCTGCAAACTTTTCGCAGCCTACCGCCTCTACCAGTCTGAGATCACACACACCGCCCTGATCCTGCAGGCCCAGTTCGGCCATCTTGAGGAACATGGGGAGATGAGGATCGTCTTTGGCTATGATCAGGGTGTGATCAAACATGTGATCTGCCCAGTCTTTGAAGGCCTTCAATCCGCCGAAGTCCATAACCCAATTGCGATCATCAAGGGTACTAGACTCAAATACGAGACGGATGCCAATGCTATAACCATGCAATAGGCTGCAATGACTGTGAGTGCTACGCCATTGACGGAAACAGCATGAAAGTCCACGATCTGTGCCATAAGTTTTAGTTGAAACGTACATTGCCATTTTTGTCTCCTATGTTAGCAAGACATGCAGAATTTTTAGAGTGGGATGAATGCCGGAGTCCACTTGACGCATTATTTATCTGTAGGGTTTTTATACTCGGGTTTCTTGTAATTGGCCTGGCCGGGAATCGTAGCTCGCACACCGCCCACAGGATCCTCTACATCGCCTGCACGTCGGGGGATGAGGTGAATGTGTGGATACATCACGGTCTGGCCAGCCTCTGGGCCCATGTTGATGCCGATGTTGAAGGCATCGCAATCACCGCGCCTGACCATGGCAGTGCCGCGGATCAGGGCCATACGGAATGCTTCTGTGATGTTGTCGATGGCATCGTATTCAGGCACGAACAAGAGATGTCCGGGTGTCACAGGATAACGATCTCGGAACACCCGGATACCATTGAGATTGAATTCGAGATCATCCCAAGGTGCCACACCTTCTAGTTGGGCCTGATTTAGGCTGTAGTGTTTGAGAAACTGGTCGCGTGGTTCGGGCATTATCTGGGAGCAAAATCTTGCTGGAGTTTGATGTTGTCGATGAATTCTTTTTTCACCGCAGGGTCTGTGCGGAACGCACCATGTAGCACGGTGGTCTGTGTGAGGCTGGAGTGGGCCATGATGCCGCGATTCTCGCAACAGCCATGCGTGGCCTGGATATACACACCAACATCTTTGCTATCAGTGGCCCGCATGATTTCACGCGCGATGTCATTGCAGAGTTCTTCCTGTAGCGTACCACGCCGGCTGCACCATTGTGCGATGCGTGTGTATTTGCTCAGCCCAATCAGTTTTTCTGCAGCCAGAATGCCAATATAAGCAACGCCAACAACGGGTTGGTGATGATGACTACACATACTGCGAATTTCACTGCGAACCACAAGCATGCCTGTGTAGCGGTCCTCGCTGTCGTTAGGAAACGCTGTGCAGTCGGGTGCTGGTTCATATCTACCCTCCATGATTTCGTTGAAGTACATCTTGGCAAGGCGCCGGGCGGTGCCCTTGCTGTTGGGATCGGTTTCACGATCGATCAAGAGCCGATCCAGCACCAGTTCAAACGCTTCGGTGGCTTCGTCGATGAGCACTTTTTTCATCTCCGGATACACATAGTCCGAGATGTTGTCGCCGGCCCAGAACCGCTTGCCTTGGCTTCGCATGTTCTGCCGGATGGCATCACTGAGGTAAGTGCCTTTGTTTTCTTTTGTCTGTGCGTATTCGTTAAATTTTGCTATCATTCATCGTTCTCCGAGTTAGGGCGGTGGATCGCCATCAATCAATGATCCGGATTTGCCTTAGATCCGGATATGAAACATATTTAGGTCGTTCATCAACACTATCGAGCAATTCTAGTGCTTTGACTGCTTCTTCTATGGTAGGTCGGTAATGATAACCCACTCGAAAAACTTTCTGATCCTGCCACGGTGAGATTTTGAGATTACGGCCATCATATCTCTGCGCCAATATGATCCTGTAAGCATCAACATCATCTAGCAGTATAGCACCACCACGGCCTACATGTAAAGGCTTTCCATGACCAAAACTTAGGCACTGCATCATGCCAGCGCGATACATATCACGTTCGAGCCTACGTGCTGAATCCCATACACGGCTGTTGTGGAATCGATATTCTCCACACCAGTCTTCGTCTACCAAATCATATTTGATACCCAGTTTATGCATCAGCATTGGAATACTGAGATAGGTATGAGCCGTAAAAGATACCCAGTTTGATCGTTCATGCCGCAGACACAGCTCAATGGCATGAGTGCAGCAGTCGGTCATTATGGCATAAGGAGCGCCGGTATAGGCTGCTAATGCTACTTCGAATTCCGAGATCTTATCGAACATACCATGCCCAGGCATGTTGTACCATCTCTTCGAGATCGTACTGTGGCACCCAAGTGGTAGTATTGTTGAACAAGGACGCCGATGCGGTAAGCACAGCAGGATCTCCTGCTCGTATAGCACCCACCCGGATATCCACTGCCTTACCAGTGACTCGTTCGGCCATGGCGATGATCTCTCGATTGCTGGCACCGTTGCTGGTGCCCAGATTGTACACACTGGAAGGTACTGTGCGATCCACCGCCATCACATGTGCTCGAGCGATATCAGCCACATGCACGTAATCACGCACACAGGTACCATCTGGTGTGGCATAGGTGTCACCATAAAGAGTGAAGGGTTTGTTGTCGCGTATGCTTTCTAGCACTCGGGCAATGATGTGTGTGGCATTGGGCTCCTGGCCATGTCGTACCTGAGGATCTGCTCCGCAGGCATTGAAATAACGAAAAGCCACATAGTCGATGCCATAGGCCTGCTGATAGGATCTCAGCATCATCTCTATCATGAGCTTGCTTTCACCGTAGGGACTTACCGGCATGGTGGGATCTTGTTCGCTACAGGGAGTCATCACAGGATTGCCATAAGTGGCGGCCGATGATGAAAAGATCACACGGCTCCGGATGCGATTCTTTACCAAGTAATCCAGCAAGGTCTTGGTCTTGACAAAGTTGTTGCGGAAGTAAAGTTCAGGGTTGGTCACGCTGGGACCAACCAGGCTGGTACCTGCACAATGCACTATGGCCTGCGGGTTTTGATCGCGTATCTGATCCAGCGCATAGGTATTGGCAAAATCTTCTTGCAGGAATCGATCTGCAACTGATCTTAGATGCTGTGGCAAGGGACGTGTGTCTACTGCGATTACTTTGAATCCCTGATCTCTCAAGGCCAGCATGGTCTGGCCGCCGATGTATCCGGCTGCACCTGTGACCAACACGCAGTTTTTCATGCTTACTCCTCGATTTTAATTACGTGGTACTTAGGTGTTGGCACATGGTCTCTGTAGCGATTGCCAGACCGATTCCACTGTTCACCTTGCCCTGTGATGATGTCAACGATGCGATCGATAGTGCCATCGTTCCAATCAGAGATCAGGCCCATGTTGTGATGTGGCTCGTCCAGCAAAAGTTCCAGTTTGGTGAATGCATCATCTATAGACCAAGGAACATAAAGTCGGTTAGGGTCATTAGCAAAAGTCTCAGGGAAAGACCGATAAGCAGGGTATAGAACATTACACCCAAGAGCGTCTGCTTCGCTGACTGTGTTGGAAACCCAATCTTGAAGGGCGCAATTAAAGAGCACGCGAGTATCATTGAGCAGAGCATAGTAATCATTTTTTGTTAGATTGTCGTAGATAGAAAGGGCACCTAGATCGGCCAGTGTGCGGGCTTGATCTACATAGTCGGGATTATTGGATCGCAATGGCCCACCCTGGAAGATAGCGAATTCGATATGATCTCGATGTCGTCCTTGATTACGATACATCTCGATCAGATCCATGAAAAAGCCCGGTTGTTTCTCCTGATCGAATCTGGCAGCAAAGGCTACACGCATCTTTCGATCGGCAAATGGTCGAATCTTTTCACGACCGCCCACGCGCTCCAGCACTTCCTCCTTGCCAAACGCCAAGCCTGAGATGTTGTAGATGGGAGCAGTCCAACCCGCGATACGCATATGGGCTACCATCTCTTCGTTGGTGGCCAGCACTGTCACACCTGGAATCTGATTCACCATCTTTTCATAAGTTGACATCCACGACGCCATGCCCCAAACATGCACGAAATCATCAGGGTCAATGGCTTGAGCAAGACAGCGGACGAAAATGCGAGGCCGGAGATTGGCAGGCACTTGATCAAGAATATAGGGCAAGCTCTCGATACCGGGCTGGAACATGTCTTCGAAGTACACAACATCTTCGCTAGTGACTTCTCCTTGTTGCATGAGTCTCACAAGGTTCATCATCTGGCTCATGGCGAAGTAGCTTCGACCATGCGCGTCTAGGACCTGTCCCACAGAGATCTTCTTGCTGTTGTCAAGATTCAGCCCAGGAACATATCTCACATCTAATCCACGCCGGTCAAATACACACCGGTTCCATTCTGTGAGTTGGAGAGTGTAGCGGGCTTCATAAGACTCCAGCCCCATGTAGTAAAGTCTGCGCATCAACGACTCCTACGGCTGTCTAGAGCCCACATGTCCTTGGCGAACTTGCCTTGCAGGTGCTTGTTAAATTGCTGGTAGGCATAGGATTTCCAGTTGTAGAGATCTGCTTCGTTGAATCTATAACCAAAATCTTGACAGAATCCTAAGAACTGCTCAAGATCATCAAAGATCGCTGTGATTCGAGGGTTGGGTTTGAACGTGGGCTTGCCCATGTCGCTGTCCTTTTAGATGTTGACGGAAAGATTTGGGCGGTGGGTTTCATATCGGATCAGGCAACCATTCTCGCCATCCTCGGAGACCTCTATCCATACCGCCCGGCCTGGATAACGATCTGCTATCTGT